TAAATTGCTATTTAGCGTACCAATTTCCTGTTCCATAGCATAAGCCAATGCGGCACTCGCCGCCTTTGACGTGCTGTTTTGCTGTTGACTCACCACGTCTGTCTTTAACAATAATTTTGTAGCAACCCTGTCTGAAATTTCATCCAATAATGATTGCCCAGTAACAGTCGCTCCTATCGTCCCTAATAACCCACTCGTATCAGTTCCGTCAATCCCAGACAATGTGTCTGCTATATATCCATGAGCAAGAATTTGCCAATTTGTAGTATCCACTTTGGGGTTCACTGTACTATTCGTAACATCTGTTTTTGCTATGTAAGACGAACCGCCAAAATATACAATATCTAAAAACCCATAATTATTGCCAGAAGTCCAATTGCCCACCGGAAACATTAAAATTTTACCTGCTGTAGCCATTTATCTCATCACCTTCCTTTTAAATGTAATTGTAGTCTAAATTTCTTGTTACTCGATTTATGTTAAATTCTAATTGATCTGAATCTGGGTATTCCAGCTCCCTGCTCACAAGGTTAAGAGTAAGCACTGGAATTACTAACCCCGCATATGATGCCGCTTTGTCTGCTTCAATTTTGGCTTGCTCGTAGTAAAATTTGCCATTATCTGTGTCTTCCCCTTGTCTGCTGTTTGTACCACCACGGGCATAACTTTCGGATAATTTTGCACTAGTAGCCGCCTCATTTTCAACATCCGACATATATTCTTGGATTGATGTCATTAGGTTTTGTAGATCTGTGCTCATTTGATTAAATTCGGTCTCATATGTAGCCATTTGAGTATTAACACTTGCAATTAAGGCTTCAGCTTCTTCTTTTGTAGTGGTGATATCTGCAAGAATCTCAGGAATCGTTGAAGCTTCCGCAATGATATGAGAGAGTACATCAAAATCATCACTTTCAATCAGACCTAAATAATTAGTCAATGATTTCGTGATGTCCAAATTCTGAGGCATTGTACTTACCGTAATCATAGAGCCGGGTTCTTGAAGTATAAATTCATAAGTTACATTCCCGACTTTAGACAACATGTTATTCGTAAAAGTAAGAACGGGGCAACCTTCGACCCACGGATCGTCAAGCCATTTATCTACATAAGGCTCGGCTTCACCTTCTGCCCACATACGAATGCGCACAAGAGTTTCGTCTGTCATATTTTGATACAATGAACCGTTGTCTGTAAAGACCAGCTTATATTGTCGTGATAGATTATCGTACTGCTTGGAAAGCAAATACATATAATCCCTTGGCTTAGAAATATCAGCTTTCATTATTGGTAAAACACCCATTTTATCGCCTCCTTCTTTAATTTTTTGTATTAAAATAAGCCGACAGGATTAACCCATCGGCGTTACCGTTTAAGCTATTTAATTGTTCTTATGACCAGTTGAGAAATTTAACAAACAGAACGTGAAAATCATGAAATCTTCCTTGTTCCAATAAAAGTTCACTCTTTACTTTGAATGCTTCATAGTATGCATTTATATCTGATAGGTCTACATCTATGGAAACATCGCCGTCGTGATTTATACTTTCTTTTTGTTTCATTATTTGCTCTCCTTTACGTCTATGGCAATAAAAAATCTATTGCATCAATATCAATTCCTTTTTCGTCTGGGAATGAATCGCACGCTTCCTGAGATAGAGCATATGGCTCAATTTCACACTCCATCAATAATAATTCATTCATTTCTTTTCCGAAATCATCAGCGCTTTTATTCTCTTTAAGGTTGAATTTTATTTTATCGTCGACCATTGTGATATATTTTCCACCTTCATCTTTATAACAATACTCGTCATATAAATCGTTTCGTAATCCTACAAACAATTCATAGTCACTGGCGAGAGATTTGATGTTCTTGTTGCACCAATACTTGACCTTAAATCCTACATCTAATGATTTAATATATATTAGTGTGTTTACTGCATCGAAAACCTGACTGTAAATTAATTCCAAATTTTTATTTCCTCCATAATTTCATTATAGTTAGTTGTTAAAAACGCAATTATAATAAGAAAAAGTTGCGTTTTTCGCAACTCTGTAATTTTAAATAAGCCCTTATTTACTTGTGTTCTTGCTAATTTATCCTGTTCTTTATATCTTTTATCTTATCTTTTATTTTCTAATAATTCACGCCATCCTGTTTCATCAAAATATCTACACACGTCTATATCTGGTGACTTGCCGTTAATATAAATATATGGATTTAGTATGTAGACTTTTGTCTTTTTGCCATCATTAATGTTTCCTGTCGTGAATTCACCAATAACTCCTTTTGCAACTAGAGAATTTACTATTCTTGTGATTCTAGTGTAATCAATTTCTAATTGCTCGGAAATGTCACGAAGTGTCATGGCTCTCATACTTTTTCCATGTCCAATTCTTAGAACGCAATCCTCATATGATACAAATTTACATATAGCTACGGTCACCATGAATTCTTTTGGTGGTAAATTCTTTGATAAAATAAAAGCCGTATCTGTAAATAATTTCACAAATGACTCCCCTTTATTAAAATTTGCGACATGAGAATTAAGATATTCCCGTCTTTTTAACTCTGACGTACTCAAATTTGTATCTTCAATAGAAGTGCAACCTGAAGTCTCACATATTATTTCACCCGTTTCTTTTACCGTGTGGATCACATCATATCCGTTTATTCTAGTTTTCATTTAGTTGTCTCCTTATTTTTTTATATAAGGGCTTCAATTGCCTTCCTTAATCCATCTTTTGCTTCGAAAACAAAGACACATCTTGTAAAATCAGTTGTACCGTCTTCTTGTTTTTGTGGTTTTACATCAACAATCTTGAAGCCCATTCTTAATAATTTTCTGGCGATAGATGCTTTAATTACAATTTGGTTCTTTTCAGTCAAAATCACCATTCCCTTCTTGTTCTATTTTTGTGCAACAAAAAAGAGCAGGAGATTAGTCCTGCTCAGAAAAATTACATCTCTATATCCATTTCATACGCTTGGCAGATATTATTACCATAATCATATTTACTTAAATCCCTATGTGCTTCGTTAGTTTGATCATGATTATAATTCTTCTCAAATAGAATCTGTGACTCAAACGGATCGAGTTTAACTACAATTGCTTTTATGTATTTATTTGAAGGAGAAGCATTAGATAATACTTTTACCATTATGCCGTCACCTCGCTAATTTTATTTTTGAAATCTGAATCATATTTATAGTATTCATCAATATATTTAGTGAGATACCGGTATAAAAAATCTTGACCTTTGGCGGTTACTCTAGTTATTGCAATTTGATATTTTCTTCCACCTTTAACCACATATGTATAACTTTTTACTTCAAAATAATCTTGATTAGAATAGTAAGAAGCAGGAGAGTTATCTTGATTAAAAACATTCATGTCACGAAGAAACTGCATCATCTTATTTCTCTTTGTTTTTAATTTCTTTGCGGCTTGGTTCAACGAAGACGTTCCATCATTGTCAATATATAAGTCAAACTGTTCTGCCTTTGGTTTCATTATTTCATTTTCTTTTGCAAGGTTGGCTGACAATAATAGTGCTTCAGACAAAGTGGTGGGAATCTTAAAATTATCTATATCCACTTCCTTTGGTTTAATAAAGGCTTGTGCGAGCACATCTTTTGCTTTTAGCTGATAATGCATAAGCTTTTTTACCAGTTCTGGTGATTCTTCTTGCATTTTAGGCGTTATAGAAATTTTTGCCAACCAAAGAGGTAGAAAGTCTAATTCCAAACACGAAATCTCTTGATATCCTCCATTTGTTGGGAGGATTAAATTTCGTCCCCCTTGAAGAAGAACCAAATCCTTCTTCATTTTAGATTTTTCGTTCTTTGTTTGACCCTCAGATAGACCTATTCCATCACACACCCATGTTATGCCCACATAAATTTTACCCGTAGAGTTATCTTGTGCGCACATAATTGCATCGCCATAAAAATTAACTTCTCTCGTTACTAATTCATTTTTCATCATACTATTCCTTTCATATTATATGTATTTGACATCACAGAATAGAAAGGGTATAATTTAAACAGATATAGCTTGCCTATATTGTCGTTGACAGCCTTAACTACTTTGGACGGTGGTAGGCTGTCTTTTTTATTCTTCAAGCTCTTTTAAATTTATTACGCCATCAGAATACGCTTGCATCAATATTTCAAGCACTTCATTCATATCTAGTTCGCTTCTAGTACACGCAATCTTGAATTCCTTCTTTACTTCTGGTAGAAGAGTGAAGTTATATCGTTTACGCTTACTAGATACATATGTTGGTTCATCTGTCATACAATCACACCTTTCATACATCATATAGCTAATATACATCACATGATGTACGAAGTCAATAGCGTAATGGAAAAATATTCAATTTATTATACACGTCTCTTCGTGCAGATGCTATAATAAAATAAAATAACAAAAGCGGAGGCATGAGTATGAAAAATCAGCCATTAGTAGATGAATTAATTGAATTAGGAATTTATGATGTTGTCGATTATGACAACGAATACGAGCAAAATCAAGAGTTTATGACTACCACTGATTCAAATAACAAAATCAGGAAAGTCGAAGATAATAAAATATCAGACGAAGAAATTAAACTTCTTTTGTCTGCTAAACAAACCAGATATTTAAAAAGAATAGCCTCTATGGTCACAATTCTTGCAGTGGTGACAATATTAGGAGCGTGTTATTGGGCGTATATGTATTTCAAGATTAAATCGATGTTTTAATGCAAAAAGAGCCAGTCTACTTAACGTAGGTGGCTCTTGTGTTTCATTGCTAAGCGTCAATATATTGTAAAAGCACCCAATTTCTTGAGTGCTTTTACGGACCAGTGAACACAGACATAAACTGGTCGAGATAAGTTTATGCGGTTCAATAAAATAATACGTCCATTGAAGCATCTTGCTTCGTTGAATGTATTATATCTTAAATATATGCCTTTGTCAACACTTTTATTCACTTTCTTTGTTTTGCTGACAGCTTAATTGTAATTCTAATTCTTTAACCTTGCTTTTTAAATCTTTTATAATTGTATCTTTATCATTAAGTCTTTCTTTTAATTTTACATTGTTCTTAATTTCATTTGAGTAGTTGACGTTTATCGTAGGAAAGCAAACCGAGAATAATTGATTTTGTATTGAATGTAAAACTTCTGTATCCTCAATTTTAACATCCAATTCAGAAATCCTTCCAGCAGATAAAAATTTAGCATCATTAATCATTAGTACGCAATCTTTTGAAAACCCCTCTTTCTCATATGCCGTCCTATTCTTTTTTGATTTATTAGGATTTTTTGTAGGATGATAGCAATCATAAACCCACCCGGCGCCAGAAGTTATTGGTATAAATAATATTTTTCCTTCTTTTTTACTAATGCACAACCCGTAATGATAATATGCTAATTCACCATTATATGCTTTCCCATAATCTAAATAACAGACTTGACCAATATCTATTTTTACCTCTTTTTTATCCTTATTAAGATATTTGGTAAACGAGTATTTTTGAAGCCAAGTTGAGTCACTTTTAATTATTGAAGCAGACTCGTAGGCATTAAGTTGTTTTATTCCTTTAATATAATTGCCTACAAATTGTATCGCACCTAATAAAATTTCAGGAGCAATTTTACTTCTCGTGCCTTTGTTTTTTGCACAATTTTTCGTGTAGCAAGAAATATCCTTTATATCACCCCAATGCATCGAGGTTGTATCAATTTTTTCATTAACACTCATACTCCCATTCCCCTATCATAAGTAATCTCTATATAATTATATACCATAATTTTCCATATTTCTACAGGAACGTAGGTTCTTATGATAGGAGAGTATGACTAACAAAAACGTTTAAAAGATTTTACCAATTATTTGGCACAAGTAATCTATTTCTTCTTTAATCTCTTTGCATTTCCTTTCCCTCTGAGTATCCTTTTCCATTTTATCCATTTTTTCATTAAGATCTATCATTTCTTGCTTAATTGACATATTAACTCCTTTCAATTTACAATAAAAGAGAGTAGAACTTAATCTACTCTCTAAATAATTATGGTCTTACGAAATTAGCAGAACAGCCAATTATTTGAATATACTGTCCATCTCTAACCGTAACCTCTCTTGGTGTTTTAAAAACAAATATTCTCTGTTCCATATTGTGGCCTTGGGTAGATTCATCTTTACTTGACGGAATAGAATTAAAAACTCTGCACTCCGCTCTGGTGTTGTTGGGGTCTATTCGGGTTATAGTATAATCACCTGCTTTAATATCTTTGCCAACTAAAAATACCCCTTCTTTACTAATATCCAGTTGTTCTGCTTCCGTCACTGGGACATATACTCCTGGATTCACATCATCTCCTTTGTGGAGTTTAATGTAATTAAAATTACTCATATCACTGTAAGAACCTTTAATGATTATATCGTTAGCGAGAACCTCTGGGTAGAATACATATTCTCCAGCGGGAATATTACCGCTGTCAACCCATTTTCCAGACGTGTCAAACGTATATTTTTTATTTGATGTTGATACGGTTGTATCGTTTGATTGCACCCATTCGCCAGATTCGTTTACAAGATATCCATCGGGAGTAGTTGTATTGCTTAACATATATCCTCCTTCATTAAAATAGTACCACTTGCCGTTTACTTCTTTCCATGATTTTTTTACGTATGAACCATTATCATTCTGATACCACCATCCAACATCATCCTGTTTCCATTCACTCGCAAAAGAGGTTATGCAAAGTGCTGTTGAAAATGCTAACACCAAGGCTAATATTTTTTTCATCATCTCACTCCTTTTATAAAATAGTATTATAGTTTATGAATTTATTATAATACTACCCATAAAAATAGTCAATTATTCTTAACCGCCCAGAGCCTTAAGTCTATCGTCAAACCACTTCATAGTCTCTGTGAGAGTCCACGTCTCACCTCCCCACCATGAGTCCCCAGTGATTCTAATATCGGTAGCGTATACCTTTTCACCGCTAACAGCAAAGACGTAATTATTTATGGCAGTTGGACTTCCTCCGCTAAATCCACCCCACAGTGCAAACCGATTCGAAGCAGTGCTTGCAGACATTCCAGAGTATTGATCTGTAGACATAAATAATGCACGATCAGTATACGTGGTATAAAAATCTCCCATGTACACCTCATTATCGCTCACATAGAAAAACCCGTTACCAATACTAATTCTTCCACCAGTGATATATGTACTAGAATTTCCGGTTAATCCGGTTGCCCCAATACTCCAACCACCAATGGTACCAGATGTTGCAGTAATTACGCCTGATATATTGGCGTTTGAAGCGTATAAGTATCCTTGGTTCGTCACTCTAAACGGTGCGATAGCTGAATTGCTGTTACCCGCCCAATAAGCGATTGCTCCTGTAGTAGCATCAGAACTCATACCTACATTACCAGAGTATAATCTATTTGTAGTAATAGTCCAGTTAGCAATATGTCCTTCATCAATTTCTGCACGACCTTTGAATACCAACTTGTTTGTGACGGCATCTATATAGAAGAGTTTCGTTCCATTTTTAGAAATGTTCAAGATATTAGCAGGATCATCAGGATTAATCTGTACTCGGAATCCATTAGTTGCGGAAGCCACAAACCCGTTTTGGTCAAGTGTGAGAGTATTATTCTTGTTTTGGATTGAAAGAGATTCTCCGAAGAACATATCTCCAGCAATCACGTCAGCAGCGACAGCATAGAATTCCTTTGTTACACCACCTACGGTCTTATATACTTTGCCTATTGCAACCTTTGGAGTCTTTAGATTTGTTCCATCTGGTTCTTCAAATAATAGTATCTGTCTGTTGGTAATCCAAAGTTTTTCTGGTGCAAATTTACTTTGTTCTGGTAAATACTTTCTGAATAAAAGTCCTGCGTCACTTAAATCGGTAACAATGTTATTCGCATTACTCTGAATCTGCTGTAAACTCAAGTCAAGAATTTCTTTCTTAGTGGCATTGTAAGCAACGGTTGCCTGTTCACTGGCCTGATTCCACCCTGAAGTTTTATAATCGAGAGTGGTGCTAGACCTATTTACCATGTTTTTGATGGTTTCAAACTCAAAGAAACCGTCTTCCAAACTTGTTTTAGAGCTGAAAGTGAGAGAGAAGTTCTTAAAGTTATCCCAATCCAATTCCATCTTTAATAGTCTAGCTGAGAAGAAAGCTGTATCTGAATACTTAATCCTCACAATATCACCTAATTCAAGCTGTTCTGTCCAGTCTTTATAATTGAATAGTACAGGAAAATTCACAGCGTCGACAGTCATTTCAAACTGTGGGAAACACACTCTCGACAACTCACTCATGCCATGTTCGTACAAATCTTTCTTCATAGCAAGAACTTCTGTATCGGTCATTATATCGGTTGCAATATATGAGTCATCACATAGTTTGTCCTCACGAATAAATGGTTGCAATTCTATATATAAATCTTCACCAAGGACAGACTTAATGTCTACGGTATAAGAGCGTATTTCGGTCTGCTTCGCCGTAATCTGTGTATTCTTAGCTGTAATTTGTGATTGTCTTACAATGATTTCAGCAGTTACTTGATTCCAAAGAGTATTATTCGTAGTATATGCTTGCGCAGAAGTAGGGTCATTCCCCATTTTATCTGTATACAAAGACATATTACTCAAATATATTTTCTCTTTACTCTTTAGTCCCACAAGTCCATACTGCGTCCAATCTGTACTGGATTCGTTGGCGGGCATTTTATTGTTTAGATTATATAATTCTTCGTACAGAGTGTTTAGTTGAGAGAGAGCAGTGGATATCAATACTCCATTGGTTTCCATTAACTGATAATATTCTTCTAGTTTGGTTTTGAGTTCTATACTCATATCTTCATAGAAGTAACTAAAATTTGTTATGTAGCCATTACTGCTTGCATTAACTCCTGCAATAGATAGTGGAGTGCCACTGGCATCGTTTCCACCTGTGACATATAACATAGTTTTAATGTCATCTTCATTCCAGGAGATATCCAATTGTTTTAACAAGTTACGGAATGATAACACAACTGGAACGGTCTTACCGAAGTTTTCCAGCTTATACGCTGACACAGATCTATCATTGCTGTCAAAGGTAAATATACATTCAAACGCAGTAGCTACGTCTTCGGTAAGAAATTTATATGAAGATATACTATCATTACTAAAACTTCTACGTCCTTTGGATATAGCGTCGTCTATATGCTTGAATGTCCACCCCGGATTCTTAGCCATAAATATATGAGCAATGCTATGAGCGGTATCAGCAGCATCATAAAGTGCGTATCTATCTAATCCACCTTGTTCATCGTCTTCGGTGCCCATAGACCCAAAAGAGGTTAGTAGGGTTTGAGTTAATTCTGTCACAAGGTCATATCCTGTAACTTCAATGAGTGGATTCACGCCATCATCTGTACGTTTTATATCTGTTATTCTGAACCAACCTGCATTGTTTACTTTGAAATATTTACCGATTGAAACCTTACTATATCCAAGATTTTCCTGAGATCCATTATACTTATACATTTGAAACTTGAAACTAGATATCCCGTTTACGTACAATGACGCCTTCATATGTAACACATTGAGCTTACAAATTATTTTCTTATTGGGGTATGATAAATATACTTTTGCTGGATCGATATTATTATAAGCGTTAAAAGTAAATTTCATAGGAAGTTTATCACCAACTTTCTGTACTCACGATACTTAATTAAAACAGTACACTTTAAGTTAAACGTGAGAGTATTTTCTTCGTCATAGAGTCTTGGGCATATTAAATTTGAATCACTCATTATGTCATGCGCCGTACGACTAGTTGTAATATTTTCATCTTTAATGGTGATTATTTCACCCACTTGCAAGTTGCTAATTTCAGTTTTATATGCACTATCGGTTTCGGCTGAATTTGTAATTGTGAGTTTTCCTGCTTCTTGCGTGGTAATTTGCAACTCTGGATATATCTCTAATTCCTCATCGTTGTTTACATATATACTTATTGTTTTAACTGTATCGGTAATGGAATATGTGTTTTCATATTCGTCAGAGAATGCGACAGGAGAGGAAGTTTGTACTGTATATTGGATTCCTTTTACTTCCATAACAGTCCACGTCTGAGGGTTATAGAATTTTGCTCTTACCCATGCATCGCCAAATCTTTCATCATGAATAAACAGCCACTCATAATCTCCACGATTACAGAATGCTTTGCTCATAGCACGTTCCTGTTCGGCTGAAATGTCCGAACCATCTTTGTTAATTACTTGTAACGTGAACTCCATTGGCTCTTTGTAACTCTGCGATATTTTCTGATACTCAATTGCTTGTGCTGCTTTATCTGTTACAATCTCAGAAACTTGCCCTTTATTGAAACGACTTGATGTTGACTCAAGACTTACAGCCATAACTCCAAATTCATCGCTACACCAGTTGCCAAATGTAAATGAACCTCTATACATATTTTTCACTTCCTTTCTTCGTTTAATAGAAAAAGACCGTATGGCGATGAAGCCATACGATCCTAAATTATCTTTGTGTTCCTTTTGTTTTGTAGGCGCTATTCATTTGATCTACAATTTTGCTAGGGATTCCATTAACTAAATCAGTTACGTAGTCTTTCATAGTACTGTCTAATCCACCTTCAATTGTTACTAGTGGACTTGTGATGTTGAGTGCGACACCATTGTTGTTAGGCATAATTTTAGTGGTATCGAGTGTTGGTAAATTTGACATAAGTGCATTTGCGATGTGTCTGGTCGGATCATTAGCCATATCATATAATGTCTTTGTCATTCCAGAATTGAATACCGTTTCCCCACCTTTAAACTGCATGAGAGTACCAGTGTTGTCTCTAATAAGTTCGCTACCAACCCCCTCTTCGTCCATATAAGCTAATCCTGACTTTGCAGAAATAGTTCCACTTTTGTATCCCACTGTAATATTTCTGCGTTTCACCTCATCATAAGATAAAGTATTTCCGTCCCATACGCCATCATCATTTACGTAATAATATCCACTACCATTTTTAGCCTTTATAGCCATGTCAGTAGCCATAGTGCCATCAGATTTTAAATAGTACTGCTTGCCATCTTTACTATTTCGCCATGTGGATTTAACCATCTGACCGTTTTCTGGCTCAAAGTATCTCCAATCACCAGAACTTTCGTCCCAACCAGTTTTCATGTAACCATCTTCGTTGAAACTATATTGCTTGCCTCCAATGGTATATGTACCATCAGACACATAGTCGTCATTAGATGAGCCATACCACCAGCCTTTAGATGTCTTCTGCCATGTGCCACTACCCGTGACATCTTCAAATCCAGAACCGGACAATCCACCGGAAGCTCCTCCCATCATACTTACCAACTCGGTAAGACTTGACAAATCAATACTCGCAATATCAATGTTGATTTGAGCAATGGCATCACTAACAGCAGACTGGAATGTATCGACTGCGCTACTTGCGGATTCCCATGGAGACGTGAGATCAGATGTGGTTGCTAAGTTATAATCCTCTCCATATTTTGTGAGTGTTTTATAAACTGTGCTATAATTATTCTTTACATCGGAGAGATAGTCAGAGATTACCTTTTGCTGTTTGTCATAATTATTTTTCAACTCATCTAATTCAGCCTTCTTAGCATTTGAATAGTTTTCTGTTTCTTTGTCCAGCGCCTTAACTTGTTGGTCATAAACATTGTCTGCCTGTTCTTTTGCTAATTCGTCCTTCGCATCTTTTAATTGCTTTTCTAACTGTAGTCTTTGAGCAATATCCTGTCTATTTGTTGAATTAGATAATTCATTTATTTTTGCCTGTAAATTATTAATACCTGTCTGCTTCTTGCTAATACTATCGAGATAATCCTGATATCCTTTTTCTACCTCCCATGCCTTTTTCGTTGTATCAGCAAGTTTATTCATATCATCAATCTGTGCCTGTATCGCATCATATCTAAACTGTAAAATGGCAGATTCGGCTTCTTTGGTGGCTTTGACGGCTGCCAATTGCGCACTCGTATATTCATTTAGCTTATCATTATATTCAGACTGTGTGAGTGAGCCATTTTCATACATTTCGTTAACAGCTTCAATGGCGTTTGCATATTCAGCCGCTTGCTGTTTTGCATTGGCATATTGCTGACCATACAAAGCAATCTGAGCCAAACCCTTAGAAGTAATCATGCTGTCTTGCATTAATCCATCAGAACCCATGACATCAATCATAGCGCTTACACTGTTGTTGATCCGGTCTATTGTGTTGACAAAGTCTTTAATGCCGTCAAAAGATAAATTAATCATGGCCTGACGGAAATCGTTCATTGATGAAACCGTGTCGTTCATCTCTGAATTAATGTTAATCAGTTCCTCACGATATTTACGCCATTCGTCCGTGCCTGTTTTAATTGCACCAGAACTTACAGCCTTTGAGAGCTCTTTGCTTAATGAGTTATATTCGCTTTCGAGCTGATTGTAAATACCTTTTTGCTGACTGATTAAATTCTCGTAATCTGTGTTTGATATTTCTTGTCCGAGTTTTTTCTGTAAATCAAGAAGACTCTTACTAAAGGAAGAATACTTTTCAGACAGAGACACTAAACTTTCAAAGTCATTAATTATGTTATCTAACCTGGATTTTGCCAATTCTTGCATTGACTTCTTGGTTTCATCGATTTTCTTACGAACATCTTCGGCCTTGTTGTACCATTCCTGATAATTTTTGATATTATTGGAAACCGTTTCGTCGGTTATCGTTTCAATCTCCATCGTACCGTTTTTAATTTTATCTATGTACGATTCGGGCAAGCCTAACGACTTTGCTTTTTCATTATATGAATCCATTATAGCTTCTAAAGCAGTAACCTTATTAGCCATTTCATCAATAGCAGTGTCTGTCAAAGTATTCTTTGACTTATAATTCGAAGCGTCAGCAATTCTATCTTGGAGATTTTTAACCTTCTCATCTGCACGATCTATAAGAATTTCTATCCAATCAATCTCATCCTTAAAAGCTTCTTTATCCTTTTTTCCAGATCCAGATGCCTTATTTGTCTTCGTTCCACCAGAATATGATGCATTTACATTTGTACCTTTGCCTTTGTAACCTCTGGCGGACTTTATGGCGTTATCTACTTCTTTTTGAGCTTCTGTTTTTGCCGCATCTAGCTTTTTGTTGTACTCACTGAGTTGTTTTGCTTGTTCCGCAGCCTGACCAAGTTGACCAGGATTGAAACCTCCAGACAACAAACTTTCTCTATTAGTCTTTTGAGTTTCTGCATCAAAAATTTGACCAGACTTAAGTTTGTTGTAGTTTTGGAGAGCAGTACTGGCGGTTCCAATTACTCCAATTAAAGATATTACGTTTTCAATATCCCCACTAGTATCAAGCGTAGTTCCATTTACGTTTGCCTTTTCCAAAGCAAGTCCAGCAATTGCAACCTTTGCAACGTCACTTTGAGTGGCTTCATCAATTAGCTTAGGAATCTCACTTGCGGTAGCATTTGTGAGTGCATCACTCATATCTACAGTATAAGCCTTTTCTGCGGATAGTCTTTCTTGTGTAACTGCGAGTCTATTTGAAACTACTTCATCTGCATTTGCAACGCCCATATTCTTGAGCATAGCCGTGGTTAGTCCAGCGTTATCTTCCGTAAGCCCCTCTAATGCCTCAGAGTTATCGAGCCATTCAGTAACAAGATCGTTGAATGCTGATTGCGCCCCTTTAACATCTTTTGGTGAAGAAGATATCTTTTCAATGAAGTTTGCGTAGGAATCACCAAGTTCGCCAAATGCCTTTTTAAAATTGCCATCATCTAAAAGCGAATAATCAAAAGGATTTTTGCCTTGCATACTATTCATTATTTTGTCAAGGGACTCAAAACCCGTTGATAATGAATTAATATTGGCAATGAGTTCTTGTTTTGATATGGGAGCGAAAGCATTATTTCCAGACTCAGCAACCTTACCTTGAATAATATCTAGTCGTTGAAGAACCGTAATCACACCTTCAACGTTTAATCCGTATTTTTTAGCATACTCGACAAGCTTGTCAAAGTTGTCGGTTTTGCCGTCATCAGCCATTGCAAGCAAATCTTCTTCAGAGAGACCACGCAAGTCGCTTGTAAGACTTTTTAGGTTATCCCGATTTGACTTAATACCGTCTTCAAAATCATATATACTAGTATCTGCTTTACTAAAAACATCTGTGACGATAGCACCATATCGACCCCAATCATTACTAGTAAGGTCTATAGATTTTTTTACACCATCAAGATCTTTTTTAGCAGTTGATATTTTTGATTCGTCACCAGACGCAAGAGCTTCGTTAAATTTTTCTACTGCTATTTTTGCATCATTATATCCATTTGCTAAATTCTTATTGTCACTTGCTTGAAGTTCGGCATCTAAGCGTGCTTTGTATTTTTCCCCAAATTCATCAATAGTTTTTTTTGCCTTATTTAACTCTGGGCTTGTGGCTCCTAATATTGTAGAAATAAGAGGATCATTCTTACCGTATTTTTCTTGGAGCGCTGTTACGGCATTCATAAAATCATTAATTTGTTTATATGCAGTAGTGGGATCTGCGGTAAGTCTAATAGTAAATGCTCCCGTAGACTCCTCCGTATCCGTCTTAAGCCCAAGCTGTTTTGCTATATCTAAAACATCTTTACCTTGGTCGGTATACATACTAACATCTCTGCCAAAAATGTTGTAGGACTTCTGAGATGTCATTTGATTTTCTGCATCTTCCAAACCCTTAGTATTTTCATTTAAGAATTTCTGTGCAGAAACCTTGTTTAGCTGTCTTATAGCTTCTGTTTGATCTTTGTAGGCATCTGTTACTAGATTAAGTTTTCCATGCTCCTCACCATATTTTTCATTTAAGTCTTTCTGTATGGCAAGTAGCTCTTGCTTAATTTGTTTTTGTCGTTCCTCTGTAGCATTCGTGTTTAATAATTCGTCATGTAGTTTTTTATATTTGGAAGCAGATTCCTCTATAGCATTAGATGAATCTGTAAAGATATTAGTTGCCTCGGTTGTTTTTTGGCGCATATCTTCTACAGACTGCTTATACGCGTTCCACGCAGCCATTCCAGCAGTAACAGCCATTCCAACCATCATCAATGGATTCGCCATCATTGTAGCCCATAAACCCTTTAGCGCAGTACTAAGCCCAAGAGTGGACACCTTTGCTGTGGTTTGTGCAGTTGTAAGTGTTCCCGTGGAAATTGCAGCCTTAATTTCTTCGGCAGAAACTCCAGCTGTTGTCAAAGCCATAATTTTTTGTTCTTTGCTTAATGCAGATTGAGAAACTATATTGATTTTGGTTTGAGTATCTACTGTTTTTAAAATTGCAGCAAGAGAAGAGTAGCTTGATGCTCCAGTAGAAACAGCTGAGTTTAACTCATTTAAGGCTGTAACCGCTGTCCCCGCGGATTTTAAATCTTGAAAATTCTCAACAAATGCACCAAGTCCAATTGCACCCATTGCTGCGGGGAATAATCCAATTGTTTGAACTATTGATTGCAGGATATTATTAAGTTCTGATCCAGAATCAATTAAAGATTTTAGAAAATCAGAATTTACTACGGTCTGAGATAGTGACTGAAATGATGCAATATATTGTTGTGTTTTTGCCTCAAGAGAATCCATCCATCTGGCCTGTTCCTGATAGGCACTACCCTCTGAATTAATAGATGCCTGAAGCGCTTTATCTACCTGTCCAGATTCAAATGACTGGATAAGAGCAGCAACCTGATTTCCCCTCTGTTTACCTGCCACGATTTCGAGAAGATCTGCTTGATCAGTTTGAGAAATCTGTGACCAAACCTTAGATATTCCCTTTAAAATTTCATATGTAGACTTAAAATTACCCGAATCATCAAAAATGTTTACCGTTCCGCCAGTACGATTGAGTATCTGTGTTTGAATCTTTGAAATAGAGTCAACATTTTCGTATTCTTCACCTAAGTCTTCTAGCTCACCCTTCATTCCACGCACACGCATTGAGAGAACTTTTAGTGCATTTCCCATTTCAGATGCGTTTTGAATAATTTCAGTACCACCAGTAAGCATTGCAAGTGATTGGTTTATATCGTTACCAGCAAGTTTTAATGCAGATGCAGAGTTTTTCAACCCTTCACCTAGAGATGCTGAATCAGTTGCAAACTTATTTCCAAGTTCATTCAACGAATCAACAATTGTAATACTATCAGATGCCTGAATATTAAAAGCCTTCATTGCCGTAACAAGGTCAGAAACAGCAGTGTTGTCGTCAACTTCACCAACGTTTGCATAAATCGATGATATTTGAGCTAATTTAGCTGCATCATCAATTCCGAATCCTAACTTTGCCCACGTAGCTGTCTGCTCGACTAAACTAGAAATAGACCTACCTAATTCCTGTGCATCTTTGTTGGCATTTTTTAGAAATTGTCTATACTTTGTGTCGGTTTCATCTGTTACCTTATATAAATTAGTCATGGCAGTGTCTATATCATAAACCGCCTGATACATTCCTTTTAATGCCCTAACGCTCCCAGCAACCAGCGTACCTATCCCAAACCAGTTGGAAAAGGCTCTAATATTCTCCTTAAATGTATCACCAAGAGATTTACCAATCATACCAGCAGACTTTGCTTCATTTTTTAACGTGGAAAGCTGGGTCTTCAAGTTTGCTAGAGACTTATTGTTGTCGGCTGAATCAATAGCGGTTTTTAATTCTAAAAATCTATTACGCAATTCTCCGGTTAATTTTGTGTTTGTGGCTAAGAATTGATCTATGTTTGATTTAACATTTATTTTTTGAAGATTTAGTCTAGTTATGTTATTGTTAATTCCACCAGAAATCTGTTTACCAATTGACTGACCAAGTTGCTGACCCTGTGATTTTAAACCGGATTCATTTAAATTTGACTTAATATTTAAAGTAACCTTTGAATTGTCAAGTGCAGATTGAATCTTGTTTAAAGCATTGTTACTTAATGTAATATCATCTACGTTGAGACGTAATCCTTTTACATTACTTAATTGTTTTTGGATTTTCGCATCTATACCATTATCAAGCTGCGCCCCAATTTTAAAATTCAAATCATTCATATCATCACCCCTTCCGCATAAGCTTGAACCTCTCATCACTAAAGTGACGAGATTCCTACTTCTCAGATTTCGCAACCTCCATCTCCGTAGGCGTAACTTCCCGTCGTTCCAACGGTATTATTTATTAGTTAGGCACTTAGTGGTCTAAGTCCTTCGTTTAATATGTTAATACTTGCATTAATATCTCGGTCATGATGAGAATGACATTCTGGACACTTCCATTCCCTAACAGAAAGATTTTTTGTATCCTTATTAACATATCCACATACATTACAAGTCTGACTTGAAGCAAAGAACTTACCTACTTTAATAACTTCACGACCATACCAATTAGCTTTATATTCTAACTGTCTTACAAATTCAGACCATGAAACGTCGGCAATAGACTGAGCGAGTTTGTGATTTTTAATCATGCTTTTAACTTGCAAATCCTCAATACAAATTACATCATTGTTTTTAACCAATTCCGTAGATAATTTCTGCAAGAAATCTTTCCTCTGATTCGCAATGTGTCCTTGAAGCCTAGCTACGTGAATTCTTGCTTTATTTCTATTAGAACTACCTTTTGTTTTTCGAGATAATTCCTTTTGAAGTTTTGCAAGTTTCTTTAATGATTTTTTCATATATTTGGGGTTTGATATCATTTCTCCGTCAGAAGTTATGCAAAATTCTTTAATGCCCAAATCAATTCCTATTGAATTTCCAGTTAGTTTACGCTTGGACATTTCAACATCTGTACAACACAGTGAAACATAATACTTTCCAGATGGTTCTTGCGAAATAGTAGCATTGAGTATTCTTCCTTGCGGAATCAGTTTATTTTTAGTTTTAACCATTCCAAGTTTTGGAAGTTTGATGTATTTGTCATTATATGAAATGTTGTCATTTACATATTTTGACTTATAAGAAAATCTATGAGTTTTCCTACTCTTGAATTTTGGAAATCCGCTGTGCTCTTTAAAAAACTTCAGATAAGCGCAATCTAAATCTTTAAGAGAAGATTGGAGAGCAGTAGAATCAACTTCTTTGAGCCATTCTAATTCAGTTTTTAATTTCTTCATGTCGTTTGCACATTGCACATAGGAAAATGTTTCTTTACTGTTTTGGTACATTTCAATTCGTTTAGCCAGATATTTATTATATACAAATCTGCAACAACCAAATGTTTTTGAAATGATTTCTTGCTGTTTTCTATTTGGATATATGCGGTATTTATAAGCTTTTTCCACGCACTCACCTCCTTTTCTGATTTTTATATCTACATATGTAACAGATTCATCTCACGAATAAATTCGAAAGTGTTCTGGGTTTAAGCATAAAAATACACCCACACGAAAGAGGGTGTTAGTCAATCTATTTTAAGAGACGTTAAGCCCTTGTTTTCTGAGTTCTAACATGTAAATATTCCTTGCGTTTTCATAGCAATATTTTAAAAAATCTTCCCAATAATAACCCTCTCGAAATATGAGTTCATTACCGTGAAATCCTCTTGCTGCGAGTTTAGCCACATAATCACCCGTAGCATCTTCATAATTCATTGAATCTGTATCTACGAATACTTCTGCAATTGCACTTGAAAGCATTTGAAATTTTGGACTGTCTAGAAATTGATACGAACGCTCGTAAACCCTTGGGGAATAGAGATCATAAAAATCTTCTTCGATATATTCTACTAATTTTCTTGTAAGTATATTAGCCGTGTTTCTCAAAGCAATAGACATGCATTTTTTAATATATTTTTCAAGTTCAGCCGTACTATTAAAACTTGGCATGACACACTCCTTTCTAATCAAAAATAGAGCAGGAGAGTAGCAAAATATCACCACTCAACCGCTCTATGTCAAAGACACATTTTACTGGGATTTATATGTTGTTTTTAGTATTGATTCCTTATGTAATTCACTTTGTCAATAAGCCTTACTAAATTATTAACTGCAATAATATCGCTTTTATCTACCTCACATAAATCATAAACTAATATCTCAAGTATTTGCGTAAGATTGTTTTCAATGGTTGTTTTGTTTTTGATTTTCTTGTCATCTAAAACACTTTTCTCTACAAACGCAAAGAATTGAACCATATTCATAAATTCTTTTTCATTAGATTCAACATCTAATACTAGTTTTCCGTTTGATGATACTTGATTAAACTTAAATTTATTCAAATCAACATTAAGTCCTCTATCAAGAGAAACTTTGTTGGATTTTACATATTCATTTGCTTTTAAAATTCCACAGTTAATAATTACTCCGTTTGGGTATCCTTTGTAAATCGGAATTGTGAAATCACTATTCTTTTCCAGTTCATCAACTATGCCCATTCCAATACCTCGACAATCTACAATTATCATGGAATAATCAGAGTCTTCACATAACTCAGCGATTACATCCGCCACATCTTTGGCGTTCAACCCAGGAATTTCTTTCCAATCCTCAAGTCTTACATTGCCAATTTTATCTCTAAAAACATCTACATCGTAGAATCCTATATCAGCCGTATCTCTGCTCGCACATACGCACATAATATTTTTATTCATAATCTTGATCTCCTTTAATTTTAATAGAAGAGAGCCATATTCCAGACTCTCTTAACGATTTGTTGTATAAAAATAAGCCCTATTTCAAAGGCTTTCAAATACTCATTTTACTATAATTAAATCTATAACATAATCCGCATAGTTTCCATCTAAGTCTTCTGATGCTATTTTGACATTTGTAGATGACTTCGATACGATTGCGACACTAGCAACATCTGTGGCTCCAGAATTATTTGTAGTGGTAGCAAAAACTAAATAGTCAGAACTCATATATGCCATAATAAATCCTATAGTATAACAACCAGCAGCCGTTCTCGACACACTTGAAATATTGCCCGTCGACCTAACAATAGACCCATCTTTGTTGATTACAACCATCGCATGTATGCCAATGCTATTATTCATATTTGATTCCAAAACACCGAGTCTTGAATATATGTTATCTACCGTTGTTTGTAGGTCATCAATGTTGGATATTTGATGATTATGAGAATAATTAACAACTGAAACATTTCCGTTTTCGTCAATGGAAATATCTGTTCCATTTTTTATACCACCGATAGTTGTAGAAGCTATAGGCAACGTATAATTATTGGCTCCAGTAGCAACTCCCGCCAGTTTAGTTTGTTCAGCCGCAGTATAACTAGCAGTTGTATTATCCAATGTGGCTTTGTTGTTATGGGCATGGCTATTCATATAAGCAGAACCCCAGTTACTTTTTTCGGTTTCAGTAACATGTAATACCAAATCAGACATGTGTGATATTAACGATGATATTGCCTTGGCTATTTTTCCAAAAGACGTTGTTATTATTTCTCCGCTAATCAAATTTGAGTTACTTAACGCCATTGTAAATGTTGGAGTTTGATTATTTGTGGTCACATTAGGAACATTCTCTAGGCCAATGTCTGCCTTAGTCGTGTTATGTGGGTTTGATCCTGTTGGGTGAGCGTAGACAGTTTTTTCAATGCTATCAACAATAATATTACCATTAGACGATGATACCTCAACTTTATTAGCTCCAGATGAAATCCCTTGTAATTTTGTTATCTCTGTATCTAGCAACAAAGATTTATTATTTATTTTATCTACTTTATTGTCTAATTCTGAGCTTATTTTATTAGCAGACCACAATGAGTTGTCTGTTATTAATCCGATTTTTGTGTCATCTACGTGAAGTCCACCCACTGAATCTAAATCTGCATTACTTATAAATTCAGACAATACTTTTGGTGACCATAGTCTAATTTCATTTGTATTGACAGAATCCCCATTTTCACTAGGCGAATATCTTGGAGTAGATGTAAAATCAGATCTTATCCACTCTGTGCCGTTATATGCGTATATGCCTTTTAGCCTTGTAGATTTAATTACGTTCCACCATTGATTATTTATACTTGTAGTTATTTCTGCTATTTGACCTAATTGTGGGTTTTCGACTAATAGCAAATCATTGTATGTATCACATTTGTAATCTATTGTAATAGAGTTATTGTCTAAATCAATTCCCATATTATTAATAAACCACTTCTTACACTCCTCTTGAGTTGATTTATTGTATTTTCTAATCAATCCAACTATTTCGCCTAATTCTGCTGACATTAAATTCACCCTCTATTACCTTATTTGTATTGTCACTAGAGCAGATATTCCACTTTCTTTAATCTTAAATGTCTTAATGGGAGAGAAACCTCCAGTAGTATAAAAATCTGGGGCAGACTGTTCATATCCATTGACGATAACTGTACATTCGGTATCTGGTAAAATAGTAATTTTCATATTCGTTGGACTCGCCCAACTTCGTATTATTTCAGATGTATAATTATATTTTGATAAAAGTTCCGATGCGATTTGCGGTTCTGATAAAATATCAAAATTAATACTAGTTGATGTTATCTTTTTTTGAATCGGTGCACTTGTAATTGTTTCTGCCATTTTGTTTTCCTCCTTTTTTTATTCTTGTATGCCATTCTTTGCATAAAAATAGCACCCATACCTTTTACAGCATGAGTGCTTGATCTATTCGTTTATGTACATGGGATAAATCTCCCATTTTGCCTTTGGATATTTCCGCACATTATCCCAAAAGGTTTTATGAATCTCTTCTTCACCTAGGTTCTTATCAATATGGATAACTTTGCCCCCAGTAACACATATTTCTTCACATATCATGTTAAAATACATTGTACACCCCTCACCATTCATCTTTGCAGCTTCTCCTTTCGCAATCAACCATGTCTCCAACACCAACATTTAAAGCTGCGCATAGCCTGCACAGTACATCAATTGATGGCATTCTTATGTTATTTTCTATTTTACTCACTGTTGATTTATCCACACCCGCAAGTGTTGCAAGTGTCTCTATAGACATATGTCTTCGAAGCCTTAAACTGCGCAGATTAATTTTCATAGTATACACCATTTCCCTTGTTTATGGAAATAGTATTTACAATGAAGGGCTTTATATGCATATTATAGCATAAAACTAATGGAAATAAATAATTTTGTACTTATTTGGTTGACTCAGAGTCAACCTATCCCTGAACGTCGACTTTTTCTTCCTGAGCGTCGTTTTTAGCTGTTTTTATACCATCAACAATGACTTTAACCCATTCACTTTCTGGAGTACTCTTCAATAATTGAGAAATTTTGGTAAGTAGCACCACATTTTCATTATCCTTAACTACGAGAATTAGTTCTGCAATCGTCTCTAAAATTAAAACTTCCGCACGTAATTTTCTGAATTTCAATTTAAAATATTCAAACATTCGATTACCTCCATGGTATCATTGGGAACATTGCCCCCAGTATGTAAAATATCAGACCTGCCGCTATAACTGAAATAATTTTTCCTGTAACTGTATCAAGAAACGCCTTTGCTTCATTCGCTGGGCGGTTTTTAACTTCATTTATTTCTTCAGACATAATGCTTTGGTTTTTAGACAACGCATCTTGCCCTAATTTTACATCTTTAATTTGAGCTTTAACATCAATCAACTGGTTTCCCATGTTTTCAACTCCATTTGCTAGTTTAACCAGAGTTATCTGTATGTCTTTTACTTCTTTTACATCAGATTCCAAGTCATCAATTCTATGACCATTTGAATCGGCTTTACTCCCTATTTTTTCAACCTTTACTGATAATTCCGTAAAATCTTTATCTGTTATACTCACATTTGCGTACCCCGTTTCTGTAGAATGGTATCTTAATTACTTTTCGTTCTTTATATCAAATAGAGCAGTGCCGATAAGTGAGTCTAAGTAATCTTCAAAATCTCCATTTGCTTCTTTTAAACATCTATATGTAACAGTTGATAATGCCTGAATTGCTTTTGTTTTAGCCAGTTCTTTAACTTCAGCTTGTTTTTCAAGAGTCCAATCATCAGTTGATTTAATGTCCTTTACTTCTGTTTCGTATACGCACTTAACAGCTTTCTTTACTTCGTCGTATAAAATCATGCCATATTTATCGACTCTTTTTGCCTTTAACCACTGATAGGAGTAATTCAAAAGTGGAATACAAATTCCAGTCCATACAATTGGTAGTATTTCTTTGATTAATGCCACTATATTAATATTTAAAGTATCATTCATAATAATTTACCTCCCTGTTTATCAACTGTAGTCTCACTGCGATTCTCTACATATTGCTTAATTTATGGAATATTTTGTCTCGATTCTGCCTTTATACCGTCTTGATCGTCTATTGCCTTGCTTTGTGTCGCTTGGCTCACAATTACGACTGCATACGAACTTAGCCACCATTGTCTTGGTGGGGCAGTGTGTTATGATTTCACATCAGTTAGGAACTTCTCAATGTCATATCTGTAATTAACCCGCAGTTTTGCCTTATTGATTAATACTGGATTCCCATATCTCAACAAATCTGCTTCATTAAAACTTTTCTTGTCTATGTGTTCTATTATGTGCAGAAAATCTTCTATATATATGAAATATGTATTATCTGATTTGCGAAAGTCGAGAATGAAACCACTAACAACATTTTTGTATGTGGCGAATTTCCTCAAACTTTCAATCTGGTGAAAATGAATATCGCCCTTATCTTCTTTGGTTCGTTCAAATGAAAAACTTCCTGCGCTCGTTTTGAGTTCTATTGCATAAAAAGTGGAAGAGCAACCATTGAACATCATAAAATCACATGGACTATGTGCCGAGAATCGGAGAGCAGAAGATTGGTTGAATGATTGTGCTGCGTCAGGTGGTCTATGTACGAGTAGCCAGTCTGGGCAACTGTTCTGCCAGTTCTTTTCGAATACCTTTCCTATGTTTTGTGCTATGATTTATCGCTCCTTTTGCATAAAAATAAGCCGTAGTAGTGACTACGACTGTTTGTCAAATTTGAGTTTTACTTAATTTTGTATTCTTTGCTTTTATGTATCCAATATTCTTGTCGTGTAACGGATGGTATTCACAAATACCAATTATTGATCCTCTTTTTAGATATTTCAGAATTGTACTTCTGTTAATATCAAACACTTTTGAAATATCGGTAGTGGTGGAATCTGGATTGTTGTTTTTATAATCACACACAATCTTTACATTGCTAGAAATTGCTCTTTCGTCGCAAGTATTCCAGTCAATACAACTTAAATCAAATTTGCGAGAAAGATTTGATTTTAAAATTGAGTTTTTAATGTAATTTGAATCAGAACATCTACAATCTAAAACTATGTACTTATCACCGAATATTCCATTTTTGAACGCTAACATTTCTTTGTTGATATCATTTATTCTTTCTTGATGATAGCTTTTGAAATTTCCTCGCTTACCGTATTCTTGATAATGTTGCATTCCATGGACTTCAATTATTACATCTAAATCTTTAAGATAAAAGTCATATCTATAATTATTGCACCAATCAAATTGCCTTTTACCTAGTTGCGTCAAATAATTTATATTTAATTGATTTAATAATTCGGATAAGTATTTTTCAGGATAACTTATTCCATCACTGCAATATTTACAACAAAACCCAAATCTACTTAGTTGTGCCGTAGAATACATCTTTTCTTTTCCACATTCTGGACATTTCATGAAATATTCTTTTTTACTTTTAGCTGTAGATATAAATGGATCATTTTTATTTACGAAATATTTTACTAATTCTGGATTTGTTGTCTCCAAATCATTTATACCTTTAATTATGGTTTTACCATTACAGCAAGAACAACCCACTCCTTTTAATAGATGGTTCTCATAAATCCAACAATCGCTTGCTCCGCATTTGAAGCATTTGTACTTATATTTCTTCCACAGCCTACCGTTCTTATCTTCAAAGTATTCTCTATCAATTATTTCAATGTTTCTTTTTTGATCAGAAAATTTTTCACCTATGTCATACTTAAAACCACTTGATTTCATCCATGTCCTCCATTTATTGAAATTTTAATAGATGACAAATCAATCACTATGTTTTCAATCAAATACTTTGTCATGACTATTTAATTGGTCTATTTCTAAACCATTCACCATATGCCTTTTTGGTTTCACCTTTGTGAAAATAGCAAACTATACGACCTTTATTTTCTGAACTTTCATCTATCCATTTCGGTTGCAGTTTATATTTCGATGTATAAAAAATAATCTGCGCAATATTAGTCACAGGTATAATATTTTCTTCGCCATAACACTCAAATACCTCTTTTAAATTTTCAAATATCTTGATTAGTATCACCACCTTTTTATCGTAAAAAATAGGGAATAAACATCATCGTAATAGTATGAGTGTTTATTCCCTTCTCCACACAAACTACAATACGATTATTTTTATTATTCTGAAACTTCTTCGACAACATCTTTAATTACTTCTTTCTTTTCCTGTTTCTTAGCTTTTGTCAATGCTTTGTCATAGTCTTCTTTTGACACAATTGAATATCTTCCATCATCTATATCTACATATACAGAATCATTTACGATTTCCATATATGGAAACTGAATAGGAGTCCCATCACAATCAGCCACGATACAAACGCTATTGTGTAATATAATTTTGCATTCTTTAATCATCAGATACTCCTTTGACAGAGTGGGTTGTTAGCCCACCCCCGAGAATAGTTTTATTCCTCAATTTCTACCATATCAACGAAGTTTCCATCTTTGTCCTCAAGTAATTCAAATGAAAGAGTAATTGTCGCAGGATCTCCTTCACTGGACTGAGAAAGCTCAAAGTTTCTCTGTGGTTTAGCTTTGTAAAGAATAATCTTATATGGTGTAAGATTTTCATCTTCATCTTTTTCAACAGTATCCATAGTAATGTAGTATGCTTTTGGCATTTTAGCGTTGTTGAAAGAGATACGTTTAACTCCAGAACTCTTAGACACCATATAGCCAACTTCGTAAGAAGTACCTATAGCAATGTCGGAAGTGGTAGTTGCTGTAAATTTGTTTGTAGCAAATGTTCCAGTAATTCCAGTATTTCCCCATTCTCCAACCGCAAATACAAACACCGTACCAGCAACTGCACCAGCTGGAATTGAGAGTTCTCCTGCAACAGTACAGGCAATTGTTGCTTTTACTGGATAAACAGCAGTAGACTCAACCGTTCCATCAGTCATTAATGAAAATAACTGAAATGGATAAACCATGGCTTCCAGAGTTGCCGTTCCGGTCATAGGGTTATCAAATGCAATTTTTCTTGCTCCCTTTGCCATCGCATACACAGAATCACCTGTAATATTCTGAGTGGTGGTATTAGCTGTTTCGAAAAACATTACCGGAGCCTTTGTGTCGAGTGCTCTGATATCGACATCACAAACCTGCCGATTAGCTTTATTAATGTTAGGCATAATAAAATTCCTCCTTAAATTTTTGTAAAATAAAAGCCCATCATTTCTGATAGACTGAGTTACCGCTTTATGTAGTCAAACCATTGACCTGCGTTGAATTTGTCGTCTTTTGCACCAAATGCTATGGCTGTTGATTTTATATCAAAAACTGTATTTGATTGCATTCTTTCAAATAAATCGTACACCTGATATATAGTCAAATCCCATATGTTCAACATGTTAACGCTGTTGTGATATGCAGAAATGGAAGATACTATATTAGGAAGTTCAAGTCGTTCATCTGTTTTTTTACTAACAGTTTTTGCTTTGTTAAGTTTCTCTAATATTTCAAGAGCCTTTTTGTTTTTGACTTTGGTTTTGTCTTCCTGTAAAATATCTTTATGTATCCAATTCATTTGAAGTATGATGTCAATTACGTCGGGATAAGATTGACTATTTATTGCACCAATTACTTCGTCGCCGTCATATATCAAGAATGCTCTATCGTCGATTGAATATGAAATCTTCTCACAAATAAAAAAAGAGAGTGCTTCCTGCAACTCTTCAATCATTTTTTTATCGAAATTAAATACATCTAAAGTTCCAACATTTACTCTTTCTTCATGTGTAATCGATTCATATTCTTTCTTGATTTTAAGTATTTGTTTTTTTTCTTCTTCTGTATACTTTGAAAAATAATCAAATTCCTCGTTTTCAACGACTCTATAATAAGACTTTATATCAGTTAGAATAATAGAGAGAAACCCGTTGTATGTGTTAAATTTAGCTCTTAAATTTGATATTTCTCTAAGAGTTGGACTTTTAATTGAACATATGTTTAATTTCAATGGTGTTGGGCTTATAAGTGTCCCATAATCTAATTTCAACTAAGCACCTACCTTCTAACGAAATCTGGATTTTTATATACCAGTTTTCTACCATAAAAATTTTCACCTAGAGAAATTGCACGCGAAGAGTCCAATTTTAATTTACCGATTCCAAGTTTTTCTGAACCGCTAATGCATCTTTCTGCCATATCAGCCAGAATATCAGCCCTGTCACCCATGAAATCAGTCTTTTTATAATCCATTATCCTTTTATGACAATATGCAAAAACTGTTATCTCTATATTTTTTAGGTTATCATCAAGAACTTTTGGGATATCAATATCAAAACATAGATACGACTTTTCTTCCGTCTGAGTTCCTTCTATATAGAGATATGGAAATATGTTATGATACATTAATTGTTCATTTGCAATTTCCTCGTTATATGTATTGCCAAGCATCAATTCTCCAATATCAGAAGATGTCGTGAACGCGTTGGCAATTCTGCTTTTATACAAGCCAATATCTTTTAGCTTCACTTGCAATCCTCCTCAATTAATATATGCTTTTTAATGATACAGATAATGTGGTTTCAATAGTTTCTGAATCGTGAGTTCCAGTAGCCTTTAACGTAAACGTAGTATTAATCAGTTTGTCATTCTCTGCACATTTTATCTTCACTGAATTTACAGTGGGAGTGAGTAATAGTTCGTTTATCGGACTACCGACAATACTCCATATTGTACTGTAATTACTACTAACGTCATTACCATTGGCATCTTTATAGGTGGCAGTAAATGTCTTAGCATTTCCGCCAACAATTATACTCGCGTCGCCCTTATATGTAATTGTACATAAAATGCCCGATTGACTCGGTTCTCCTGGATCGGGTGGAGTAGTAGGAGAGATGTAGTCACAGAGCCTTAACTCCTGATTATCTGTGTCTTTGTTGAATGAGTTTTTATCAGCTATGAGATTTAATATACCTCCACCATCACCGTGTTCATAATCACTCAAGATGTCATCATTTCTAGTTATCTTAAATATCTTCGTAGGATTAATTTTACGCTTGTCAATAAATACTCTTTTTTCTTCAAGATTCATAGACTCATCATCATTTGGAATCATAATGGCAAAAGTATTTGAAGATACAACAATCGTTTTGTTTCCATCTTCTCCAACATCATATTTACTTGCACTAACAGCATGAATCCAGCGTTCAACTATTGTTCCGCTAGCATTTTGCCACTTCAATAAATATTGACACAATGAAACCAACGCCTTTGAGCACATTTTATCATTGTCAACAAACCCAGTTACAAGCCAATACATATTACGGTACTTAATATACATACCCGCTTTTAGAGTGCCGATATTTACATAAACTTCTCGTTCGTGTGACTTCAGATCGGTATTTGCCTCTTTGCCATGGATAATAGCTTTTATAATTGATGATACCGACAAGTCGTAATTAAAAATTTCAATTTCTTCCGCTATTGGAGAATCTAAAAGTTCATTAAATCCTTCTTGAGCAAAATTTTCAAAATCATCATTTTCAAATCCACTATATCTATTAGGTGGATTATTCATTAAATACCATTCTACAGCCATAATTCACCACCTAATCATTGCAGTTCTTTTTCTGTTTATGTAACATTTCATCGACTCTTTTTAATTCTAACTCTAAATCTTTGTATGTAATTCTTTTAGACTCGTCATTACCAGTAATGCTAATTCCTTTACTTGAAATCCCTTGTAATTTTTCAACACGGCTCAATTCTCTAGTCAAGTAAAATGTGTACATTATCAATCCAAGAGTCTTAACTTGGTATTGTTTTAATCTTGTGACAAATTTTTGATCCACTTCGTCAAATTCCAATGCTTCAATTTCCAATTCATAAATACCAAGAGCGTCTATAAACCACTGATATACTAATTCATCTGCAAGAATATATTTAGACATTGGGTTGGAATGAAACGAAGATAATACATCTTGATAGGTTGTATTTTCCATACGCAACCCCTCCTTATATTAATCGAATTTATATCCTGAAATCTTTTCAATTGCAGCGATTTTATATGCCTCAACATCATCGATTCCAACTTCTTTTGCAATCGGAACAATAGTTTTCTTTTCAGCTTCTGTAGTAACCAACTTCTCAAGCTGTTTCTGGAATTCTACCTTAGGAGATGTGCTCAATAATACAGCTACACTTTCCTTTGTAAGTAATGTTGAAGCGGGTGCTTCGTCTTCTTCATAACCGTCACCAAATACAAATGATACAACAGATCTATCATTAATTCTAATATCCGCATTGTTGCCAAACCCATCTTTACCAACAAAAAATAGATTTCCCATTTTTACCTGTCCATCAATCTCTGCTACGGTAAGTTGTTTATAGCCCTTTACGTTTGCAGGAATTGTAATATCTTTATTTGATTCAGTTGCTCTGAAATCAAGATTCCAACTCCTTAAATTATCAATACTAACTCTATCAGTTAATTTAACCTGAGCCATTTAATCCTCTCCTTTGAAATGCTTATTTTTATGAAAAGGAGAGGCAAATGCCCCTCCTATAGTAAATAAATTAAACTACCTTCTTAGCAATCATACCGATCTCAAATTCTCTACCTTTAACAACGTCTGCTCCAACTTCAATATCGAAGCGTGTCTTAACAATGCCAGTTTCAACATCGTTTCCACTCATAGTCATGATTCCACCACGCCTAAAAATATTGAGTGGAGATGTGTTGCCCTGTGCTGTGAAATACAGTTTATCGGAATCATAATATGTTTCGAAAGAAGTTTTATCGGCCAATGGTTTTGTAAAGTTATATGGATTTTCAAGTTCGATAAGAGAAGATCCCTTATAGAAACCATTTAATCCTGCTTTAGCGATTTCATTTACCTGTTCTGGTGTATAAAATGGTACACTGGCATCTCCAATTGTTTTATACCCATTCCAATCACAGATGGTAGAAAGAACAGAGAAGTCTCCTGCGATACCTACTTTTCCCATTTTTCTCATGTTGGTAATCATTGCATTTACACCAGTCTGAGTAGGAATTGTATCATATTCAGAATAGAATTTTACATATTTAGTATTTTCCTTAATGGCTTTGGCAAGTACGTTTAACACATAAGCAATAGCCTTGTTGTTCATGTCAATCTGAACCTGTGCGGTTTCCTCAGCGATGGTTCCGCCAAAATTACCGCTAGCCAGCTCTCTATAATCAATAGCCATACCGCCAGAAATTGTTTTGGTAGTAACTGGATATTCAATCCAATTCTTTCCCGCAAAACTTACATCAGAACCAGAAGCTTGGATTCTAGTATCAAGACCTTCATAATTATAGGTCTTTACCATAGGCTGCTGATCATAACCGATTTCCTTATAGTTTCCTAAAAATGAGAACACTTTCATAGATTCAAGTAATTTAGGCTGAATCATAAACTTTACATATGAGTTGATCTCAGCTCTAGCTCTCCAATCACCATTATCTGCTCTATTGCCAAGATCTTTAAGTCTTGTTACTACAGAATCAACTTCTTTACCGTATTTTGCTAAATCATCTCCATGGAAAAGAGCAGAACAAATCTCTACCACTCTATATAACTTCTTCTGGTCTTTAACCTGAATGTCGTCTTTTCTTGCATTGTTTAATTCAAAAGATGTATTCATTAAAAATTTCCTCCTTATTTTTGCGCATAAAAAAGACACCCCATCAAGGATGTTCTTATGCTAATTGATATTTTTTATTTAAGCTACTACAACCTTTACCGCTAAACCTGCGCCACCAAAAACTGTCTTCTCAGTAACTTCAAAATATGTAGCATATCCTGTCACATCTGCGGTTTTAACTAATTTCCCGTCTGTTCCAAATGTTAATTTATCTGCAACCGCAACATCTGCATAAGCAGTAGTAACAGCGTCCATATCCATGTCAATAATACGTCCACCTAAAGATTTTACTCTGAATAATCTTGGATTTTCACCAATTTCAATCTTGTAATCGTTTGGCTGATGTGTTTCCGGTTTATCAATTCTGTTTAATACAATCCAAACATCTCCTTTAGTTGTAGTAGTTGTTGGAAGGGCGGCAACCTTAGTTGTTTCATTCACAGTGACTCCATAACCATTCTTTAAAACAGAAGCACAAGTACAGTATCCATTATTGTGGCTATTTTTATAAGTGCCCAATTCTCTAAACTTAATCATTTTAAATCCTCCTTTTTAACATAAGCCCATTTTAGCTTTGTTCCATCTTTTAATTTTCCTGAACTTTTTCTTTTTCCATTACAGCAATCACTAATATGTGATCTATTAGCTCCATTCATCCTCGTCGCTTCAACTATTGAATTGTAAATTACTCCCGTGGTTAAACAGATAACGCTTTTTGTATGTTTGGAGGCATTATTTTTGGCATTTAATTGCATTTGTAATTTTGGATTATAATTACAAAAATTATGTTTATTAGCCTTTTTTAGATATCTAATTATCGTATCTTTATATAAATTGAATTCATTTGCAATTTCTTTTACGCTAAAACCTTTGTTCCACATTTCTGCAACTTTAATTACCAATGAACTCAAAGATTTTTTATCACATTCTATCCAATCTATATCAGATAAATTTAAGATACTAGACAATTTTGAACTTAATATGTTTTTAGATATGTAGTCAGAATTAGATTTGTCTGCCAATATTCTTATTATTTCAAATCCATTTTGATCTGCTAATAAACTTTTTTGTTCATCTATATACTTTGAGTCTTGCTTTGACAACCCACTCATTGTATTATTAATAAAATGCATTCCACCATCCATTTCAATTATGTATTTATTATTATCCATTTCAAAATAAAAATCATATACACCAGTTCTTATTTTGTTTTTGTAATAAAATTTACACCAATCAAAGCGCTTTTCAGTTTCAAAGCTTATATTCAATTGCCGTAAAACGTTATACATAAATTTATTTGGATAAGAAACTCCATCTGAACATTTTTTGCACGCAAATCCATTCACCACAACATAACATACTCTTCTGTCTTTTATAACACTTCCACAATTTGGACAAATCCAATCTAATTTCATCTCAGAAGCGTGTGATGTAGCATATCCTTGCTCTTTATCGACAAGTTGATTTGCTAATTCTGGGTGCGTAGTCCACAAGTCTCCAATTCCTCTTATGCGTTTTCTGCGATCCATTCAATATGTCCTTTCTATGCACAACAAAAAAGCTAGCCATTTTTCAGACCAGCTAAATCGTTAATAAATTTTTCTGTTTTTTTAAATATAAAAATTGTCTTTTCTGGATTATTTTTATCTGGTTTAATATCAACAAGATGGTTCCCAAATTTTAATAATCTTCTTGCTACGTTTGCAGAAAATATAGATTTGAATTCCATAAATATGGATTTCCTCCTTATTATTCAAAAATTCCATCAAAATCTGAACTGCCTGTATCAGTCTCTGCATCATCCATATAACCGAAGATGTCATCAGCTTTCTTCTCTTTGGCAGAGTTAATTTCTGCAATCTGATTTTCTTTTACCTTTGCGCCGATAGCGGCATTGATCTTGGTAACAATTGTGTCAACTGTAACCTTAGTAAAGTCCTCATTGAAAGAATTAATTTCAACTTCAGCAATTTTCTTTTCATCTTCTGTGAAATCCTTTAGTGCAGAATTTAATTCGTTGATTGCATTTTCCTTCATACACTCATTTAATTCCTTCGTGATTTTTTCAACCGTTGCATTTAACTCTAAAACTTCCTTGTCTTTCTCGCTTGAGTCTTCTTCAAGGGCTACATTTTTTGCGTTTAATTCTGCAATTTCAGTGTCCTTTGTTTCGAGCATAGAATTTAATTCAGCAATTTTTGCTTCATATTCGGAATTCTTAGAATTAGTTTCAGCGACAGCACTTTTCACATTTGAAATGAGCTGTTCAATCTGTTTTTCATCCATTAAATTTTCCTCCTCGTTATTTTGATTTATTTCTTTATTATTAAGTTGATTTAATTCAACCATAATAGCAGTAGAATCGCTTGGTTTTACAGTGATTACACAGAATGCACTATATACATATTCTATTGGCACTCGATATTTATCCTCTTGTGTTTTCCCATCTTTATAAATAATGCGACCGTTTTCTTTGGTTCCTACGAACTCAACACTTCCATGTACTGTTACCCCGTTTTGTCTACAAGTTTCCAACCACTCTACAAACAGCGGATATCTTTGCTGATTAATGTAGCAATCACAAACCAGTGCTCGCTTTTCTTCTCCATCGATAGTGATGTTTTCAATACTCCAACCATCAGCAGTTCCAACTTGCACAGAATCTTCAAATACTGGCATGTTTTCTTCTTGTCCAGTTAATCCATGGTCGTATGGAATGTCTTTGTTCTCGTCCAAAAATGTTGCGCATATTGGCATACCAATGACACTGTTCGCATTTATTCTCGTTGGTTCTTCTAAATATGTAATTCCATTCAAATTACACTGAGTTTCATCTGGATAAACTTCATGCAAAGCAAATCTTGCTCTACGTCTACCATCGGGAGATACCTGTTGAGATATTTCTATTAAATCTAAATCCATTCGTAGTCACCTCCTTTAAATGCCTGGCTTCGGCATAGCATTTGAATTTGTCGTCTTACTTTGTATTGTATTTTCATTGTCTGGATTGGTAGTTTCTGGCCTACCTGCACTTTTGTCTACATCACTCATATCTGAATCTTTTGATGTTAAAGTGAAAGATGTTTTGTGTACGGGAAAACGATTCTCGAAATCTTGTTCCAACTCTTCTTCCATAAGAGCCAAATAACATTCTGGATCAACACCAGTACTTGAAACCCACGCCTGTAAACTACCTTTACCCCTTGCATATAAATCACTCATATACTTAACCATTTTGTCTCTATTTACGAAAGTAGTGGGGAGTATTGACATTTTGGTTGGACAAGAATTATCTTTGATGATATTCGCATTAATAACCTTGTTTAATTCATCTACAATTTCAGTAATGTATGAATAGATAGAAGAGGAAATACATTCAATGTTTAGTGTAGCTGTAGCGAAATTTGCATTTGACTTTCCTCCAACAATGGCTGCTTCGATACCCAAATCTTGAGATATGTTATTTTTTACATTCACTTCATTCTTTTCGTCAAATATAGTAGTGTCAACCTTTATTTGGTCAAGTTTGGTACCGGTAGCTAAAGAGAAAAATGCCTTACCATAACGATTATTATTGTTGAACAAAGCACTTTTAATCATATTATGTTGCGCTGTCTGCTGTGGCTGAGAGAGAGAAGAACTGCCTTTTCTTTCACCTTCTGGATAAGTCTCATAAAAAATTTGATTATTCAAGTCGTCCAATACGCTTCTTTTTGTATTAATGAAATGATTAGCATATAAAATGTCATCGAGAGAAGCAATCGGCATAGGTATTCCCCATGGCTCGCTGTCAGCAGACTTAATTTTGTGGCAAATAGTATTGTCATTATTTAGAAGTAGCCAAGGTTGAATTTGTTTCCCAGCATCGTATCTACTCCAACCATCTCTAATTTCTTTAGGAAATGATCTAAGTTTTCTTTTCAACCTATCACCACAATACTGAGAAAAATACCTCAAATCATATGCAACTAGTGGAGAACCATTCTTCCTACTTATAATTTTGCAATAATCGACTGGCAATGCTATGATTGAAACATTTATGCCCAATTCATTAATCTCAAATATATTCAACACTTCTTCGTCAGAAAGATATTTTTTATTTTCCGCTACTGGTTTTGTAGTCTCAAGATAATAAAAAATAATGCCATCATTAAATTCTTTTAATAAGGCATCACGAATGAATTTTTTATATTTAATTGCATCGAGAGTAGATTCGAATTTCTTTTTATTTGACATTCTGCGTTTTTTAAATGAATCTGATGTGTTAGGGACAGTCGTATAAACAACTTTATCAAGTGTATGCATTGACCTCATATAATCAAGTCCACTCGAAATAGTTCCGTTTGTACGATAAGCCCACCAAGATAATCTGCGTAACTGCTGATTATATATCATTGGATTTGCTTTATACTCAGATATCATATCTAAATCTACCGGACAATCTATAACGGTATCTCCCATGGAGAGTGATACTGGAATTGCCGAGTTAAATTCATGCGAAAACTTTTCGTCTAGTATAACATTTTCTTGATTAATTTCTGCTGTAGCATTAATATCATTAACGCCGTTTCTGCTTTTCGAACATTTTGGTCTACCTCTTTTTTTTGGTTCATTTGTTGTTTCTGGCATTTAAGTATCACCTCCTTAATTATATAGTGGTAGAAAATCATAGTCTGAAGAATCAGACAGTAAATCTTGCTCAAGTAGACTGGCAAAATAATTTCCATAAGAAACCGATGTATACCTATCCTTTCTGTTGGAACCTTGCTCGCTAATAACTACGATATCTGTTTGTGGCTTCTTCTCATACACCAACTCAACACTTTCTGAAATTAATTCTTGAGTGTCAAGGAACGGAGCTTCATAGAATAACTGACTATCTAAATCAAAATTCTCCATATATTCTGGTATCTTTGGTAAAATATTTTCCACAGCATCATTATAGCCAACAAGAAAATCTATTTTATTTTCAACCAAACTTAATCTAAATTCTTGTGCTATATCACTGTTGAGTTTTTGAGACGCTACAATAGAAAAGAGCACTGAGGTTGCCCCCGCGCTCTTAATACGATTCGCTATTTTTTCATCATTAAAACAAACCCACGGTCTGTATTCTTTGTCTCTTTCTTCGTCGTACATTACTTTTGCCAACAAATCATAAACGGCTATACCACCGTTACGCATATCAAGGACACAATAATCTGCATCAAAGTCCTCAAAAAGCTGTTTTATACGAATGGCTTGCTTTGTAGTGTCTCCACCCTGTATTGCTTCAAGATAACATAGCATTCTGCGATATCCTTGTTTAATTTCCTTGCCAGATCCCTCTATACTTTGAGACGTATATGTAATACTTTCTGGAATAAGCCTAATACAACTAAAAATTGAATTATCATTATTTTTATTTTCAACAAAAGCCATATCACAAGATATAATTCTTATTTCTCCATCTTGCTTTGGGATAGCATGTGGATTTTTTTTTCTATTCAGCACATCTAATGTTAATCTTGGATAAAATGGCTTTCTTAATCTTTGATTATCAGTAAACATTTTGTATTTAAAATAAGCTGTAGTATTTTCTTTTATCATTTGATTCTTGTATTCAATAGCAAATGTAATAGGATCAAACTTCTTCATATCCTTATATATCTGATTTCGTGTTTTTATATTATGCTTCAAGGTTAAACTGTAATCAAATCCAAGGACACACTGATCTTTCCCGTTACGTACTTCCACCATGGTATCTTCTAATAGTTTTCCCATCCAGTGAGATGAATACCATGCAGAGCTTATATAAATATCGGTTGGTTCTTCCGCCAAAGCTGAATACTCGTCGAACTTTAAATATGGGACTGGTCTTATAATTTGGAATGGTGAGAGAACTGAATCTACAACAAACTTATCTATCATACGAAACTCTTCATATATAATACACGTACTTCTGTTACCTCTGGCATTATCATTTGCAGGAACAACCTTAATTGTGCTTCCATTCCTGAAATTTACAACCGTATCATTTTGATTGTCCTTAATACTAAGTATTTCTCTCCTGAGATTAGGAGATTGGCTCATTAGTTCATTTTTTATTTTCTCGGTAACAATAAGTTTAGATTGTCCCTTAGTTGCGCTTGCTATTACAATTTTACTATTTGGATACAGAGATGCTTTGCTACAACCAAAAATCGCAACAACGTATGATTTGGCAACTGCTCGTGAACCGACTATTACATTTGAAGAATTGGTGTTCATTTCATATAATTCCAAGTGCTGATATGGATATAAATTAAAACCAAAATACATTTCAGCATAACGATTTATATTTCTTTTAAAAAATGTATTCCATTCGTAAAAATGCATTAAATTGTTTTTGTTTGATAACCAATGTCCCTCTGCAACGTTCTTATAGGCGTTTAATTGACGTTCATCTAATAAACTTTCATTATTCATCTTCTGTTACCTTGATGGAATATTCTTCATCCATTGCTGAAGTGCCATTTATTAAATTGTTTGTTGGTCTTTCTACAAAACGCCTATAATATTCATCTTGTTCATCATAATCTTTGAATATTGACTTATCCTTAAAATATTCGGCAGGAGACATAGTTTCTATAATTTTAGTGAAATTACCCCAACACTCATCTGGATTGTTTATGGTTGTATCACCATTTGTTTTTGGCTTTAAATTTGCATTCCCAAGTGTTTGTTGATATAGTTTAGATACCTTATCGTATCTATCCATATCTTTGTCTTGCCTGGCTCTTGCTTTAAGTACATATTGTTCACATAGATCGTTTAACAATGTAGCCTGTGTTGCATTTTCCTCATCAATACTATCTTTATAAAGTTTATAATGCTCATTAAGCATGTCGTACTCTGCTTCAGAATAACCGATTCCCCACCTCTTCATGTTTTTTTGTAATTTTTTAGCGTCTGGTTCTTCCATATTTTCAATATCTGACTCCGACAGTATGAGGTTATTGTTCTGTTCATATAAATAATCATCATATGTTTTACCTGAATTCTGATTTAAATTACACTGGCGAACATATTCTTTTATACGTGAACGTTGAGCGCCGCTTTTTTTGCTTGCAGATAAAATACTATCATTCTGATAAATATCCCAGTGTAGGCAAACTCTTTTAATTGCTGCATCTTGATCTCCAAGTATTTCTTGATATTGTTTAACCAATGAATCAATACAATCATTACAAATCGGCAAATACGAATTATTCCCTTTAAAGAACGGAGACTGACTGAACGAAAAATTACCTTCTTGTTTTGCATACCTGGTTCCACATGTTACACATTTATGTGGTTTCTTAATTAAGCTTTCTTCAACTTCTGTTTTTTTAGGAGAGATTATTGTTGGTTTAGTAACTGCATCTTTATTTGCTGTTGCAATTACCAATAAACTTTCCTTTGGTTTGATACTTCCCTTTGGTCTGCCGCCTTGAGCCAAAAAATCACCTTCCTTTTATTCCACAAAAATAGACAGCCGAATTAACGACTGTCTTTGTAATTACAATATTTATTTAGCTAAACCTTTGTATTCTAGCGATCCGTCATTCAACGTCGAAACTAATACTTTACCTGTAACCATTTTACCGTCAGCATCTACAGCGTAAATCTTACCATCGTCAGCAACAAACTGTGATTTGCACATTACGCCATCTGCGCCGAGGAAATACCACTCGTTATTATACTGATACCACACGTTTGCTACCATCATTCCCGCAGCATTGAACCAGTACCACTTGTTCTCAATTTGTACCCAATCGTTCCGTACAGGCAATCCGGTGTCGCCGTTGTAATATGACCAACCTTCAGGAGTCTGCATCCAACCGGATTTCTTTTCTTCTGGAACTGGAGTAGCGGGAGATGATAGAGCAGCTTTAAAATCAGCCCATGTATGTTTTGTATGATTATATACATATGGGTTTGGGCAGATCTTTCCGGTAACATCGTAATGTCGAATTACGCGATCCGCAGGTATATTATATCTTTTCATTAGTTCTTTGGTTAATTCAATAGCGGACTGTACAGTAGCATCTTCAAAATACCAGTCCTGACTTGTATCGGCTTTGTTACTATTATTACGAACACACATTTCAATGCTCACACAGTTTGTATTTTTTGCAATTCCGTATAACGATCCGCCACCATTCGATAATTTCTTTCCACCCACTGCCCAACAATATCTAGCTACAGGATCGGGATTATACTGCCAAATATCACCTGAGAATCCTACATAGAAATCAGCAGAAGCATTTGTTGTTGTTCTCTGATTGTAGTAATTTATATTTGCTTTAGCGTCCCCAGTAGCTCCAACGTAATGTATAACTATGTATTCTATTTTACCTGGGCGCACAGATGTATTGTGTGTGCCGAAATTAGGATTTTGATTAATGTACATTTTAATTACTCCTTTCTGTTTGTATTTTCTCATTATAGCGGTTGAGGTAGGATTTGAACCCACGGTGCGGTTAAACACATCTATTTTCAGGACAGACATCATAAGCCTCTCGATCACTCAACCGGAGCGTCGTGTGCAAGAGTCGAACTTGCAAGTCAAATTAATGACCGACAGATTAGCAATCTGTTCCAATACCATTATGGGAACACGACAAAATAGGAGAGTAGTGTACTCTCCTTTAATTAGTAATACGAACTCACTCGCGGTTCGTTTATCTTGTCTGTAAAACAGTAGATTGATTAGGAATTAAGTAAATAATTCATCAGCTTCTTCGCCTTCATCTAAACCTATGACATAATGCTGAAGAGTTGTTTGCGAGCTTTCGTGTCCCAAGAGAGCTTTGGCTGCTTCTACGCTTTTACCTTGTGCTACCACAATGTCAGTTGCCGCGCTTTCACGGAGAGCATGTGGATGGAAGCGTCTTCCAAGTATAGGTGTAAATATATCAGTTCCCCATGTATTAAAAGTTCCTTCTGCCACCTGTTTTATCTGCCCACCATAAAATACTGTAAATAAATATGGACAGTCGTCATCTCTTTCATTTACCCATTCTTTTATAGCGTCCATGGAATAATCTGAAAATTTTAATCTTCTTGGCTTGCCACTTTTACCATGCCCTTTACATCTAATGATCGGAGTTTGATAATATTTCGCTGGCTTTTCAATGATATTCCCATTTTTGTCTTTAACCTTTGTTGCCTTTTCTACTAATTCTGTTTCAACAATATTTTTTAATATTTGTCTTGTCTCAGCTCTACGACAACCAGTTTCAAAGGTAAATTTTAAATAAGCAATCAATTCTTTTTTATTCTTGCGTTTTGATTCTTCGAGTTTTTGACACATCATTTCTATTTCTTCCCTTGTAGGCGGAACCTTTTCATGAACAAGCGCCTTTTCTGGCTTCTTAATGCTTTTATTAATAAAATTATGAAACATTGGGTATATATCGCAGTAGTAAACAACTATGTAATTATTTAATGTGCTGATTGCTGATCTTTTATTTGAAATATCAGAAGATGAGTGACCTAACCCAAGCAACCAGTTTTGATACCTCAAATATTCTCTCGGCTTTATGTCTGTAATTAATTTATCATCAAGATTATCATGAATCCAGTTTAACCAGATACGACAATTAGAGGTATAAGCTTTTAGTGTTTTATCCGAAAGTTCTGTCGAGTTCATTAAAAAATCTTCTAGTAATTCCCTATTCTTTGGATTACACTGTAAATAATCATTTTCTGTCATTGGAGTTAATGCTTGTATAGTAATCACTTCCCTTCTTTTGTTTGTACTAGCGAAATCTTCTCATCTATTCGCCCGTTTTCTCTGTCGCCAAAATAGGCACAATAAAAGAGCAGACTGTGACATCTGCTCCTCTTAATTACCTTAGTTTTTAATATCAAATTCACAAAACCGACTGCCGGCATTTTTAATAACAAACTTACTGTTACAATCAGAGTGAATAAATGTAAACACATCATCTACGTATATGTACTCGTCGCCATATTTGGCTTCCTGGCACCAAATTTTCTCATCGTGAGAAATGGTGAGAATATATTCTCCGGAGTAGCTATCAATGTCTGCCGAACAAATCTTTACATCGAAAAGCTCAAATGAAGCATTCTTTGTGATCCAATTTAAAATATCAACCATAGTCTCGTAATGAGCAACAATATTGACTCCCTCAAAATCATCATTGTTTTTCTGTTCTCTTTCATACGCGCCTAATAATTCATAACCAAATTCGTTTAATGATCCAAAACTATATGTTTTAATATTAATCACCTCGATTTTTATTCATTTACGGCATTTTTTAAATTTTTACCTGCTTTAAATTTAGGGGTCTTTGTGGCGGCAATGGTGATAGGTTCCCCTGTCCGTGGGTTCTTACCTTCTCTGGCAGACCTTTTACCTACGCTGAATGTACCAAATCCCACTAATTGCACAGATTCACCCTTTGCGAGTTCTTCTGAAACCGTATCTAAAAGTGCAGCAAGCATAACTTCTGCCAGTTTCTTGCTCTCGCCTGTTTTATTCGCCATTGACTCTAAAATTTCTGGTTTGTTCATATTATGTATTTCTCCTTTTATCCTTTTGATTTTTAATAGAAGAGCGGTAATCTGATACTAGATAATATCAGCACTTACTCCGTAATCTTTAACTGTAATAATCATAAAATCTGATTTCGCGTAACCTTTATTGTTTAGCAAATCCTCAACGAAAGTATCAAGTTCTGCATCAGTCGCAAACTCAACAGGCACAACCTGACTTGCTTCATTGGTCTTTGTCATATATTTATAGAGGCTTGCGTAGTTATCACGTTTGTCTGCTAAGTCTAAAATCCTGTACATACTCGATCCTCCTTTGATGTGGTTAGTTTAATTTAGCTCAATATCGCACAATGCCTTGACTCTTTTATTTTCAGTCACGATAGTAACTGTTTGTTCAGGCAATCCAACAAGCCTTTTGTCTATTGCATAGCTATCCATTCCATCAACACAACCAGACTGAATAACTTTAACTCCGTCTACTGTAGCCATTCCATTTGTATGTCTGTGTCCTAAATAGCACATATCTGGCAGTGGATAATTTGCTTTTCTAGCCAATTTCGTCATATTATAGACTACATTACTCATTGAATCCTTGTCCCCATGACTGGCATAAACACTATGTCCTCTTACGTTAAATGTTGCAATGTTAATATCCAACGTGTTGTCTTCAACATGTACATTTTCAACTCTCTTAAATTCTTTTTTCAAGGCATATGGAATAAGTAAATCAAAATTTTCTCCTTTTGGAGATTCTTCCTTACTTGCTGTGGAACGAGAGTGATTTCCCGGAGTCGTGTACACATAAACATTCTTAAAATTAAAGCGAAGTGTGTCTATAAAATTACCAACTAAATCTGAAACCAACTCAATTTGTTCTATAATATTCTCTTTAGCCTCGATTCTGCCGTTTAAGTGTATTAATCCGTGTATCATGTCGCCGCCAAGTATCACGTAAGCATTTTCGCCGTTATATGTATTCTTGATTTCCAATACTTCATCTAAATATTTTTTCATTCTGCACTTAAGAATGTCAACATTAAATTTATTCAATGGGCTATCTACTTCGACGGAACAGTGTACATCTGTAAGATGAATAATTAAATCTGAATCACTATCAATAATGGGAGATGGGTGGTAATCGAATGAAATTGGTTGATATTCGTCAATTGCTCTTTTGACAATCTCAAATAATTCTTCTCTTCTGGACTGTTCCCTCAAGAGTTTATTTAATCCAGTTCGTTCATCATATAATTTTTGCTTTTCTTTTTTGATTTCCTGTTTTTCAAGTGTGAGTTTTGTGAAATAATCGTCATCATCTAACACAACATTTTTTTGTCTCAGGTATTCAGCTCTAGCATATCCGCCGAAAATAGTAGAAGACGCTTTACGAATGGTTTCTGACGAGCACTGAATGTTGTATTTATTCTTGAGATCGTCCCAATCAAAATCGCTGAAATCTCCGTATGCCATATCTATTTCTCTACAAGCAGCATTATATGACTCTTCCGTAAGTCCCAGTTTAGCTAATTTTTCTTCAAAATTATACAGTATGTTCACCCACCTTCTTATTCTTCATTTTCTTCACTAGGAGAGTAGGAGTTACAATTTTTAATAGAAATATCTACTCCGATAAATTTCTTTGAATCTGAATCAAAGTTGACAAGTACCGCATTATTTTTACAAACAGAGTGATGATTACAGTTTTTACAAATGTGATTATCAATCATTTATATAAATCCTCCAATTATTCATTGTATTTTATGTGAAACATTACCATATATTATTTACAAGATGTATGTTAGTATTATATGAGTGAGAATAGACGCAAAAAATAGATATAAAAAATTAAATGATTTCATCTATACTTTTCAAAATACTATGAGCTATTCCATATTCAACCTGCTCATCTGCATCAAAGTACCAATCTTTACTCTTATTCTTGTTGAAAGTTTTCTGGTCAATGTTTGTACGCGATAATACATAATCACACATCTGCTGAATTTGCTTACGATATGTTTTCTGTGATTCCTCCACCTGTTCAAAAGTTCCCTGTACTCCGGTAGACCCGGTATGTAACATAGCCTGAGAACGAGAAAGACAATATCTGTGAGTACCCGCAAGGAATAACAGAAAACCACCAGAAAGTGCAATTCCCATATTTACGGTAACAATTGGAGTAGTAGACGCAAGCATTGTATCAACTAAACTATATGTACTATATAAACAACCGCCAGGAGACTGAATGAAAATTTTAATTGGAGTTCTTTCTTCAATTGATTTACCCTTGTCTTCACGGTTTATATTTATAATAGATCTCTGAATCTCTAATACGCTTTCATCAATCTCATAATCAATGTAAAATGTGCGATTTTCAGCCAATCTCCAATAATTCACCATTTCTGGAGCTGGTAACTGCATGTTTTCTAAGTTTGCTGGGAGTGTTAATAATAATTCGTCTATAATAAAACCTTCTTCCTGTAGTTTATTTTATAATGAGAATTTCAAACTTGAATTTGCAACGACTACTCTTGTAGATTTACACTTATTTTCTAATTCTTTTTTCAATGCAGTAGCCAATGTTTCTTTCGCTTCCTTACTTCCATGATGCAGCACAATCTTATTGCAATTTACAGATGAATAAATATTCACTAATTGATCAAATGGAGCATGACCAGACATACTTTTTAAGCTATACGAACTACATCTGCAATTATATTCTTTTGCGTCAATAGTAATAGTTTTTCTCTTATTGTCTTTTAACATGCTTGCAAGACTACCCTCAGTGCTAAAACCTACGAATAGGATAGTAGCATTAGGATTACAGACCAAAGACTTTAAATGATGACGTATGCGTCCCACATTACACATCCCGGCTGTACTCATGATGCAGCAAGGTTCAGTAGAAGATACCAATGCTTTGCTTGCTTCTGGTTCTTTTACAAACACCAAATTATCCCATTTAAGCATTTCATCAAATTTCTTCTTATCCTCACCTTCCAATATTTCCGCATAATCCTTGAATATTGAAATTGCAAGAGGAGAATCAATATACAACTTTGGTTGCCATGGTTCATCTTTGTAGAGTTCATACACCATTAATGCCAACTGCTGAATTCTGGACTGAGCAAATGACGGAATAAGTACCCTTCCGTTCATTTCTTTAATCTGTGTATCGATGATTGATTTTAGCTTATTCAAATCATTTTCACGCTCTTTTTTACCAGTTTTGAGATCAGGTCTATCGCCATATGTAGATTCACCAATCAGTAAATCACATGATGTCACTGGCTCAAATTTACCGACAAAATAATTATCTATATCTTTATTTCCAATATCACCCGTATAAACGATTGTCTTTGTTAATCCACCAACCGTAATATACAAAACAATCTGGCAGCTATTAAGCAAATGGCCGCTGTGGACAAACATGAATGACAGCTCATCATCTATCGTGACTTTCTGGTTAATTGGTCGTTCAATAGTGTATTCAAGCATTGTATTTACGTCTGATATATCATATAATGGACTATAATTCTTATTATTTTGAGTGTTTATAACGAAGATATCGCGCTCTGCAATATATGCTGAGTCACTTGCCATAGTCTTAAATACACCTTTTGAGTTCGCAGGAAGAACCGTAGCCCCTCTGAACCCATCTCTGTATAACTTTGGTACAGCAAGACAGTGATCTCCGTGTAAATGAGATATGAATACTAAATCAATATCTTTTGCTTTAAATTTCGTTGGTTTTCTATTGTTTACCAAGAAATCTTCGTATTTAGAGTTCGATTGATGTAAGCCAAAATCAAGTAACAACCTATGATTTGGAGTCTCAACATAAACACAGCTACCCGTTACGTCTTCGCTGGCAGGTTCATCAACAAATGATACTGTAATTTTGTCTTTTTTCTTTGCGATGGTCAAAACCACCTTTCTTATTATTATTTCACATATTTGTCTTCAATATATCTTTTATGTCTTGTGATAGACACGCCTACATGAAACTTGTCAGTCTTTAAATATGTATCCGATTCAGACCCGTCATAATATTTGCTTTCTTTGTAATTTTTGTACGCCACCTTATCATAATATCCACATGAATGCTTACCATCTTGATTTCCTGAGGTAGTGTGACATTCTCCAATTACATTGTTTGCCAATAATTCATTAAATGCTTTTTCGTTAATGAGTTTTATAACAGTAACCTTCTTTCATTTTATATTTCTCCCAATGGGAGAGTAGTTTAAATTTAAAATAGTCAACACTTTGCCGACTAAGGAGAGCGTCTGCGCCCAACTTAAGTAAGTCAAGCGCAAACACATATGAAGAATGAAGTATATATCTATCATAATAAGTAAAAACACACCTATTTTAAAACATCAAAAATTCCTTGTAAAATCAAGGGTTTAAGAGGTATTTTTGATGTTTTTAATTTCCTAACTTTTTATAATATGACTTGTTTTGTTCGTTTTTAATATTTTTCGCACAACCACTACAATACTTACTACGATTTGATTTTTTTCTTATAAGAATCCCACAACACACACACCTAACAAATTTGCCTTCTCCTTTATACATCATGTATTCATAACCCAATTCTCTTAAATCAGATATGTATAATGTAACTTCTCCTTCTAGGTCAATGAAATTAACTTTGATATTTCTATTGGTGTTCTTTTTTGATATAGATATCATAGGAATCCCGCCATGCGATAGTTTTAATAATTGATTAACCAAATGAAATTTATCATCACTTCTTTTTGATCTTAATCTTGCTGTATTATAAATAAGTGATATATCAGTATTGATCCAACCGTCATTTTTTTCATATATCATATTGTAAGCCTTTGCATAGCACAACATGGTAAATAAAAATCTTTCTAATCTGGCATCTTCAACGGTTCCTATTATTTCAATTTCTTTTTTTGTTATTGCAATCTCATCAATTTCATTTAGTTTATACTTATTTGCCTTTTTTGAAATTGATTCAATAATGTTTTCCCAAAACACCTTATTATAATTTGGATAATTTTTAGACATAAATTCATCTAACTTACGTTCAATTTCATTTTTATTCAAATTTTCTTGATGATAATAATATTTTGCCAACAAGAACAGGGTGGAAGAAGGCTTTCTGCCAACTTCTCCCTTATCCAATAAGTTTTTTACATATTTAACTTCATTTAAAATTAGACTCATTCATTTTCCTCCGAATCATCAACGTTTATCTCAACCTTTATGTCACATATATCTAATTTAAATTTCTCTCCATTAAATATAATATCTCCATCTTTTGATTTGGTCGGATAAGAAATTTTATAGTTGTTTAGTTTCAATAGGTTTTTAATAAAAGTCTTTCCACAAATATCCCATGCGAATTGTTTTGATGCATTATTTTTATAACACAATTCCAATATGATATTACAAATTACATCTTCATCAGGGCAAGCTATATAACACATGTTTTCAAACGTGCTCCTAATGAGATATCTTTGTAATATTCTTTCGTCTGATTTTAATCTCTTACTTTTTGCTTGCAACATATATCTGGAAGAAACTAATTTATATTCTTTATATATTTGCTGAATTTTTTTATATAATTCAGGAGAATATGTTACTCCAACACTTTTTAATATTGAATAATCAAACGTTATCTGGTCATTGATCTTTAACTTGTTGTCAAATTTTTTCTCAATCTTCCAGCAAATTCTATTCACTACACAAGGGTTCATTCCTAGAGGAAAGTGGGTTTCATAGTAATTTAAAAACTCTTCTTCATCGCTATTTCTTTCTTTACACATTTCCAATTCCTCAATTGACTTGTCGAACTTGATCTTACATTTTTCAGAAGTATGCTTGATATAATTCTTATACTCCTTATTGCACTGTGGATAGATATATCTCATGAAATAAGGTTTTTTATCAGCAACTATTTTTTGATTTAAAACTCTGGTTTTCTTTTCATCATTGGTTAGATCAAATGGTTCAAAAGTCCCATCTTTGTTTCGTTTACTCAATCGATTTAAAGACCAGTCACTCCAATTACCCGGTATTGGTTTAGCGTCAATTCCTTTTGTCTTGTCAATTGCATTCTGTTGGTATAACTGCCCGCATTTAATCCTGTAATCAAGTACATTATATTCTCGGCTTCCAGCATGATATTGCGCTTGCACCTCAAACATTGAGGTTATCTTGTTGGTGGTAGACCCAACGTCGTTCCCAAAACTGTTTATGTTTGATTCGTAAAAATCATCTTCAGTAGGAATGCACTTTGGAGCCTTTCTTTGCACACACACTATCGCAGGTAATTGTTGCGTATTCCTGACTATAACGTCCATAGATGTGTTGATTACACAGTCACCCTTATTTACCCTCGGTTTCCCGATATTTATTAGGGGAATAGACTATATCATACCCAATACTCCTATTACCGTCATATTGAGCCTTGGCGCTTCCACAATGGTATTTCACTCACTATGTACTCTACTCGGTTATTCACTGCGACATTTCTTCGCAATTATCCTTTCGATAGTCGTTCCACATAAATCAAAGTTTTTTTGATTTTTAGCACGGCGATTAGGAAACTACACCCTCCCCCGTTAGCACATATTCTAGCTGTCATTTCCTACAGTTCCTATACGTAACATGCACACCCTAGATTTCTAGGTTCACCAAGTTTTACAAGGACAGATATTTATCAAATCCTTATCCATACCATTCATCGCTTTATCTGACGTATCCCAACTATTAAAAATAGTAATAGTGGTCATGTATTTGTAAAAATCATTCATTTTGTCACTACTTGCGACTTCTAATAATCTGATATTGTTGTGACAGGTCATGGGAGCGCGAAAACTAGCTATTTTATTTACCTTCACATCTATCCAGTATTTAGAATAAATTTGACCAGCTTTTAGTAAACCTGTAACTTTGAGTCCAAACATAGATTGACAAAGAGAGTATGGATCCCCACACACCAAAGAATAATTAGCCGGGACGGTTAATACCCCTACTTTTGCCTCATCTATTCTTTTGTCTATCATCTTATTTATTTGACTCTGCACATAAGGATCGTTTTTCATTCTCTCATCTATCATTAAAGCTGTTGCAAAAGATGAGTCTAGGTGCTGAACAGTCTTACTCGTTAAGTGAGTTCCCTTTGAATACAATATTGTTTTTCTGTAATCTCCAGACAATATATCGTTTATTTCTGATACAGTTGGAGATATCAACTCATCTAATTCTTCATCTGTAAAATTATAACTCTGCAAAAATTGGTAATTCATATTCCTTACATTTTCTAATTTTTCTTCAGCAATCTTTGTAATCGCAAAATCATAATGATTCTTCTTACAGTTATGTAAATATGTATATATCGAATGATAAGAATCCCACAGTTTGAGCATAGATTCAGTTAAAATCAATTCTATATTCTTGATATGATGCCAAGTTCCCCATACATCTTGAATATATTTTATGCTTCTATCATGTGCGAATTTTTGAAAATCGATGCAAAAAACAGCGCCCTTACAAAAACTGTTTCTTATAACACAACCTGGCAACACGTAATCTTCTCCAAGTTCTTCTCCCCAACGTCGCATTAATGAAGGCATAGCCATACCATATCCATCACTATCAATCAATTCAATTGGCTCATCTTTTTTAAATATCATTTTTGGCTGATCAACGTCAGTATCATCTAGCATAATTACATCAGAAGTAAAGTGCGTAATACTGTCATGAACGACACATATACCTTTTGGATTAGACACCGGAGTTGATGCACTACAAGTCAAAGATTTATAGGCTTCTAATTTTGCAGGAGAAAATTCTTTCGTTTCATCCCTTCCATTGTTTATACGCCGTCTAATCTCGCTTGCATGCTTTTCGCTTATAAACACAATTGTTTCGTTTTTTACCCCACCAGTTGTACCGAGTAATCTCACATATTTCACGTTATTTAATTCAAATCCATTTAAATGCAATTTTTCAAAATCTGATATTTTATCAATTACAATGCATACATAATCTCGCTTGTATAGTAAATCATCAAGCTCACTCAAAAGCACTTTGATTTCTTTTTGTGTTTTTTTGATATCATCATCATATTTTAATTTTTTTATCTTATCTTTTAAATACTCGGTGTATATATTAGGATTTTTAATATTATTCAGTTCATCTAACCAGCGAAGCATTTGACTATCATTCAGTGAGATAAGTTCATTATTCTCCCTCGCTTGGCTAATTGTCAAATTTAGTTTCCAGTCATTTCTTCTTAATCTAGCTGAATGAATCTTTAAAACAAATCTTGGAGACACTTTTGCTTTACTCAATCAAACTTCCCCCTTTTGTAGACGCAAATACGTATCTTAACTTACAACCTATCCCATCATAATTTAATACGTTTTCATATATTTTTTTCATTGCTTTTGTTATTTTATTAATAAAAATTTTGTAAATATTTTCATATGTAAAATCAAATTTTTTATCAATAAAATCATGATATGTTATGAAATCACGGGCAAAATTGGAGACACTACAATTTTCTTTTATACCAATTTTAAAAGTTCCTGGTGCATTGATTGTAAAATACCAAATACAATCTTCAGCCTCAAATATTTTTGATACATCTTTTAATACTTTAAGTGATACATCTTCTATTAACTTTTGATTAATAGTAAATTCATTTCTTCGAAATATATCATTTTTAATGTCTTTTATTATTTTTAACAATTCAGATGGTCTCAAGATCCATTCCCTTTTATCATTCCATATGTAGTTATGCTGCTTATTACCATTAATATCAACATAACAATAGTTTATCGAAATATTTTTTCTCGGCTTTATTTTGCAAATACCAAAAGTTATTCCACTTTTTGTCATATTAAATACGTTATTGTTCCAATATTCGATTGACTCTTTATTAATAATGTCTCTAAATGTTTGATTATTTTTCTTTATACACGATTGTCTTTTTAATAAATCAAAGCAAACCTCCTTATCAAAAATATCTAGACATTTAAAATAATCAAAGACATCTTCTTCTGATACTTCTCCATTTTTATATTTTTGCAATTCACTCCAAAACCAATCAAGTCGTTCCCACTGAATTTTATAATTCAACTTATCTTGTCTTTTCCATTCGATCTTTCTTTTTGCAATAGTATCCTCGTAGTCTTTATGAGAATAACTTTTGATAAAACAATATCCATCGGAGTAGATAAGTTTAAATTCTGGAATATCGTTATTATGTTTTTGATTAATAAATTCTCTGGCATCCACTTCTACGACATCAGTTTCTAATTCATCCCATTTTGGAATATAATATTCCGTCTTTTTGTTTGAATATTTAATTTCAAAAAAGAATAATTTTCCTTCATCGGTATCTACAATAAGATCTGGACGATAATCACCAAAATTTGTATGCAACGTTTTCTCTGTTTGTATGTTAGACACCGTGTATAAGTTGTTGTCTATTTTAAACTTACAACCATTTTCAAACAGCCAAGTCTTACAAATGTAATGGACAAAACTTTCTTCACTACATCCACCACTCTCATGATAGAAATGAGGCTGAACCTGATATTCTTCATCTTTCTTATATGCCCTAGGTTTAACAATCCCCTTACAACACGGACAATGGTAGACTACATCAGCTTTCACGTCAGAAATATGTATATAATTGGCTGATTCATCAAGTGAGTCCAGTCCAACGATTAACTGTGGCAAATCTCTTAATTCAAATTCAATTTTATCGTTTATAATCTTTTCCTCCTAAAAATATTTGGTTGTGTTTTGTGATGGATTTATTTCTGCATCAAAGTCTTGTTTTACGGCACGCCAATGCCTTTTATGTAATCGTTCAATTTTATTTCAATCTATCTTTTAATTTTTCCACGTAGCTAATGAAGTTTCCCATAGTCTTAACATCATCATTAAAATATCCATTACTAACAAGAGTTTCGAGATATCCTGCGACTTTTTCACACATAGAGGCGGAAGATGAGTTTACGATCACATTTTCTCTGATTAGAATTCTTAAGCCAGCTTCCGTATCCTGGAGCCATAAGTCACAGTGGAATTTATTTTCATCTTCTAAGTCATTATTTACTTCTGCGATAATTGCATAATTCTCATTTATGGATACCTCTACGCTTGCCAATTTCTTATAATTCATCATATTTTTATTCTCCTTTATATTCTTTTAAAATTTGTATCGATTTACGGTTTTAAGTAGTTAATGGTAAAATGTTCACGCCAATGTGTTTGAGCCGAAATTTATGCTTAGTTTTAATGCTCAGCTTGTAGTTTTCAATATGCCAGTGTTATTTATTAGCGATTCTATTTTTCGCAATAGTTCTCATTCTAGCAGCACGCTCAATTTTTTGTTCTTCCGATAATTCGACTTTTCGTGGGGCAGATAGCTTAAAATACTTAATAGGCGCATGACCGAAGATGCTGCCATCAGGATTTTTCACATAGTCAATGTCGTCTGGATGTTCCTCTTTCAGCTTCTTGACCTTATTGATCCACTTGCGAGCTGTGAACGTAAATGAGATTTTGCGCATGTTTGTAAGAAATTCAATACAGTTTTCGTTATTATTATCCTGGTTGTGTTCAATAGTAGTCATATTATTTGTTTCCTCCCTGTGATTTATTGCGTGATTTACGGTTTCTATACTCAGTAAGTGTTGGATAAGAGTATCCATATGTACGATATCCATAGCGATCATCTGATTCAAAATCTTTCTCTGATACAAATCCTGCGAATTCTCTGTGAAATTCCTCTCTTGATGGAACTGGGCTTGGTTTGGTTCTCTTAGTTTCTGTCATTATGTAATTTTTCTCCTTTAAATTTTTATATTTCAATTCCGTACTTTTTGAAAATCTCAATGTCTCTGATTTTCTCTAAAAGGGAATCGTAGTTATTTTGCTCATATAATTTTTCATATTTTCTATTCTCTGAAACTACATATTCATAAACTTCCTGTATCTGAGATGCAGAATATTTATTTTCTCTGTATAACTGATTATACATTTGTGCCAATCGACGATTTCCGTTTACTTTTTCAATATCCTTACTTACATATTTGAAAGATTTATTATACTGTTTTTGATTTTTAGCAAACGTATCAATATAATCCTTATCTTCCGGTCTACCATACACGTTAGGGAGTTGCCTGATTTGATTTTCACCATTTAATACAAAATCATCTTGTCTACTTATATATAGAAGTCCTTCAGTTTCAAGTATTTTGTTATACTCAATCACAGTTCTTTGAGATATATTGCTCTGCTTTGATATGTAATCAATTGTAAGATTTCCAACCACATGAGATTTTGAATCCCCATTATCTAAAAATACTGATATATTATTGTTTATGGTTCCGATAATATAAATGAAATATTTTAGCAAAATAAAACTACTTACATTTTTAACATTCATCATCTTATGCATTTCATCTGATGTAACTGCTACATATAAATCCGAAGAGGTGTCCACCCATATGTTTGAGCAATCAAGCACATATGATTTTGTTTTCTTATTTTCATAATCCAGAAATATAATATCGTTTTCTATCAGTTCACGTATCCCAGTATCAAGTGACTGCACTGTGTATTTAGTAGCTGCAACATTACCGGACAAGTAATACATCAACTGGTCTGCCGATAAATATGGTTTCATTATGCCTTTTGCGGTAGACAAACTAAGCCCACAATACGCAGCCACAGCATACTGAGATAGTATAGAAGATGTTACTATTTTTTTATCCAGCAATACTAATATTTGATCACTTCCTTTCTTCATGGAGGTAATATGGGGGATAGATTTGTGCAAACATCGCGAATAATACATTTCTATCCTCCCAGAGTGCAAATTTCGTTCAATTTTTCCATTCTATCCTAGAGACGTTTTGAAAAATTAGGTCAAAAAACGGATGAAATTTGCAGACAGTTAAATCTTCTATAAATAATAAATCATCTATGATATATTATTGTCTCTAATTTGCACGTTTTGAAATTTAGTAAATTACCTCCATTTTAAGTTTGAAAATCACTGGGCAGAAAACGTCCATTTAAATATATAGTTTCATGCATGAGTGGACATTTACTTCCCAGTCACTTCCAAAATCATAGGGAAGCAAACGTCCATTTTTTGGTATAAGGATAAAAGCATAATAATATTAGATAAAAGCATAATAAAAGCATAATTGCTACGCTTTAACTTTTCAGTTAAATCTACGCAGATAAAAACATTTTTTCTTGTTTTATTTTTCCATCTTATTTTCATATTGGATTATTAATCTGATATAAGCTTCAAGGCCTGTTTTAATTGGTATCGCCAAATACCGTTTATGTATAGTTACATATTATTCAGTAGAGTACCTGTCTGTAGATATTGTTATCTTTGAATGTAATCATACCCCGTACACCTCCTTGATAAATTTTATTTCCATCTATTACATACTCATAGTATATCACCCATATATCACCATGTCAACAATTTTATTTCAATCTATTAAACTTATTTTTGCACCTATATTCTTGCCAGTGTATGGTACGGGTATATACATAAGAAGAATATAGTTGTTTGACCGTCATATGATACTCATATTCCGTTCAAAATAGATTTAATGGATAAATGTGCCAATAAGAGTTAAAGTCGATTTACGTGGCCTATAACGCTTTGTGAGTATTGGGATAATGTGGGAGTAGTAATTAGATGGGATATGAGATTTATATGGGTGATATATGTAGCAGCTATAGGTACAAATATTTTAACACATTTTATTTGGCTTATATATAGGAAGTGTTTGGTGCTGGAGATGTGATCCAGTAATATTTTATATCATTTTGCGTACAATTTAGTTTAATTTGGTAAAGTGAGTTGTATTAAAATTAAAACAGTCCGGGTTCGGGAGAGAGGTTAAAATTGTGATCTAAAACATAGAAGAAATGCTTGTTCTAATTACGTTTGTTGGGTGTATGAGTGGTGATAATTCTGGGATAATTATAGAGCAGATCTGGTGGATAATGTAAAAAGTGGTCGGGTTCGGGAATATAGCTTATCTGTGGGATTTGTTGGGTATTTAAGTGGTCATTTTAAATTGTGTGAGGTGAGACACAATTCATTTTTTGGCTTAGACATGGGTACTCCCCGAAGGTATATCCGAAGTATTGGAGTAAATTTGATGGTAAGTTATCTGACAATAATGGGAAATTATAGGTGAGGTGTGAGTGGAACTGATAGGCTGCTTTTCACCTGAGATTAGTCCGGTTGAAATGTAAAATATCCCCCACCTATGGGATATGTTTCATTGTAAGGTGGTTTTCCACCATAAAAGAACGTTATATCTGGCTGAAATCAGGTGATAATATTGATAGTAATTCCTATTATAGTGGTCAAAATATTGTATCAGGTGGATTGATAATGGCATGAATTGTCAGACACAGAAATTCGTTCGGATATATTTGGTTGTGCACAACTGAATTAAATACTAATGTTGTAATTACAACGCTTTTGTTGTAAAAACAACGTAATTATCCATATTACTATACGACATATAATATATACTTATTCGCATACCTATCCACATATTAATAGTTCAATAATGAACCACTTGATCCTCAATATATAATAGTATAAAATTAAATTTAGCACAATACATTCTCCTTGATCCACCAAATCCACTTCAATCCCAACTCATAACCATATCTTATGTCTAACCATCTATCTATAATCACACTTAATAGTATAATAAGCATATAAGTCTACTCACAATCCACCACCACTACCTAATATCATCATATCCATTTATAGATAACATCAATTTTATTTCAATCCATTGACTTCCTATTTGTCCCATGATATCATTAAGTCATGACAAACAAATGTTCTGTTATTCAGACACACCATATTGCAGCCACACGAGCCACGTATCACTCTTTATCAATTGGTGCTATATCAATCATCAACTGACAATCAATAGCATTCAGTATCCTATTAGCTTCACTTACTCCGAATTGTTTCTTCCTCATAAGCTGATATATTCCTTGCCTACTCATTCCAAGCTTGTCGGCTATGAATTGATACTTGATACCTTTGCTTTCTATGTGACCATCTATAATGGTTGCTAACTCATTCATGACGTATATCTCCTTTCATTGGTAGTAAAGTAGTATATCACAATCAGATACGTAAGTAAATAATATTTGAAAAAAGAAATAAAAAGCATTGACATATGTATATGAATATGATATACTTATATCAGGTTAAGAGATACGAAATACATACAAACAAGTCAATCGAAATAGGAGGAAGTAAAATGGAAAAGTTTAAAAAAGGAGCAGAATACAAACTACTTAGAAGAGGCGGGAACGACGCAAAAAGAACATTCGAAGTATTGGGCATCAGTCATTCAGTTATGAAAATTCAGATCAAGATAATTGGTAGAGTTGAAGTTTTTGATTTAAAGGTTGACTATAAAGGAATTGAATATATTAGCTTGGGTTGTGGCTTTCCAATGTATGAAAATCCCTCGGCAATTGACATTATAGAACAGGAGACAATAAAATGAAACAAAAGATTGAAGTTATCTTAAAGGTTTTAAATAGCAAGGGTGTCACATGTAAATATATTGAATACGAATATGTTGAGCCTTTTATAAAGGTTACAAATTGTGGTTTATTAGACAGGTATAGCGTGGCAGATTATATTCGTAAAAATGGGTTCAACTGTGATATAGATTAATAAGGAGGACTTACAATGGCAGTATATGTGTGTCAGTTACCACAAAAGTATCAAAACGAAATAGTAGATAGGTGTAGAAAGATATTTGAGACACTTGGAGACTGGATAAACATGGAAGAAGAAATCGAAAATGTATTAAACTCCAAAGTATTAGACGTATCTGCAATAGACGCTAGCCGATATTTAAAATATTACAAACCTTTAACAGAAAAGAAATAGTAAAGGAGGATTCACACGATGGTAATATACATATGCCAGTTACCGCAAGCAATCCAAGACGAGATTGTAAAGAAGTGCAAGAAGGTATTCAAGTCACTTGCCTATCCCGTAAACATAGAAGAAGAAATAGAAAACGTTCTTTGCTCTAAACTGTCCGATATTTCCGACACAATCGATATTAAGCCATATTTAAACATTAAGCCTTAACTCAAGTCTTACCCATAGAACATCATGGGAGTGGGTGCAAATCCCACAAAGGCTAGTACAAACTAAATAAGGAGGTTTTAAAAATGATAGTAGAAGAAAAGAGAAAACGTGATTTTGCTGTTAGTTTAGATCAATTATTACAGGAGAATATTGATTGTTATATTGACGAGATGGGAGAGCCTATCCCATGCCCATATAATGAAGGCACTGTTTATAATTGGCTGATGGAGCAAAAAGACTATCACCTACTAACAACCACATACGTAAAAAACATGATTCATTTATTCATGACGGATTTTAAGGCAAGAATGGAGTACATGCACAAAAACAATTTATTATAGTAATAACGGTCTATCAGGGCGAGCCTGTAGCATCAAAGCAAATAGACTAATCATCAAGTGAAGTAACTTGTTCCACACAACGGAAAAGAGTCCAACAGCTACCAACTGTCAGACTCAACCCAAATTACATATGGGAGGTGATATAAATGCCCAAAGGCTACTTTGTTCCTTCCGGTTACATGGGATTCCTTAATAATAGCTACCAACTATTTGCGACTGAATCCGAGTATCTGGAATACATAAGTTAATCACCAAATGGTAGGGAGTAAGTCTCTCTACCTATCCCAGAAGAACATATGTGAAACGTGTAGATAATCTCAACATCATTCTATCACATTTCGCAGGATATTCAATCCTAAACGTATGTTTCCCATGTAATTAGCAATCGCACCTTGAAAAGTGAATAGAAATGTATTAGAGTTTCATACTTAATGCGTGAGGCTGTTATATATGATATAATGGCGCACAGGAGGTGGAAACGATGATTAAATACTATAAGCTGTTTGACATTCTAAGGCGCAACAATATGACCGTTGAGCAGTTAAGAACCGACATTCAAGCGTCCAGTGCGACGATGACCAAACTACGCAAGAATGAGAATGTATCCATTGACGTGATTGACCGCATATGCGATAGATTGGAATGTCAACCGGGAGACATAATGGAGTTCGAAAAATCTTTAAAAAGTTAAAGAAAACAATTGACATATTAAAGAATACATGATATAATTGTATTATCAAAAGGAAATAGAAAAGGCGGCCACCGACACCGACCAAAGTATCAGACCACCTTTTCACACAACACTTGATAATACAAGCGCAATAATATTCTAATACATTTTTATTCGCTTTTCAAGTGCAATCGCACACCAATTTCCTTTAAGTAATTATCTCCAGTGATGAAACTGGAATCAAGTAGAACGGCTCACTAAAAACTGAATAAAGTGAACAACCGATTCTATACGGTTGAAACGTGAAGCGAAATAGAGCCTTCCATCTTTAAAGGTGTATAGGTTGAACCACATCGGCATATATTGCGGTCACTGGTTACGGGGCTTTTGAAAAAGTAGACACGTAAGAATATATAGAAGCCGTCAGCGAACAGATTATAGTTTGCATTACGGCATAGAAATAAATCTTCCAGAGGTAGAGACTGGAATCTATTTCAAACGAAAAACTTCTTAAAATCTAATACAATCTATGGTTATTTCTATTTTGGAAACAACCACCGTAACAACCCTATGAGTCATAGGTAACCAACAAATAACGGCAGACCGTAACACAATTTTATTATCTATCATGCGAGCAAATATATAAATCAAACATATCTAAGACGTATGAAACGAACGATGATTAAGGCTCTTGGCAACTACTCATTAGGAGAGGCTCTGCTACACAATCCTTAATATATAGTGAATTTCTTATTTTGGAATCATTGGTTTATTGTTCGTATGAATACTTAATGAAATGTATAATTATAAAGAAAGGCGCATAAATATGAAAATTAAAAATGTAATTATCGTCACAGCACTTGTGACAAGTGCTTTTTTATTTGGCAGATTTGGAAATATGCACACCATCAATATGAATCAGGTCACAGATATTCAAGTAAATGACAACGGAGCACAGATAACCTTATTAGACGGTACAGGATACTATTGGGAAAGATGACCAAATATCCATTTCATTGAAAAGGAGAAATATAAAATATGAGAGATTTAAAAGAAATTTATCGCAAGTATGAAGTAAAAGCTAACAGCGTAGAAGATTTTCTAAAAAGATATACGAAACCTAGTAGAAACGAACAGAGATGTGCCGATTATCAAGAAGCAAGAATCGAATCTCATACGGAAGATTTAAACAAATACGGTTATACATTTATAACTCACCACGACAGCATAACAGGCGAATGTGTTAGCTATTATGGGACTGAAAAATAACAGTCAACACCAAATTTTACGGGCTTGTATTTGTCACAGGATACAAGCCTATTTTAGTAAAAGAAAACACTATCAATCGATTATTTGACAGGAGAGATAGAATGTATAAGGGGAAAAATATAGCTAAAGAAATTGCTAATATGAAATATATTTATCAGCTCATTGTTAATGAAGGAAAAGAGGAATACAAAGACGAGTATATTTGTAGCTTTCAAATTGTAAGAAATTATAGCATTCAAAAAATACCGAACAAATACATTGAGCTTTATAGAAGGTTAGAAGGGATCAAATGAAACTATTCTTTTACAGTGAAAGGAAAACAATAATATGAATAAAACAGCAAGAACGCCAAACCATAGCGAATGGACGGAGGAAAGATATAAAGATTTTAATCTAAGAATAGACCATTTAAAAAACCATTCAAAATATGAGTGGTTAAGAGAATACGCTGATGATGCTATTAAATGGAATGAGTGCGCAGGACATTTAATGATTAAAGCAACCGATTTTATAGAACGAATTGAGAAAATGCCACTAGATTATATAGAAGGTTGGCTAAATGGAGAAAATCAACTTGAATGGAAACCAGAGTTTAAGCAACAGAACAGCAAGTAAAATCAATATTTGACACGGACTGGAAACGGTCCTTTTATTTTACATAGAAATATTAAAAATATTCAAATATCTAGTTGACAATCATATACCTATATGATATACTAATATTATCAAAGGAGGTAAGAAATGGCAAAGAAAACTTTCGGAACCTCGATTGATGAAAAGATTATACAGGATTTCAAGGTAGCCTGTGCACAGAACAACATTCCAATGAATACTGCAATGGAATTATTCATGAAAGCGTATGCTGAAGGCAGATTTAAAATTGATATCCAATATGAAATGAATCAATATGAGGAAAAATAAATAGATGGCTGCTCACCGTCCAAAGTTAACAACCATCTATCACAGACACTTGAACAAAGTCAAAGTGCATAATTATAATACACTATCTAACGACTTATTTCAAGTCAGATTTCCCAATTGATAAATAATTAAGGGTTGCAACACCTGGAACGGGCAACGCAAGTTATAGAGCGTTAAGGGAATGAAGCGAAATGTTCGTGAGATCTGTCAGAGATGACAGCCGTTTGAATAGCCGTGAGGTCACGCCGAACTGAAAAAGTAGACATTCTAACAGGTTGAAATACCTATATAAATAACAGTCAAAACAAACTGATTGTAATTTAAAGAAAAAGGAGATTTTAAGAATGGAGAATGTTATAAAAATTAACGAAACAGATTTGCATGTAAAAATGTGGAGCGGTCAAAGAATGGTTACTTTATCAGATATAGACAAAGTACACGATAGACCAACAGGCACAGCTAGAAGAAACTTCAACGAGAACAAAAATCATTTGAACTTAGATGAGGATTATATCGTACGAAATTCGTACGAAGCAAAAACAGAATATAACATAGTGGCTCCCAACGGTTTGACGTTGTTAACTGAAAGTGGTTACTTACTCCTTGTAAAATCCTTTACCGATGATTTAGCATGGGAAGTACAGAGGAAACTTGTAAACAGTTATTTCAAACTGCAAGAACTGGCTCCACAATCAATGGAAGTATTAGCGTTACAGAAACACCTTGACGTTATGTTTGTTCAAATCAATAACATGGAATCCATGATTGAGAAACAGCTTGAAATATTCGAACAGACGAAAACACAGCTTGATAAGGTAATGTCAAACATGACACTTACAACGGTTCAGCAGAACAAAATTCACCGACTTGCAAAAGATAGAGTAAGTTTTCTTTTAGGTGGTGCTCATTCGCCGGAATACAAGAGTAATTCCAGAATGTACTTCATCAATCTTTGGAACGGCTTAAAGGCACGTTTCGAATGTGGCAGCCATTGGCAGGACTTGAATCCAGCGGCATATGATGGTGCCGTGAAATACGTCCAGAAATGGTCATATAGCGAATAATAAACAGGGCTTACACTTTTCATAGGGTGTGAGCCTTTTCTATTAAAAATAAGGAGGAGTTATAATATGAATAAATTATTTGAAGTATACACAGAGAACAAAACCACAAAGGAATTAGAAGAACTAAAACATTATTATGTCACCAATAAATCGGGCTGTAATTTTGAACAAGGAGCAAGGCTATGTATTGAAAAAGAGAACGAAAATATTCTAATTGAATTAGATTTACCTACACTTGACCTTAAAGAACAACTTGACGGGAAAGGGGGAAAGGTATACATGACAGCTTACGCATACACTGGAAAGCTTGAAGATTATGATTGCGAAAATGAAATTGATAGTAAATTCTTTGTTGGAGATTTAGCAAACGCAGAACAGATAATGTTAGAGTATGCATTGTCATTATAATACTGTCAAATAGTACTTTTATAAGGAGGTAGCAAAATGGGTTATCATACACATAAAAACAGTTTTTTCTTATATGACAAAGAGAATGAAAGAAGATGGGAGTATTTTAAAACCACGGATAAGTATTTTAGCCAATACTCCGAATATTTTAAAAGTTGCAACAAATGGATATCACCAACAAACACAACCGACGAAATTTGTAAAGAAGACTATTACGAAGCATTGTCGATTAATACAGAAGAACTAAGAAAAGCAATATAATATATTTATCTCCAGTTTGAAGCCATTGGACAGCGTTCCAGTGGCTTTTATAGTGGGAATAAACCAATTAAATTAAACGGAGGTAATTATCATGAAAAGAGAATATAAAGTGTTTAAAGATGCAGTTGGGAAAACATTTGTAATATGGAGTGATATGATAAGAAGATGCTTATTTGCGGGAAGCGTAGGGGAATTAAGAGAGGTTGAAGTCGGATTTTTTGAAAGAGATAAGAATCAATTAGCTAACATTATGTCAGTGGCAAAGAGATATAAATAAAGGAAAGGTTATAGGTGATATTATGATTCAGATTAAAGCACATTATGGTGATTGGAAAGAAGTTACAGCAGAACAGGCAATTGATTTTTATAAAACATTTTGCAGTGGATCAACTGCATTAAGCCAAGAAGAAAAGGAAAAAAGTTTTAATAAAGATCATATTGATGGAGCAACAATAAAAGCCATTTATAATAATGGAAGATTTGAGCCTAAACTAGAAACAGAAGAACAAAAGAATGAAAGGATGTTTTTACATTATAAACAAAGAATTATGTCAGGTGATAGACCAATTAAAAATACAACGCGTTTCAATGTAATAGAATATCTTTGTAGCTTTCCTAAAATCAACCCATATGAAATGGCAGCCAGCATATTAAAAGAAGGTTGGACAATAAATTATGATGATTCATCTATTTGCATAAATGAAAATGAAATTAAGCGTAGAAGAGTAGAAAAATTATTGAAATTGCAGGAGGTATAGACAATGCGAAAAGTAACTTTTGTTATAGACGATGTGGCAAGCATGAGGGAATTATATAAGGACGATTTAACAGAAGAACTAACAAAAGACAAGGAATCATTCAAGGTTATATATTCACTCATAGGCAATAAAGATCCTGATAGATATGAACTGCATGACATGAATGGAAATAAGCTGAATGTAAACGATTTAAACGGATACCAGAGGGGTTGTATTATTAATGATTGTTTCAAATACTTTTCTGGAAAAGGTAATTATTGTTTTGAAACTGCTAAACCTTTTGGAGTTATAAGTATAACAGAAAGTGAGGTATAAACTATGTTACCATATATTAGAAGTAATACAGGATTTTACAATCATATTGCAGAGGAATATTTTACAGTTACATTACAGGCAAAAAACAAAGAAGAGCATGAAAAGTTACTCTTTTCTTTTTGTAAAAGATGGCAAAGAGAATTGACAGATGAAAATGTGCTCGCTTATTTTGTTGAGTCTGGAGAAATGGAACCGGACATGGTAGACGAATTCAGACAGTTTTATATTGAGAATGCGGAACCATTTCAGAAAGCAATTATCAACACAAAGTTGATTATAGGGAATAAATATACCCTTGTTTACATGAATGAATTTGGCTTTCCTGTAGCTGATAAAATCGTGTTTAAAGGCGTTTCACCTTGCCAGTATGCACAATATACGGATGCGATTAGAATGACGGCTAGAAGGGCAAGAAAGCGCAGCAATGTGTACATTAATTTCTATGATTCCAGTCTTGCAATACATGAAGGTTGGAACGACTTACCGGAAGAAATTACACATGAAAAAATAGGGGATCACTTGAAGCAATCAAAGTATAGCTGTTTTGATGCCAGATACTTTGAAGATTGTGTTAAACATTTTGGGAAGCCAGTGGTCGAGTATAGAAACTTTAAAACAAGGGAATCAGATGGAAAAGTATTTGCATAGAACAGAACACGCTCAAAAGTAAGTTTTACGGACTTATAAAACAAGGAGGTTCTACGGTGGTAAAGTATTTAATTTATGATGATAAACTAAGCACAGATAATAATGTTGTGGTAAAAGATGAAAGTAAAAATATTTTTAATGATTTGCTTGTAGATGATGAAAATTTCAAATGGAAACTACATGCAACCAGAATGTTAAAATATGGAACATATACAAAAACTACATGGATTCAACATGGAAGGTTTAGATTTGATATTGAATATTATTCAGATCAACAATTTTTCTACATATTTTGTAGATATGACAATAACAACAGAGAATATAATAATGGAACCAACAGGACTGTAACGCTTAATCAAATAAAAGTGCATGGTAATGATAACTTAACCGTGTATAAAGTTATTGAACAGTGGAAAGAAGACTTTGTAAATGAAATCAAAGCAATATAACACAGTCAATTTGTAATTCTACGCAGAAAGGAAAGATATCTTATGATAACAGAAACCATTAAAAGTGGCGTGTATAAATGTTTTGATGATGAAACATTATTATTAATTATTACGGATTTAGGAAATAATATTTATAGAGCTGTCAATAAAGATACAGACATGACGGCGGAAATAATTAGATTAGAACCAGACAAAGTATCAATGAAAAGCATCGAGCATAAAGTAACAGATAAATTAGGCAGAAGAAGAAAAAGTAATAAATTATTGAAAAGTGACTTAAATTGGTTGTGGTACATGTTGCATGAAAAGGGTTTTGATAAATTCAAATAACAGTCAAAAATAGATTTTATATGAGAAGAGGTAAAAATATGGCAAAATTTAATGGAAATATTTTCAGATCAGATGCGGCAAAAGATAAAAACGAAATTCAAAAATGTTCTATATATCTTCAAGAGTGTTTATCCAACGATGATTATAAACGTCTGGAGAGTGATTTTAGAAAAAGTAATGATGACAACATGTCGTGGTGGGAATTTGTAGTAAAGAATGTAAGTGTTGTTTATAAACACTAGAATGAAAGACAGGTTTAAAGGAGGAATAAAGAATGAGCCAACTATGGAATTATATTATTAGCGAATTTCCAACGGCATTTGAAACAGTGTTTGCCCGTGACATGCTTGATAACATTTTAGAAGAGTCGGAAAAGATTGAAAATATAGCAGAAAGATGTGACTGGCTTGCTAGAATGATTCCAGAAGTCAGATCAACAGAAATAAGAGATATATTATTACGATGAAAAGCACATTTGACGGTGAAATCCACCAGAGAGAGGAATGTAATATGAAATTATTAAATAGCGACAAAGAGATTTTGAGAGAATTTGGACATGATGATAAAGACATAGAACAGATAGAAAGGGCTACGGGTAAGACGGTTTACAAGATTAATTATAAGGATAAGATATCAACCAAACATGCAATAGAGTTGCTCGGAAGAGAAACATTTTTAAGTGGTATTTCAAGAAGCGCATTTCATTACAGCGCATTAAGAAATATTGAAAACAGCAAAAATGTTATTTCTTTTGATTCGTCAAAATTATTTGAGTAGGGGAGGTGGATAAACTATGGTTAATACAGTCAGGACTTATGATGATGCGTACAATTACGGATCAGTAACGCACAAGCGCAAATCAAAACAATTCAATAAATTTTGTTTAACCATAGGAAGCGTCTTAATTGGGCTTTCTTTTTTTATACCATACTTTCTATCAGATCAAGATGGAAACGGTGCTATAACGGCTATTACCTGGGTTGTAAGCGTGGTTCTATTCAAACAGATAGAATGGAGGAAGCTGTTTTTATGAGATTTTCGATAACTACATATACATACGGATACTGTCTTACCGATAGGGTGACAGGAGAAAAGACATTTTGCGGTTTTAATGAACTTAACGAAACTATTTATAAACTTATGGCAGAGTAGAAAGAACAAGATTTAAACAATCAGAATGGGAGATCAACATGAAGAATACAAAACCAGAAACATTTGTTTCAAGAGGTGTTAGATATGTAATTTATAGAACAGAGACGGCAGCTTGCATCATGACTGAAGAGGAGTATGCGGAAATGTTTGGGGATCATTGGGAAGCTAAAACAGCTTAACACGGAGGTGCGTCATATGGATCGGTATCCAGGACTAGAACAGTGTAAGGATTTTGAATTAATCCAGGCATCATTTTTACCAGAGCAGCTACGGGTTTTCGATAAACAGCTAACTAAATACCTAAACAGTCGTAAAAGGCAGAACAGTTATCCTCCTGTGGTTGAATGGTGTGTAGGGTCTATGAACACAGAACAGTTTATAGAAATGTGTGCTAATTAATAGAACAGTCAAAGAACCAAAAGATGTTTTATAGTGGAAAGAGGTAGAAGTGTATGAAAGAGAGTAAATTTAAAAACCTCATAGTGGACACATATAACAAATCAAGTGAGGGGAATATCGTGGGAATTGTTTATGGGGCAACTAGTACATATGGATTCTCCGAATTGATAAAAATTAAAGAATTCGTAGAAGTTACTAATCCAAGTATGTTATATTTAAAATCAAAAATAACAAATAGCGAAGTTGATATATATGAATGGGAACTGGAAGATTATAAAATAAAAAATAGCGAAAGTACAATATATATTAAAGTCAAAGGAAGAGAATTTGCAATTATGTACTAGCCAATAAAATGTTTGACAGAGAAAATTAGGATTTAAGCTGAAAGAAAGCGTGATTGTATGAAATGTGAACATTGTAAGGCAAGCACTGAAGAACATTATGCAGAAAGTTATGAAGTGGATTGGTATTGTGCTTGTGGTGTTGATGATAATGATAGAACTGAAAATGCTAAAGGGAAATTAGGTTGTAATTTACATTATGCGGAAGTGAATAGGAAAGTAAGTCAATCTCACATTTGACAGTGAGTATAAGGAGGAATCATGAGTAAAAGTTTATATGAGAAATTTGCAAATATTAAACAGCCAAAAGTGTTAGAGATTACAAGAACTTTTGGAGATGCTGTATCGGTCATCAAAGATATGAAACTAACTTTGTCGGCTGAATATGTTGACTGGGCAGAAGAGATTATTTCACGGGTATATAATAGAACGTATGAGGAAGTCAGAGATGCGGTTGACGGTAAGGAGGCGTGGATTAATATAGGTGAAATGTATAAGTGATAAGTAAAAGCTGTATTTGATGAACAGGAGATAAACACATGGTTGATTTTAAAGAACAGATCCCGAAGCGTGTGGCACCGGAAGTCAGAGAAAGATGTAATAATTAGTGGCGCAGCTTTAATACAGCATGATATAATAAGAAGAAAACGAAAAGGACGGGTTATGATATGCCATTATTAATAATACTCATTTGTGCAGTGATTTATATGGCCTGGGACGGAGATCAGAGGAACCGCAAGTCATCGAAAAGAAATCGTGATTTTGTCAAGTCTCACAATGAATTGTATAAGGATATGCCCGATATGCAGATTAAGTAAATGTTAGATTTTATAGAAAATAAAATGGAAAGGGATGGTTAAGAATGAGCAAATATAAGTGGGCAGATATAACAACATACTCACGAGGAGACAAAGAGAGGACTCCTAGGGTATTATCTCTTAATTTAATGGAATTTAATTGCGAGATAATAGTACATAGACATATTTATTTTCCTGATACATGGGTGCTTAGTTGTAAAAGCATTGGGGTAGATAAGCGTGAATTGACTACAAACGACTTGGAAGAAGCAAAAAATAAGGCTATAGAACTGGTCTTGAATGGATTAGAAAAAAGACGCGTTGAAATTGAAGCAACGATCGCAGAAATTAAAAGTCTTTAAAAACTATATTTGACGGAGGATATGAAAATGGCATTTAATAACGATAAACATGAAATCAAAGGAAGACTAGAAAAGATTGGAGCCAAGGTCGAAGTAAACGAAGCAGAAAAACAGTTAATTGTAGATGATAAATATGTTATTAATTATAATAGCGGATACTATCGCAGAATTGAAGATAAGAAGTCTATGGGCAGAGGAACTACTGATTTCGTAGACATGATCGCACGAGAAAACAAATTAAAATGATTCTTTGATGAGGAGGTAGGTTATTATGACAATAGATCTGGCAAAGAAAGTAAAAATAGGAGATAAGGTATCATCAAAAGATGGCTTTCTATTTACAATAGAAGAAATCAGAGAAAAAAGTGATGCTGCAAACATAAATCATTACCTTGAATTTGTTGGAACTACAGATGGAGGATTGAGGGTTTTTTATATTCATAAAAATTTAAAAAATCGAATATGGTAGGAGGATAAATAGCATGAGATATTCAGATTATGATAAAAGTATATATACTTCAGAAGATATTATTAAATATAAAAGGCTGTTCGAAAAAGATATTGCAGATAAACAGAAAGAATTATCTGAATTTGTTGATAGAGCCAATGAACGGATTAAGTGGATAGAAGAATGTGAAATCAATAATGATTATTCAATTCTTGGAAGACTTTATAAAGACGGAAGAAATAAAAATGTTTTATTAATTATTAGATATAAAGATGGAACTCAAAGAGACGAAAGATATTCTTTTAATAAAATAGCAGAAGCAAAAAAGAAATTATCAGAACTTCAAGAAAAGCACTCAAATGTTGATTGGTCAAAATTTGAACTTGATATATAATAAAAACATCTCTTCAGGGAGGAATTGGAAAGTATTGCATGATAAGAATAAAAAAGCGTTCAGAGTTATTAGGAGCAGAAAAATTTGGAAGCTGTGCTAGCTGTGGCTGTAGAACAGATGAGAAAGAGATTTTTAAGTTGGAGTTTGAAGATCTTGCAAACAGCAAAAGTAGTTTGAGTTTGTGCTCGGAATGCATAATGATATTAAAAGAAACCATATAAAAGGATTATTTTATAGGGGGGTAAACATGGGAGATATAAGAGAAGAAGGAAAATTGTTAAAAGCAGTACATAACGAAAAGATAAAGAAAACGCCTGACAGGATCGAATATGCTATTAAACAGTTTGAAGAAAATGGCGTTGAGTACCGGTTGCTCAATGGGTCAACAGGTCACTTTCATTGTTGGAGAAAACGGGACGAATATCTTTATCAGTATTGGGCTGGAACCGGCAAGATTTTAGGACATGATGATATAAGAGGAATTAACTCACTAATTGAAGCGTTATTGAAATGATTATTTGATGAAGCTTTGTTGAAACGATAATTCATGGAGGAGCTTACATGAAGATTGTGTTGAAAAGTTATATGGATTTAATATCGATAAATTATACAGACATAATACAGAAAGAAAGTAAATACAAAGAGGCGAATAAGCGTCTATGTGAATACGGGAAACCATTAACTAGGCAAGGGTGGAAAGAACTTACATTAGAGGGAAATTGTTAGAAGCAGAAGTTTTTGTTAGGTGTGATTAGCGCTTATGTACTACGTGAATACAAAGGAGAAAATATATGTATGATACTAAATTATTAGATAAGTTTGATAGATTAAAAAATGATATATTAAACAGAAAAGAAGAGCATAAACAAAGTTCTGAATGTGTTATTATAGATTGTCCTATATGTAGTTGCTTTGAGAAAGAATATCGTTCCGAATGCCATAGGCAAGCTCAATTTTTCAAGCAAGATTCAGGGTGGGGTGCATTTTAATTCCGATTTTTATGTATATAGTATTGGTCTATAAAATATAAGATTGATATGGAGGAATAAAATAATGATGATACTAAAAGGTGACGTTGGAAAATCAGTTGTAGTTGATAGATTGTCAAAATATACAGATACTCAAATATTTGGATACTCAGACGATATACCGACTTACATTGATGGGATAACTTATGTTTTAAGAAAAGATGTATCAATAGAATTATTTTGTAATTACTTTGAAGAAAATCTACTAAAAAACGAATATACAGAAATGCTTATTATTTACACCAATTTAAATGAAGATGAAGTTGGAATGATATGCAATCGTATTAATATGTTAGAAGAGAATGGTTGTGTAGGGTATTCGATTGTTACATGTAAATAATATGACGTTGATGTAGAGGTGTGAATAATGAAGAGTGAAACATGGGACGGTTTGACAAGAAAATTTATTAATACTCCAAAAGAAATGGTTAATTTCATAAACGATATTGATGAGGTATGCAAGAAATATGGATTGTCAATATCACATGAAGATGGTCATGGAGCATTTATAATAGAAGAATATGATGAACACAATATTAAGTGGCTTCGAGATGCAACTAAGGGTTATAGGAAGGAAGATGTATTATGAGCAACAAAATGTTTTTAAAACCAAAGAATCCATTTCTTCTATTGAGCCAAGATGTAGATGGTGAGGTGAATTATTCTTGGTTAGGATCAGAAGAAGAATTGCAGGAAGTTGCAAAAGAATTATTAGAGTACGGAAATAAAGTAATTAATGCAATAGAAATAGGAAGCTCAAGAGATATCATAATAAAGAAGCTATACGATGCAGGTGATTTTATCGAGGAGATTAACTCGGCATATGAAACAGCTAAAAACAATGGGCTTGACAGTATAATCTTGATTGTGGCTACAGATTGCGAAATGGAATACAGTATAAATGATACAGAGAATGGATTCCAGTGTGATGAATTTGATTGTTACTTTGATGATTTAGACCAGATTGCAGAAGAGTTATTTTGTAGGCTGTGTGGCGATGTAACAGAAATAAGAATTGAATAAAAAATATAAGTGACGAGATTAATGAGGAGGTATGATTAAGTTGAATGCCAAATTTTTGGGTTTTATCAACTTACAAAAGAATAAGACCACAGAATATATTAATCCAGGAACGTATTACAGCAATACTCAATTAGACAAGATTATTTCACTCCTTGGAGATGATTATCGTCCGAAAAAGATAGTTATTCTTGAAGGAAAACTCGATTATTTAAAGTATATTTTGCACATGAGATCAATTTACAAAATATCATTGCTATTATTCTTTTCTGCTTGGTTTTCAAAGATAGAAGGTGTTTATATACGATGTTTAGATGAAGTTCATATTTACGTATATGCCCAGGATTACAGGGAGTATGATGAGTTTGATAAAGCGTTGTATTCTGTACACTCGTTAGTTCATGAACTAAGACACAGATGGCAATATGTAAACAAATTTACGGAAGATGAAGAAACCGATTGTGACAAGTTTGCCACGAGTTTTGTAAACAAGAAAAGCAATATTATATCAAAAATTATGAATTGGAAAGACGAATGGGAAGTAGAAGAGGAGGACTAACTATGTGGGATAAAGAAAACCTAGAAGAAGCAATAAGATTACTAACTTCTTTTGCTAATGAATTGTGGCAGCTTGACGAGCCAGATAATTCAGAACAGATACGTAGAACCATCACTATTTTAGAAAGACAACTTGATATGTTAAATAGTTTCGATAAATGATAACTTTGACTGAGAAAGGGAATATTATGAGTAGAGAAGAAATGATTGAGAAAATCTTAAAATCTAAACCACCTTATGATAAAAGTGATATTTATTATACCAGAGATAATTGGAGTAGGTATGGCGGTATATCGTCGGGTGCATATGTTTGTTGGTGCTGGTTTAAAAGTGTAAGGGAGCTTCCTGATGACGAATTATTGGAATTATATAACAAAGTAGTAATACAGTAAATGTGACATTTGACGCAGAAATTGAGGTGATTACAGTGTTCAAAGTAGGTGATGTGTGTTATTTCCTAATAAGCGGTGCAAGCCCTACAGAGGGAAAAATATTAGCCAAGAATGGAGAACTATATACCATAAGATATGGTGGCAATAAAGGTATAAGATTAAAAGAGCATAGATTATATAAAACGCTTGAAGACTCAGAACGTGAAACGCCAAAACAAGTACCCATGGTCAGATCACCTTATGACTACCCACATTAATAAAAGGAGGTTGCGATGAGCAAGATAACATACAAGGGCAAAGAATACGCCGTAAAATATGACAGCAAAATGGAATATGATTACATTGCCGTTGATAATCAAATATTATATGTCAGAGATGGAAAAGTTCTTAATAAACAGCCAGGTGCAAAAGCTGAGGTATATCCTTTCAATCTGAATGATACCAGGAACATGCTAAAGTATTTTAAAGAGAACAAAATGTGGCAAAGTTACCTGTGGTTTGTAATTGGTTGTAATCTTGGGCGCAGAGCTGGCGATACAAGAACACTTACGTGGCAGCATTTCTTTTTAGCAAATGGACACTTTAGAAAAGAGATTCTTGCAATAAGAGAAGAAAAGACGGATAAGCTTGCAAGCCCATATATAAATGAAGCTGTAAAACAGGCTGTTAAATTGTATTGCTCCGAACTTGAAATTAATCCAATGGAAGAATACAATGAATACGTGTTGCTGAACAGGGGTGGAACGCATAAGGGAAATTTATTTACAATAAAAGCTTATGGGGAATCAATAAAGAAAGCTGCTGAAGTATGTGGAATTACTTACAATGTAAATACACATAGTACACGAAAGTTTCTTGGTAAGACTTTAATTGACTTACATCCGAACGATCCAAGAGCGTTGATGATAGTAAGTAAAATTTTTGGTCATTCAACACTAGAACAAACGATGGACTATGTTGGTATAACTCATGATAAAGTAAATGATTATTTTGAAGATATGGGGAAATTCTTCACTGAATATGCGGAAGGAGATAGGGAAATTGTAATTAATTCAGACAGCAATATGGTATCACTTGACGTAAACGATTTACGTAACGCGTTAGCAGATGCATATAAGCTTGGACTTAAAAACGCCGATAGTGATGCAGAATCACATATTGACTTCATTAATGATATCATGAAATCCATCGAAGAAAAATTAAAGTAATAGACTGAAATAAAATTGTTGACAATAGTATTGTTGTGTGTTATACTCTCATTAAGTTAGTAATTACTAATGCTCTTGGCGGAGCAAAACAGGTCTTGGATGTTATCATACCCATACCCCAACAAATATAATGAGAGGAGTAATGGCCACTATAAGTAGGTCATGAGTGAGAGAGTATGCACAATGAAAATAGAATTGACAATGATTATAGGAGGACACCTACTCCGTTAGGAGGGGAAATTTGGGATGCGTATATTCCAAAAACAGAAGATAGAATTAAGAGCAGCAAGCAGTATGGGCGAAGACCAGTTCTAGTTATGTCTAATGATACGTTTAATAAATTTTCTTCACAAGTAAATATTTATCCAATTTCATCAAAAATAAATAAAATGTCACCAGTACATGTATATATGCCATCAGACGATCACAATGGGTTAAAAAGTGATAGCGTTTTACTTGTAGAAAGCCCTGATTCTATTCCAAAAGATTGTTTGTATCGAAAAATTGGAGAGGTTAAAGATGGGAATGTTATAAATCGTATATGTGATGCAATCAAACTACAATTTTCATTTGCATTTTCCTGTGCGGTATAGTTTGAAATAAAATTGACCTTTTTTTATTATTGTGATATTATATAGTACATAAGATAATAGGAGGTTAAATATGAGTGATAAGTATACGGTAGAAGACTACAAAAAAATGATAGACGATTTTTGTATTTACAAGGGATACACTGATAAACAGAGGGCTTTTTTAATGAAGCCGTACATTTATGAGAAAGATTTATTTTATTTAAATGTAAAAGAATATGTTGATTTAATTATTGAAGACATGTGTGGTAAAACTAAGAGTATGCAATATCTTATAGAAAATATTAGTTATATGAATCAATTCTTTGAGTGGTGCGTAATCAATGGTTATACATTTATAAATCCGTTTGTTGAATTTGATGCACTATCTCAAAAAACGTTGATTAATATATTGATTGAAAATAAGGACATTAAAGTATTATACAAAGAGGATATGCGTAACATAGTAAGTGGAATTGAATATAATAAAAATTATTGTGGTATGTTAGTGTATGGATTTTTCGAGGGTATTCGTAATGCAAAAGAGTTTACAAACATAAAAATATCTGATATTGATTTTGATAAAAATACGATTCAGTTTAAAAATAGATTATTTTATGGGTCCGAATTACTGTTCTCGTATATAAACGGTTATATTAGAGAAGACGAGTATACCAAAGTGAGGATTTCTAAAGGGAACGTTCTCTTAGACAGTCTTGGTCTTATATCAATTGATGGACTACTAATCAAAAGTAAAATTTTTAAAAATACAAATATTGAAGAATATGTGGAATCTTTTGATGAAGGTAATAAATTGGTTATACAGAAAATAATTACTAAAGACGTTAGAAGCACAATACCTCGTCTACTTTCTGTTAGTGGGTCTCATGGTTCTAAATATAACGACATAAATATAGATCTGCTTCACAAATCTGGGTTTATAGATTTTGCCAGAAGACAATTATATAATTATAATGACGTTGAGTTTTGTAGAATCTTTACAGAGTATAACGATCGCAAAAGTGATGAATGGTGTAAAATATTGCAAGAAATAGCTGAAAATTTTGGAGACAACTTAAGAGGTAGTGATGTTAGAAAAATTTATAGACCATATATAATGAGTAGTAGATATTATAAATAGGCGACAATTTGTTGCCGTTTTAATAGATTGAAATAAAATTAAGAGTGTTCGAAAAAATCCATTGACACTGGGAGAAAATGGGGCTATAATGAGATCAATGAAGAACAGACGTTCGAAAATGGAGGGCAACTATGGTGATCATGAGAGAGGGTAGTTATAGTGAGATTATTCATGAAGTTGAGAATTATAATATTGAAGACATAGCCTTAAAATGTTTGTTCAAATGTGGAGGTAGGATTGATGGGAATATGGACACCATAGGAAGTATACCCGAAAATGGAATATTGGAAGTGCTGCTTACAGAAGATGAAAAGGTTATTCATTACGCTGTTACATATCCAGATAAATACATAGAAATAAAGATTATAAAATAATCCCCAGTACAAACGTGTTGGCGCACTCCTGGGGATCTAAACAGACCTCAAACAGTTATGATGCAACGTGACGTTGCAAAGACATAAGACATGTTCAAGAACGCACCGATTGGCGCTATTAAATTATAGCAAATCTTGTAACATTAGTCAATGTATAGTTCCCAGTAAACAGATAAACAAATATAGGGCTGCCGCCAATCGGAGAGACACAGGACGTTAGCTCCTGTATTTGTTGGTTCAAATCCAACTAGCCCAGTTAATAGGTTGAAATAAAATTGAACAAATGAGAAAAATTAAAATATGTAGGAACAGGACGTAGAATTCGTATTTGATGGAGAAGCGCGGATATTGGGAAGGGGGGTAAAATTTATGATTATAAGTCACTCAAGAGGTCATGAAATATATTATAACGGGAAAGAGTGGAGATATCGTGACACAAATGAAATTTGTAATGATGACAGGCCGTGTAAAAAATGTGGTAGATATCCAACAGTAGAAGGATATGATGCTTGCTTGGGTCATGTCTTCGGGGCAAAGAGTGCTTGTTGTGGACATGGAGTAGAAAACGGTTATGTTGTCAGATGATTTATGTAAATTAAAAAACAAATGTACGTCAATCTCGGATTTGACGGTGAAAATAGGAGGATTAAAAATGTTAAAAAGTATAAAGACAATTAAGTGTCCAGTATGTGGTTGTACGGAAATAGTGGAAGAAAGTATTAAAACATCAAATTATAACAGACCAGAAGTATTACAGCATTGTAGCGGTGCAAGATGGGAATGCAGAAAATTCTTGTGTGGTTATAGAATTCAGTATGAGCCAAATTTTTCAAAAGAAGTTGAAAGTAATAATTCGGAATGTTGTTATAATCCAGAAGTAATTGCAAGAAAAGAAAAAGAGAAAAAAGACAAGAGAGATATTATTAACTTATTGGAAAGCAATAATATTTCACAATTAATAATTGATAGAGTTAAAATGCACTGTTTATATTAAGCAGGTAAAATACTTATTTAATTATATAGAAGGGATAAAATATGAAAGAAAAAATTAGATGTAAAGATTGTAAATATTATGACAATTATACTATGCTTTGTAGATTTTACGAGCCACAAGATAAAAATCACCGAGATAATACTTGTAAGTATGCAGAAGCTAAAGAAATTAATATTAAAAATAAATAAATTGCTGATTTTACTTATAAGAAAGGAAACACTATGGGAGTTTGTTTAAAATGTAAAAGAGATATATCAGAAGTAAGTGACGGAGATTTAAGAAGTGAATATTGTGAGCAAGCTGATTATTGTGGCATGGAAGGTTTAACTGAAAATCAGCAATTACTGGTAGAAGGAAAGCTATGCGAAGAGTGTTATGAAGATGAATTGGAGTAGAAGTCTGGTTTGACAGTGAAAAATAAAAGAGGAGGATTTTGAATGGGAAATGGTTTAAAGGTAACAGGGAAGCAGACGTTTATGGGGATTGAAATTCCGGTAATTGAAGGCGGCTTTGGTGATGACAAGAGGGTCACTATAATTCCAGTAATCGTAGAAACTCATGGTGTTAGAGCTAAAGTTGTAAACCAATCAATTAACAGATTAATCGATAAAGAAAGAATGAGGGAGAATGTAGATTATATTGACTTATTTTCTACACCAGAACTCAAGGTCACTGCTGGTGACCTCGGATTAATTACCAGTAACGGTCAGAAAAACGCATTTATCTTATCCGAACGAGGTTATTCTAAACTCATTAAGTATATGGACGACGATGAATCATGGGAAATAATGGATAAATTCATTGATGAATATTTTGAAATGAGAATTGCGATCAAGGAATCGTTAAGCCAGGAAGATCTTGTACTATTAAGAATATGTAAGTCGTCATCTCCGGAGGAAACCGCGCTGGCTGTGAATCAGTATAGAGAAGTAGTGACTCAGCCATTGTTGGAGACAATCGAAAAACAGAAACCTATGGCTGCTTTAGCAGAACTTAGAATTGATAAGAAAGGTTGTTATTCCCTCACTGATGTTACATCTACTCTGGGACTTAAAAGAGGGCAGATTACTAGATGGGCTAAGAGCAATGGATTTATACATAAGAAATTACAAGAAGTAAATCAGTCGGGAACACAGTTATTTAAAGTTTACTCTTCAGACGGCATACATAACTGTATTGGAATTAAAGAAGAAGGACTACAAGAAATCAACCGCAGACTAGAAGAAATTAAATCTTGTTAAAACTCTTATTTGATAGAGAAGAAAGGTAGAGAGGTAAATAAATTTGGCAAGATACCATGAAGGAATAAGATATCATGAAGACGAAATTGTTAAGCATAAAATCAGCTTAGATGAATTGAGATTTTTTGATGATCTTCAAAAAGAATTAAATACTCAAGATCATGTTGGTCAGGCTGATCCGAGGTTTTGGGTTATTAAAGGAACGGAAAGGATTTATCGCGTAGACGATGCGGATGGGTTTGAATTATATGACCCTGATTGCTGTGATACTCTTGCTGAGGATACAAGAGGTATATGTGAATACATGAACGAAAATCTATTGCAGGATATTAATAACAAGAGACTAGAAGGGGAGGAGTTTACTGTTGAGTTTGAAGAGGGATTATTTGGTTCTGACAAAATTGTTGTAACGTGGAATGATGGTGGAGATGAAGAATACCAGAAGCGAGAAGAACTAACTGACATTGATGAAATTAAAACCTGGTTAGATGAACAGGGATATAATTACGAAGTCATTTCATATAAGATTATTCCTAAAATATATGAGAATACAATGTTTCTCACCCAGAAAGATGCGGAAGATCATTTAAGGTCTAATGATTATCATTATTCGGAAGACGCCCACACCTATGCTATGACAGCATGGAGGAGTTCAAGAGTTGAGATGTTAATAAAGATTTTGCAAGGTGTAGATTGGAAAGTGTTTTATTGTGAATGAAATCCCAATTTGACGGAGATATGAAAGGAAAAATTAAATGATTAGAAGTGATTGGACGGTAACGGAATCTTCCGCAAGACCTGCTGGTAGTCCAGATAGATGTTTTTATTGCGGTAGGTTGTTGGGAGAACGGCATAAAGAGGATTGCGTGATAAGATCTAAGACTGTGGTTGTTGATTTTACTATTAGAACCGTGTTGGAGGTTCCAGAACATTGGGATAATGAACAAATTGATTTTCATTATAACGATGGAACGTGGTGTGCAGATAATTTATTAAATGAGTTAGAGCGGAGAACTGAAAATGTAAGATGCTTATGTGACATAACTGAAGCTAAATACATAAAAGAAGCAAACAGAAAAGATGAAGAGGATTATGGCGTGTCGTTTGTAAATAGGTGTGAAAGCTGAAAATTAGAATAGAAAGGAAAATACTATGGGACTAGATTTGAGAGCTAGTGGATATCCGAGCGAGGAACTACATATTGGATATATAGGTTTTGGTATTTTGAGGTGTCAAATTGCAAAATCTTATAATCAAGAACTGGGTGAAATATACGAAAAACCATATAAGGGTTTTGGTTATACGTATTCCGAGAGTGAAATTGATAGATACAATCAATTATGTGATGACGATTTAGATTTATTATTAAATCATTCAGATTGCGAAGGCAAGCTAACATATTCTGAATGCCGAAAGATTTCGATAGCATTAAATAAATTTGAGTTTAAATATCCCGATGAATGGAGACAGGATTATAAGAGAAAGTTTTATGTTCTCAAAGATATGATTGATTGGTGTAGCAAAAATAGAAAAACTTTATGGTTTAGATAACACCGTAAATTTTATATTTGATAGAAAGTTGAGGTAAATTATGGATTTAGAAAAAATAAAAGAAAAAGTTTTTTGTTCTCCTGAATACGACTTCATTGTAAACAATCAACATCTTGGGAGTAATATAATTCTTCTTGGGCTTGGCGGGAGCCACGCATACGGAACTAATATTGAAACAAGCGATATTGATGTTAGAGGTGTGGCTTTAAATACTAAACAAGAGATCTTAACCAATGATAATTTTGAGCAATTTACAAATGAAGATACAGACACTACTATTTATTCATTCAATAAAATTATTACGCTGTTGAGTAATTGTAATCCAAATACAATTGAGATTTTAGGATTAAAACCAGAACACTACTTATTTTTATCGCCAATTGGTAAAGAATTGTTGGGTAATAAAAAATTATTTCTTTCAAAGAGAGCTGTTAATTCATTTGGAGGATATGCAAATCAGCAATTGAGAAGGTTATCTAATAAGGCGGCGAGATTAGTCGGGCAAACGGAGAATGAACAATATATATTGAAGTCAATTGAACATGCAAAATACGACTTCAAAGAAAAGTATTTTGACATGCCAGATGATGCTATTCGTTTATATACCGATAAAGCAGTCCAGGAAGATTATAATACATAAATTTTCATGGACATTACTTTATCTCACTATCCTCTTAGAGATTGGAAATCTATGTGGTCTGAAATGCATAGCATAGTTAAATCTTATGCTAAAATTGGAAAGAGAAACGAGAAGGCTATTGAACACGGTAAACTAGGAAAACACATGATGCATCTAATAAGGCTTTATATAATGTGTTTGGATATTCTCGAAAATGAGGAAATTGTAACATACAGAGAAGGAGATCATGATTTATTAATGGATATACGAAACGGCAAATATCTTGATGACAATAGGCAACCTATACCGGAATTTTTTGAGATGGTCGATGAGTATGAGAGAAAATTGGATTATGTGAAGGAAAATACATCGTTGCCAGATAATCCAAACTACAAAATGATTAACGAATTTGTAATGAGTGTAAATGAGAGGGTGGTAAAGAGTGGTGTTTAATATAGATATTCCAAATGATGTAGATTTCATTCTACGGCAATTAAATACATTGGGGCATAAAGCCTATATTGTAGGAGGCTGTGTGAGAGATGCATTGTTAGGCGAGGAACCGCATGATTGGGACATTTGTACCTCAGCTATCCCAGATCAAGTTATGACAGTATTCTGTAATGAAAGAATAATAACCACTGGATTAAAACACGGAACTATAACGCTTTTGATTAATGGAAATCCATATGAGATAACAACATTTAGAATTGATGGAAAGTATACAGATAATAGAAGACCAGACAATGTAAACTTTACAAGTTGTATTTTAGATGATTTAAAAAGAAGAGATTTTACTATTAATGCTATGGCATTTAATTTCAATGAGGGATTGATTGATCCGTTTAATGGAAAGGTGGATTTACAAAATAATCTACTGAGATGTGTTGGAAATCCAAATGACAGATTTGAAGAAGACGCTCTTAGAATATTGAGAGCTATGAGATTTGCCATAAAGTATAACTTGGATTTAGATGACGAGACTTATGAAGCAACGATTACAAACAAAAATGGGCTGAAGAATATTTCAAAGGAAAGAATAGCGTCCGAACTAGAGAAAATGTTATCGAGTGGAAATAGTGTAAAAGATATTTTTAAATCTTGTGCAGATATTGTATCCATTATTATTCCAGAGATGGAACATTGCATAGGGTTTGAACAAAATAATAAATTTCACAAACACAATGTCTATGAACACATTCTGTCAGTAGTTGATTTTTGTGAAACTAACGATTTTGTAATCAAAATGGCAGCGTTGCTCCATGACATAGGTAAACCTTTGTCGTACACAGAAGATAATGAAGGTTTTGGACATTTCTATGGACACCCTGAGATTAGCTGGGAGATTAGCAAAGAGGTGCTTAGTAAAAGATTAAGGATTTCAAATGAGCAATATGAAGAGATTCTGCTTTTAGTTAAATATCATGATATGGATTTAGCAACTTCTCGAAAATCCGTAAAAAGAGCGTTAAATAAATTGGGAGAATCTACACTTAGAAAATGGATTATTCTTAAATTGGCAGACAGGAAAGACCATATTGGATTTTCAGAGGAAGAAATTCGTGATGATTTAGAATGTATTGAAGGGGTATTAAACGATATTATCTCTTCTCAGGACTGTTTTTTAATAAAAGATCTTTCAGTAAATGGTAGTGATCTTATTAATATTGGATATAAACAAGGCAAAGATATCGGAATTGTTTTAAATTTGCTATTGCAGACGGTGATTGATGGTTGTGATAATAAAAAAGATATACTTATTGGAATTGCTGAGTCTATGAAACCCAGTAAAATCAAAGATTGACGGAGAAAAGGAAGTGATTAAATGAAACAGAGATTTAAGAAAAAGAATTATGTGAAATACGCATCTGGTCAATTTGAGCTATTAAACGTAGATAAAGATAGCATTGTGATGTTTAGATTTGACCCAAACAAATATACGTATGTTCAGGTATATGATACTTATAAATTAATTAAACGTGTCATTGAAAAGCATGGAGACAACGATTTACTCGCAGTGCCAAGTGATGTTTCTTTAAAGTTATTTGATAGAAAACAACTGATCAATTTAAGGAATCACATAAACGATGTATTGGAGGGTACCAGTGGAAAGAACCTGCATTAAGGGTGGAATTAAGATCGCCATACCAAAAGGAGAAGATCTGCGGAAATGTCCAAGATGTAAAGGACTGTTGGTAGATGCAGTAATACAGAATAAAAAAGGGGTGATATTATTTCAACGTATATTACAGGATATGAAACAGAACCGAAATTTTTAGAAATTGCATTCATGGGATATAATCCAAAATTAACAGGCAATTTATTTAAGTGGTTTTGTGAAAACAATAAAGAAGAAATAGAGGCTTGTAGGCATGGGAGCTGGAATTCAATTGCCATTTTTAAAGACGGAACTAAAGTTACAACCATAAACAGTACATCGCACATAAGGGGTGAAAGGTTTGATCAATTAATACTATGTGATGATGAACGATGGGAAATTTATGGCAAACGCTATGACGACATTAGTCTTCTACGATTTAATTGTATGTTTATTACAAATGTGCCAGATGAATTTCAGATTTTAGAATACTTGTATGATAAGAATGTTGATGAATAAAGTTTTAGACAGTAAAACAAATATTTGATGCTAAATTAGAATTTTGAGAACGTAAAATAGAATGTAAACTATTAAATTATGAGAAAGGGTTAGATTATGAAGAGGTTGACGAGAAGAAGTAGGGTTGGAGAATCACTTCCAGTAAAACATCTAAATTTGATGTATATGGATACTACAAGTGAAGATACATTAACAGAAATTCTTGAATCATTGGCAGAGTATGAAGAGAAAAACGCACTAAAGCCCATTGAAGACTGGCATGAAGATTATGGTGACTGTTTATGGTGGAGTTTTCCAATAGAGGAACCGCCATATTGCGGGAATCCTCTGGACTGCGATTTCCCAAACAGCGTAACACATTTCACAAGGTTATTTATTCCAGAAAAGTTATGTTCAAAATAAACACCGTAAATCGAAAATTTGACTGAGAAGGGGAATTGATATGAAACTTGAAAGCATTACGTTTATATTGGAGAATTGCGATTCAATCACAATAGACGGAAGATATATTGATAGTTTCCACATAGAAGATGCTAGAACTTCTATATTCGGGTTTAACGGAAACAATGTAAGAGAAACAGAAACAATACATCATTTTGCAGTAAATATATGTGCAGGAGCAAACGTTGAGAGATACGCATTTGGATTACAACGACCCGAAATGGGAGATGAGAGAGTGTTTAATAGATTGTTGGAATATGACGACATCACCCAAGTTGAGTTGAATTTAGTTTCGAATTCCAAATGTGACAATCGTAAATCAGAGGGGGTGCATTATCATTACGACTTACACTGGGTGGGAGATGATGAAAATAATAATGCAGCTCAAAAATCTTACCTAAGCAAAACTGGGAACTTATACATACTCGTAGATGAGAATAGAAATATTCGTGATTATTTTCCGATCAGCGACATTGAAGATGGTTGTGTTTTGGATTGCGCGAGTCTTTAATAAAAATCTTTAATAGTTTGAAATAAAATGGTTGACTTTGATATTTAATAGGAGTAATATATAAATATAGATTGAAATAAAATTTAGCAAACTTGAAATTACTTTAAGAAAGAAGGTGTAATATGAAAGAAATGGTTATTAAAATACCACTCACTACAAGTGATACAAAAAGAGACGTAGAAGAATTAATACTGGTTGCTTTAAGGGAGTTTGGAGATATGTTTTATTCTGTGGAAGAAGTCACAGTTGATGGAGAAAAGGTGTTTGGGACTAAAAATCCGAATGGGTTTAAAAGAGAATTTTTTAGATCTTAAATTTAAATTCCTGTAAATGCAAGATTTGATGGAGAAACAAAGTATGAATAAGCGGATCGTTAAGAAGAAATTCAAAATGCGCCAAAGGCAATTTTGTCATGTAAGCTATGAGTATGAACATGGATTTACTACGGATAAGTATTCAGAGCCATATCAGTGTCCCAAATGTGGTTGGAATTCTTTAGATGCAGATGAAGATTTAAATATGGGCAAAATGCTCTGGAGTAGTGGTGGATTTTATGATTATGAATTTGAGGTTGAGTATAAGTGTCCTTGCTGCAATACGGTGTTTAGTTATGTTGATGGCGCATGATTGAAATGAGAAGTGAGGTGAAATGTTATTAATATTTTCAAGAAACTTGGTGGAAAAACAAAGAAACTGATTGAACCAGAAGTGGCAACGTTTCAAAAGAAAAAGGCTATTTTTACAACGGTCGATGGATCGGAGCATTATAGATATCTCAGGACATCGCTACTACTTTGTTCTTATGAAAAATATGTGATGATTTCCATTAAAGAGGATGGGTATATAACAGATTATGATGGTGTAGTGTATCCGCTTCAGAATGTTTTGTCGATAAAATGGGAGCTTGTTGAAGAAATACATAAAAAAGGCGAATATGAACCTATGTTCAAAGTTTGGTTTAGTAAGAATGAAATTGATAAAATGGAGGATTGGATATGAAAATTTATTTAAGATTAATTAAACCTGTTTTCGGATTAGATTGTGTTGACTTTGAGTTTCATGATGTGGCCTCAATTTCAAACGGGACATATCTGGAGATTCGGGATAGGGTAAGTACTCAGCTTGAATTTAAGTGTCGACTTGATAATATTGATAGTTTTGTGAAGGAGGAATAAAAATGTTAATTCTTACATTAAAAGACATCGTGGGATTAATTGCCCTTGGGCTGTTCTTGATTGTGGTATTAATGTATGGCGTAGGCTATTTGTTTAGATCAATTAAAATGAAGATTAATAGATTATTTAATAAAAAGGAGAAAAAATAATGAGTGAACAGATTAGAGATTATATCTCACTAAAGCCAATTGCGGAGAGATTTAAAGATGTGGCATCAACCATTTCAGATGAAGAAATCAAGTCATTAATCAAAGAAGAGCTTAGAGAGCAAATACATAAACAGGTTGAATTTGGATCTACAATTGCCGAGTGGGTGGAGACTATGTTGGAAGGTGATGATATGTGCGAACTAGTCAGAGAAAGCATGGTAAGTAGCATTAAAAATAAATTCAAGTAAAAGGGAAATTTTATGGGAAAGGATATAAAACAATGAGCATTGCTTTTAATTGGTTCAAGAATTACGTTATAGTATCAGACAACTGTCATTGTGGACTAGGTGAATACACTGAATATTCATTAGAATGCATAGACAGTGATTCAACCTCTTTCAGCGCAGGTAACGTAATTGAACTCGATAATATCTTTGAAAAATATCTCAATATCAACATTCCGGTCATTAGTACAAATAATGTTACAGAAGACTATAAGCCAGATTTAATAGAACCAAAAAGGTTATCTGAATTGTGTAAGTATTTATTGAAAAGACACAGCTTAGAATTAGGAGATTTAAGAGATAGGGTTGAGTGGATTAAAAAGATATCAGATGAGGGATACTACGTTGGATATGAATCTGGATATTAGCAAAAATGGAGGTATAAATGACAGTCGATAAAGAAAAAGTTGCAGAATTAATTGAACTATATGCAAAAGCACATGAATTGGCAGTTACATGTGGTAGTGAATACATATATCAGAGTGACAGAGCGCAGGAAGACGCATTGGATCTAGTAGCGGATATTTTTGATGAAGCAGTAGTAATATAACCTGTTGGCGCAGGAAAACAAGACTTTGAATCTTATAAAATTCCAAACAAAATAGTATGTCAAAGAGTCAGTCAAATGTGGATTCTAACCAGAAACGAAAGAAGGTGAAACGAATAGAGGGAATACACGTATTTAATCAAATAGAGATATTAGCATTGCCATCTTGGTATTTTTGGGTAGTGTTTGGTGTTGGTGCACCAATTTTTACAATTGGATTAACTGTATTTGATAAGAGTAAACATAATTTATTAAAAGTAATTGGTTTTATTGTTGGTATTTTAGCAGGAACTTCAATATATGTCTTTGGATCTGGTTGGCAAATGTTCAAGCAACCAACTGGAAAATATGAATATACGGTTTCTATTGATGATACAAAAATACATATGCTTGAGTTCAATGAAAAATATGAAATTGTGAATAAAAATGGAGAACTTTGGATTATAAAAGACAAGTAGATTATATCTAAAAGTGTATCAATCTGTGGTTTGACAGAGATTGAAAGAGAGGAAGATTATGTCAGAATTATTAAAAGATATTGCTAGTAATCATGAAAAATTACATAGGATTCAAATGATCCAGGTGTTGACAGAATCTATTGCAAGTTACGTAAAAGATATAGTAGTAGCAGTAGAAGAAGATTTTGATGAGACAGAAGATTTCGAAGACGCGGTAACTGGAGCAATTTTGAGAAGAGTGGATCAAGATCTAGAGACATTAAAACGATACCTGTAGAATTTTAATTTGACAGTGAAATATTTAATAGAAAGGAGCAAAAATGTTTGATACGTCAAAAGTTTATGACCAGAGGGTAACAAATGAAATAACTAATGTTTTTAAGGTTCCAGATAAATATGACGTATATCACCACAATAAAAATGATGATATTGACAGATTGAAATTTTACATAGAAAATTCCGAAAGTCTTAGCGACTACACAATATGGATGGATATTTTGTATCCAATAACAAAGCAAATCGGAGAAAAGGTTTCAAATTATATCACTAAATACTACAAAGGAGAGCAACATTTATTAAAAATTGAAGTTAATGATCCTGAATATTCAGTAGCGTTATCTATGCCAAAAACAAGTTCATCACTTAAAGTCATAGGGGACACTATAAGAGATATGTTTAATATTAATAACAATGTAATGATAAATCATAATATTTTTGCAGGTGATTACACTATCGCGATATTTTTGTACGATAGAATATCAGAGTAGAATCGGAATTTTATAGAGAAAAGGAGAACAAATAAATGTTATTTTGGAGTAAAAAGAGGATTATAGACGAATTAAAAGATGGAGTGGCCAAAGCTATAAACAAAGATATGTTTTATAGTGAAAAGGCATCTAAAGATATAAATAAATTTCTCATGAATGAGATAGTAAATCTTCATACAAATTATGGAATAGATGGAATGTTTGAAGAAATTAACAAAAAGATTGATGAAAAATTTAAAGAAGTGGAAAGGCTCGAGAGAATAATCAAATATGCAAGAGACGATAAACCAACGTTCAATTTAAAACAGAGAAGTCAGAATACAAGAATTTATGATAAATCGTATACATATGATCTATATATTTACATTGACAAGGGAGAATACGTTGTTGAATTACCTGATTTAGTTGGATATAACATCCAGGAAGATGATTGCTATTTTGAAGTAAGAGAAAAGTTAGTTTATTTTAATGCAAGTTCTTGTGAATCTACTCTTCCGGGCGACAATAATTGTACGAAATATGAATTTATAATTGATTATATGGACGATAGATACATAGTCAATCGCAAATATAAATTTAAAAAAATGTATTAATCGGATAATAAAAGCAAGTAAAATCTGACTTTGACAGGGAGCGAAAAAATGCAAGGAGCATGTAGTAATCAGGTCGTAAAATGCGTTATTTATACAAACGACGCAGAAGCAGGAGTTAAAAAGTTACTGGAAATTGAAACCGAAAAGAATACAAATGGAATTAAAACTACAAGAAAAATAATTTGTGAAAATTATAGTGAGATTGATTTTGACGATGAAGAAGAATGGATCGTACTTAAGGCGAGCGACACAGCGAGAGGATATCGCTGGAGGAAGGCATGGGTGGATATTGACACATCTATTAGAGTGCTAGAGCGAATAATCAAACCTTCAGGTATGCTATATCAATGGGAAGAAGAAAAATATTTCGATGGGAGGGTTTTAAATGAGCAATACCAAAAATATTCATGATGCATTTATTAATTGTGGTTTCACTGAGCAAGAAGCAGAGAAGCTCGTTGAGTTCTCAAAAATGAATACCAATGACATTGGGGACGTTACAGTTAAAGAAGCCGTTGAGTGCTTAGAAAGAGAAATGAAGAAATATGGAGGATTTAATGATGTTCGATGACTCAATAATTAAAGAAAAAAGACCGGATTTAATTATGCTGAATAGGAATAGTGATGGTACATATGAAGTTAGATATTCTGGAATAGCATATGTAAATAGTGAAAACATTATAAAAAGCGGGGAACTAATTATCCCAAGATGTAAAATTAAGTGGGATGATAAATTATTTATCCCATGGGCTGGAATGGAAGAAATACTTATCAGCGATGATGGTAAAAATGAACTATTAAGAATCATAGAGGCTTAATCAAATTGGCATTTTACAGTGAAAAGTGAGGTGAAACATGAGGGCAATATTATATATCTATCTTGTAGTTACATTTTTAAACTGGATTTTATTTTGGCTGAATATGAATGTGGCTATAAATAAATGTAAATCTATGTTAACAAAAGAACAGTTAGAAGACTATAAAAATCGTAAAAGAAACTTGGCTTCAGATATTCTTTTGGGAATAAAGTCTTTAGCGATTTCGGCGGTGCCGATAGTTAATGTATTCTTGTTATTTTGCTATTTATTTAGAAATGACTTTTTTGAGTACAAAATTGATAGTGATGTAAAGTAGGTGAAGAAGGTGGTTGAGGTAACGAGACACGCCGAAGAACGTTTAATTGAACGCTGTGGACTAAACAAGAAATCAGTACAGAGAATGTCCGACAAGGCTTTCAACGACGGGATTCGGCATGGTCAAACAAAGGGGAATTTGAAGAAATGGGTGGACGGATTATATTTTACGAATAAAACCGCCAACAATATCCGGTTATATGGTGACAAGGCATTTATATTTATGAATGAGAGATTGGTCACAGTGATTCAGATTCCAAGTAACTTGCGTAACGATATGAAAGTATTATTAAAACAAAAATAAATCAAAAATGAAAAGGAGAAATTACATATGGTAGTAACAGTAAAAAGTCCCTATAAGACAATCGAGGTTGAATCAGCAGAAGGAACATTGAGAATTGACGAAGGAATGAAGATTGTATTTGCCACAGAAGCAGGAGAAAAAGTTAGCGGAACTCTAAACAAAATCAGCGGTAAGGGCAAAAAGGTTAAACTGCAAATTTCACCGTACGGATCAGAAAAAGAAGAAATTTGGGAATTAGCTGTAATGACTGAAACGAGTTTACATATCGACCATGAAGATGAGGAACTGGAATAAAGGAGCCTATAAAAGATTCCTTTGACCGAGAGGCAATAATGATAATAAAGAAAATATGGGAGGCAATATTAGAAATGGATAAATCGATGGGTCTTGTTAATAAAGCATATTGTGAACATCTTCCAGACACTGGCTGCAATATACCAATGCCTGAGAATGTGGTTGTGCCAAGGTACACAGATAAAATCTGTGAGAATTGTATTAAAGAAGATGTGTGCGCCTATAAAGAAGAATGTACTCAGGCAGTAAAAGATATTCTTGAAATTGAAGGACGTGAAAACGTATTTGTTATCACAGAAATAAAGTGCAGGAAGTGGGTTTGTAAACCAATGGCTTCAAATACGAGATAAAGGAGTGACATTATGGAATCAAACATATGGTTGACGATAAATTTAATAATAGTGGCTTTGTCGGGATTGTGTTGTTTTGCTGGGATTGTAGCTCTTCCATTTGCTATATTATTCTCCGACTCCACCGAAAATCCAGATGGAGAAATTGAGTGGGCTTTACGTTTTATTATATGGTCATTCGTAGTTTGCATGTTATCTCTAGGAATGAATATTTTTGGAGAATGGAAAGTGAGCAAATTGCAATGGAATGTACCAGAAACTCCAAGTGCAGTAGAACATATCGTGTCGTTGAATGATAATAATCTTGTAAATGGGCGTTTTTACATGAGAAGAGGATACATAGATGAAAATTTATATTATCAATATATGGTCAAAACTTCTGATAATGGTATGGTTCCAAATAAGATTTCAGCACAGAATGCAACTATATACTACGATGAAGTAGACCCAAGAATTGAATGGTATAAATCAGAAAAACAATGGTTGTATTTTAAGGAGACTGAAACTAGGTTTAAAATATTTGTTCCTAGTGGAAGTGTAACTGAAGGTTATGATGTGGATCTGAAATAGCCCACAAAACATTTATTTTACATGGAGGTGTCATGACAGGACAGATAATTTTTAGAAAAACAAATCAAAAATCAAAGAGTGGGAAAGACGTATATATGGTAATTGGAGTCATTGGGCTTGACGATTCTGATGAGTATGAAGATGGAATTAAATATGATATTCTTGATATTTGTGCCAATAATCCAGAAGATGTGAGTGCCATATGCGGAGATTTATCACCGGAAGAGCTATTAGAAGAAAAAATTTGGAGGGTAAAATAATGGATGGAAGAAATAATAAAATTACCGTTGGATCTAGTAGTATCGGATTTGGTTGCGCTTTAGCAATCTGTATCTCGTGGACATCGTGGCATAGCATATGGTGGGCAATATTACATGGTTGTCTGAGTTGGATTTATGTAATTTACTATGCGATTAATTACATGTAAAATGCTCATTTGAAAGGAGAAACACAATGACAAGAGAACAAAAAATTGCGTTCCTATTATCAGGAGAAAAGGAACTTGGCAAGACATACGGGATTAACTACACAGATATATTTGGAGATTTTTCAACTGTTCCAGACGAAAAGTTAAATGATATGGTGGAAGAATTAGATTGGTTGTGGAAATAATCAGAGGAGGATTAAATGCAGAAACAGATTTGTGATATTTGCAAAATAAGAGATGCTACCAAAAAATTTAAAGTAAAAAGATCAACAAGATTCCTGAATCAAATTGCTAAGAATTATTTTAAATTTAGTTCTTGGAGTGGCTGGGAAAATATTGATATTTGTGATGAATGTGGTGAAAAATTATTTTATGTTGCTAAAAATAAGGGGAGTCATGAATCGACTGAGAAGGGAATTAAATAATAAAGGTAAAAAAGAAGCAATTGACTGGTATCTGAACATTAATCCAAAGAGTAGATGTAGGAGAAAAATAACAATTTATAGGGAAATCTTGAGGCGATGTAGTGAGGGAGAACATTATGATTGATTGTTTTAATGGAAAATATGCATTTTTAAGTAATTTTTATGATAGTCCAATTGTTTATAATGGGTTGAGATATTCAAACAATGAAACAGCTTTTCAGGCACAGAAAACATTAGATGAAAATATCAAGAAGGAATTTACATTATTGCCACCTAATTTAGCAAAGCGTAAGGGTAGAAAAATATCATTAAGGCCCGATTGGGAAGAGGTTAAAGATTCTATAATGTATGAAATTTGCTTAGAAAAATTTGTGTACTCAGAAAATGTAAATCTATTTAAATTATTGCAGGATACGGAAGACGAAGAAATTATCGAGGGTAATTATTGGCACGATAATTATTGGTGAATTTGTGCGCTGCGATAGTCAGAAAATAAACTTCACATAGAGTTGTTTTATGTACCAGTCGGAGACGGCTGTTGTTTATAGAGTCACTTTATTATAGGAGCAACAAAAATATTAACATATGGAGGAAACAAATTATATGAATTTTGAAATGGTAGGAAGAATCTCATTATCCAAGGAAAGCGAAAAGTTCAAGCCATGGAGTGAAACAAAATACGAATCCGGTTGGGCTAAGAGAAGAATTATGTTCAACACTACATGCGGAGATAACAGACACTTATTAACTGTTGATGCAGGAGCTTTCGCAGATGGTCATGGTGATGTCTATACATTTACTAAAGGCTCGGTTGATGAGAGTGGTAAAAAGACAAAAGGCGAATCTTTAAAGATCCCATTCAAAGATAGACTTACATCAAATAGGCTGGCAGAAGTAGCGGAATTTAAGAAGTTTGTATTCGACTTAGAGAAACCGAACAGAAGATACAAACTTGAAAAGGCTGTAGAAAAAGTTAAAGAGGGGACTTCTCTCACTGATGAAGAATTGAAGGAACTCGGAATTCAGAGCGAAGCTGAGTTAAATGACGCTTTAGAAAAGAGTAAAAAGAGACGGCATGAATTTATTTCAGAATGGGACTTTGCTGAATTCATCAAGAAAGTAATTGATAGTGAAAAGTATAAGGATAAGAAGTTTTTCATCAAGGGTAATGGTAATTATACATATTCAGAAAACAAGGAAAAAGTTTATGAGAACTATTATCCGAACCGGATTTACTTAGCTACCGATGATGCAGAAGAATATTCAACTGCAACATTTAACATTCTGTACAATAAGGATAGTTTTGATGATCTGAGTGTTGAAGAAAAAGGCAAATATTATGTAAATGGATTCATGATGGAATATGAAAACAATCGTAAATTAAATATTCCTTGCCCAGTGACTATTTCAATTCCTGTTTCTCCAAGTGATGCTAATGAGAAAGACAAGAAGAGATCTGAGTCAATCAAGAGAAAATTCATTGTTGAAGACGACACATGGAAAGAGTATGGAGTAATTGTTTCTATGTTAAATGGCGCACAGAAAACAGAGATTACAGAAGATATGCTTACCGATGAACAGAAAGATGACTTGGAGTGTGGACTTATTACTATTGAAGATATTCGTGCAGAACTTGGCGGGAATGTTTATGGAGACAGAATCCAGGAGTACCAGTTCATCAAGCCAGCGAAGGGATTTACTAAGGGAAGAAACGATTCCATTTATACAGACGATGATATGGTAATTAAACCAATCGAAAAAGAATTGCCAGAAGGCACAGAAGATCTTTTTGAAGACGACGACGAAGGTGATGATCTGTAATATTTAAAACAATAATATAACCATGTCGTGCAATTAATTAAAGAATAAAAGGAGCAATATATAATGAAAAAACCACAGGTAAATACAATCAATACAGATATTAAAAACTTGTCTATCTATTTACGTTCAACTAAAAAATTTGGTAAAACAACACTTTTCAGAGATATGATTTTAGAGAAGTACGGAGATCCAACGAGAGGACTTTTGGTAGGTTGTGGCAATGAAATTGGGTATAAGATGTTGGATAACTTGAATGTTGTTCAGATCAGTACATATAAGGATATGGTTGAGTTAAAGGATTGGCTAATTAGTACAAAAGGGAAAGAGCATAATATTGAGATTGTTGCTTTTGATACAGGAGATGAGTTAGCTCTTATCGCTGATAAGGAAACAATTAGACAGAGTAACTTGGAGAACCCGAATAAAAAATGTAAATCTGTTAAAGCAGCTATGGGTGGATATACAGCAGGAGAAAAATACTCTGCTAACGACATCATTAAGCCGTTTATGTCCGAGTTACAGTTAGCGGGGTTTGGAACATGGGTAATTGCACATACGAAATTTAAGCAAATCAAAGAAAAGGGTGGTTTAGAGGAAGACGGATATATGCAGCTTACATCTAACTTAGGTTCCGATTATGAGGCAGCATTTGGAGATATTTTTGATGTTACTTTAACCGGAGTTATTGACAGAGATTTTGAGGAGAAGAAGGTCGGAGATAAAGTTAAAAAGTATTCAACTGGCACTATTAGAAAACTTTACTTCCGTGGTACTCCAATCATTGATGCAGGTGGAAGATTTGCTGATGACGCAGTACCAGAATACATGGTATTTGATAAACCCAATATGGCTCATGAATTCATTAAAATTGTCGAAGATGGAATGGAAAAATCTAAAACCCTATTAAATGGGAAGAAATCAAAAGTGTCAGAAAAAGTAAATAAAAAGAAAGAGGAGAAAGTTGAGGAAGAAACAGCTCCATTTGAGGAAGAAAATTTAGACATTGACGACGACATTGTGGAAAATGATACCGATGCTAATACCGAAGAAACTGAATCAGATTATCCAGAAGATTTAATCGGAACCATTAGAACAATGTTTAAAGAATGTTCTGATCCATCTACCAAATCAAAAGTAAAAGAAGTGATTTCTGAACACGGAAAACTTAACGATGTTCCTGAGTCTGATTTAAAGAAAATTTATGATACATTGAAATAGGTGAACGAGAGGGACTTCCCTCTCCTCTCCTATAAAAGAGAGGTAATCGCATGTTGGTTAAATGCCGTATTTGCGGAAATAAAATTGATAGAGATACCGCATACAAGGTTAGAAATAAAAATGTAAATGAGTATTACTGTAGTCAAGATGAGTATTTAGAGAAACTAGAGAAGATTAAAGTTAAATACAATACATATGAAAAGTTGTTTGATATTTTTGGGAGAAAAATCACCAATACCGCTTTATTTAAAGAGATTACGGAACTAGAAAATGTGTATGGATATGAAAAAATATACCAGTATTTGTGTGAAAATGAAAGATATCTTTCTAACGTTTTAAGCAAAGATTTCAAAAGTGAATATGCTCAAATCAGATATTTTTCAGCCATTCTTAAGAACAGTTTAGCAGATTTTAAAATTGAAAGTAAACAACCAGAAAAAAGGATTGAAATAGATATGCCAACAGTGAAATACACTCAAAGAAAAAAGCGCAAGTCATTACTTGAGATTGAACAGGAAGTGGGTGAAGAATTATAGCTGAATATGTTACTGGAGTAAAAGATAAATATCCACCACAACTACTAAAAGGACGCATCGAGGCAGAGGGTAATGTGGTAAGCTGCTTCTTCAAAGACATGTTATTACTTGATGAAACCACGTTTGAGCAGAAAGATTTTATTTCAAGCGATGGATTGTTTTACTTTTCATTATTAAAGCAATTAAGAGCAAAAGGTTTTTATTCATTAGATGAAGTAACAATTCTCTCAAATATGTCGGAAGATGTGATTGAAAGGTATGATGCTATTGGTGGATGGGACGCCATACAACATCAAATTGATATTATTAACCTTCAGAATTTTGATACATATATAGATATTTTATATCGAGAAAACACTTTGATTAATATGTATGATGATGGTTTTAATTTACTAAAAGAAATTGATGTAAATGGAAAGAGTATTATTCCGTTAAAATTGTTCCGTAAAATGTGCGCTGAAGAAGTCACAGATTGGTACGAAGCCAGAATCACCTCATATGGAACAGGGTATTCAAGCAAAGTACTTGAAGAAGAGGAAATAGACTTTGATGATGAGTTTATAGAAAATTGTCAAGATGGGCTTGAAAATGGAGTTCCATTTGATGTTGGAGGTTATGATATAAACGGGGAAGAAATTAATTGTTTTCCATTTCTTTCAAGACAGGTAAATGGGCTATTACCTAAAACTTTAACTATGATTGGTGGATATTCCTCAACAGGAAAGTCTACGTGGCTTGTAACGATAATTATGGCACTTCTTAATTATGATAAAAAAGTGTTAATAATATCAAACGAAGAAAGTGTTAAAAAGTTTAAGATTAAATTTATGGTTTGGCTTCTTGCGAAAAGAAATCGTTATTTTAAATTAACAAAAAAGAAGATGATGAGTGGTGATCTGACGCAGGAAGATAGAAAGCAATTGTCGATAGTGCAAGAGTATTGGAGAAACAACTATAAAGGAAGAGTTAAATTCATTTCTATTGCAGATGCAAACATGTCTGTTGTTAAAAAGAAAATTAGAGAAAATGTTCTTAGATATGGATACGATACTGTTTTATATGACACTTTTAAATTAGACTTTGATACTGTTGGTAATACAAGACAAGATCTATCTCTTATTCAAGATAGTAGAGATTTAGACTCAATTGGGAAAAAATATAATGTTATTATGTTGGCTTCTTTGCAACTTGCTATCCATACAATGGGTAAACTATTCCTTGATAGTTCAGTTCTTTCAAATAGCAAACAGATCAAAGAGGTACTTGAGGGGCTATATCTTATGCGGAATGTGTATGATGAAGAATTAGATCCTGACAACAAAAAATATTACTGTCACCCATTTAGATTAAAAAAAGTTAATGACAAATGGATTGAAGAAGAATATCAGCCAGACAGAAACGCAGTATGGAGAATGCTGTTCTGTGATAAAGCTAGATCTGGAGCTAATTCGTCTGATAGCGGGGTTGCTTATTTGTTAAAGTTCGACGGTGATCACGCAATATTCAGAGAAACATGCATGGCACGCCCTAAACATGGTTCAATACTATAGGAGGATATACAGTATGTAAACTTGTAGATTTAACAGGAATGAGGTTTGGCAGGCTTATTGTATTAAAAAGAACAGACATTAAAAAAGGCAAATATGTTTACTGGGATTGCATATGTGATTGTGGAAATAAGACTACAGTAGCTGGGCGCAACTTAAAAATGGGGTCAACAAGTTCTTGTGGATGTCTTAGAATTGAAAATACAATTAAACACAATAAAAATATGGATAAATCTATTCGTTGTAAAAAAGTAAAAGAAAACAAATATGATTTGTCAGATGATTATGGAAAATGTTATTCAGTTAATAATGACGAAATATTATTTGATTTAGAAGATTATGACTTAATATCTAATTATTATTGGAGGGTAGTTGTAAGAAATAATTGCAATTATAAAAGAGTGATGACAAAAATTAATGGAGTTGAAATACCAATGCACAAGGTGATTACAAGAAAATCATATTTAGATCATGAAAATCGAAATCCATTAGACAACAGGAAGAGCAATCTTAGAGAAGCAACGTTTTGTCAAAACTCATCAAATAGAACAAAACAGTCAAATAATACAAGTGGAGTAATAGGAGTAGTATATAGAACAGATTCGGATAAGTGGGAAGCACGCATTAATATTAATAAAAAAGAAACTAAATTAGGCGTATACATAAATTTTGTAGATGCAGTTATAGTGAGACTGAACGCAGAAAGGGAATATTATGGTGAATTTGCTCCACAAAAACACTTATACAAACAGTATGGAATAGAAGAATAAATAACAGGAATTGGTGTGATATATGCTAAATGACATTAAGAAAGAATTGTTAAATCACCCAGATAAACTGAAGGAAGTTCTTGAGCATTTTGGTTATTGTAATGTAGTGGTAAGACCTAAGTATTTACAATTTGGTAGAGCAATTGATGCGTCAAAAAAGTCCATAGTAATTAAACTTGAAAACAATCAGTATTTATATGTCCGTGATTTTGCTAGGAACATAGAAAAAGATTTGTTCGGTTATATAAGTGAACAGAAAAGAATTGATTTCTCGGAAGTCCTATCTGTAATAAAAGATGTTTTACATATAACAGACTACTATGACTTTTTTGACAGCAAAGGAATTTTCGGAGGGTTTTATGAAAGAGTAAGAAAACGTAATATAAACAAGGTTAGAACATATGAAAATTCAATATTAGATCACTACATAAAGTGTGGGAATTTACGATTTCTTAATGACAATATTTCACTTGAAGCACAGCGATTCTTTAATATCATGTATGATGTGGAATCACAAGGAATTGTAATTCCTATATATAACCAACTCGGACAGATAATGGGTGCAAAAGTAAGATGTAACTATGAAGTTCCAGATGGAGAAATGAAATATTACTATTTGGTTCCATGTGCAATGTCTCAAACACTATACGGATACTCACACAACTATAATTTTCTCGTTGGAAACGTTATATTAATTTTTGAAAGCGAGAAAAGCGTCATGCAATGTTTTTCATATGGAATTAGAAATTGTGTGGCTATCGGTAGTGGGTCAATTAGTCCAAAGCAAATACAAATACTCTATGAATTAAATCCAAAGGCACTAATATTCATGCATGATGTTGGCTTTGAACTTGAAAGTATAGTGCGGAACATAAACATTTCAAAGTCATATTCAAGATTTTCGGAGATAAGTTTTGGATATTGGGACTATTTCAATAAGAATTATAAAAACAAGATTTCTCCATCTGATTCAGGTAAAGATGAACTTTTAAGAATATTACATAGCGAAATAAAAATGATTGGAAGTGATGAGGACGACGAATTATAACATTTTGAACGATTGTCGTGGAATGTATGAAGAAGAAATTTTTGAAACAGTATTGGGATCGAGAGGAATAACTGATGTGAATAGATTTTTGAACCCAGAAGAAGATGATTTATTGCCATTAGACTCACTAAAAAATATAGATGAAGCTTTTAGTAAACTAGATACTGCGCTGAACGATTCTAGCACGATTGGAGTTTTCTTCGATACTGACTGTGACGGAATTACATCTGGAACCATTATGACTAGATATCTGTGGAATCTTACTAAAAAAGAAAATGTTAAAACATTTATTAATGAAGGCAAAAAGCATGGGTTGAAATCACAGGATTTAAATAATTTTGATGGACTTGATTTATTGATTGTGGTGGACAGTTTAGACAGCGACATTAAGCAATATAAAAGATTAACTGAAAAGGGGATTAGTGTTATCGTCTTAGACCACCATGCAATAAAAAGCGATGTCCCATATGAAAAATATGTAACGCTCGTATCCTCACAGATTGGTTATGACAACAAAGCATTGTCTGGCGCGGGTGTTGTATGGAAGTTTTGTAAATATGTAGATGAACAATATTTAACCGATTATGCAGATTCTTTGATTGACTTGGCTGCGTGTGGAATTATCGCAGACATGATGGATATGACTGTCATGGAAAATAGGCATATAGTCTCAAAAGGACTCGAAGCCATACAGAATCCTGCAATTAAGAAAATCGTTGGTAGTTTTGAATTTAACAGCACGGCAGTTTCATTCAGTATAGCTCCTTTAATAAATGCAGCAAATAGAATGGGGCAGAATGAATCAGCTATGAACGCTTTTTTGGCTGACGATAACAAAGAAGTTTTAAAGTACGTTAAAGAACTAAAAAAATGTAAAGAACAACAGAATGAAGAAGTGAAGTTATTATTGCCCGATTTGCTAGAACAATGTGAAACACAGATTGACAAAAAGACGATTGTCGCATTAATTAATACTCCTCATGGAATCAGTGGATTAATCGCGAACAAATTACTTGAAAAATATCAGCGCCCAATATTAGTAATTAAAGATTGTGATAGTGTGTTTGCTGGATCTATGAGAGCCATAGGGGTTGATGACTTTAGAAAGATATGTAATGAAAGTGGTTTAGCAAAAGCAGATGGTCATGAATTGGCAAGCGGTATAGAAATTGAGAAAGTCAATTATAATAAATTTATTGATTACATAGAAACAAATCTCCCAGAATTGAAAACTGACTTTTCACTAGATGTCGATATTAGAATAAATATTGATGACTTGACTAGGAAGTTGGTAGACAAAATTAAAACTATTGACAGAGTGTCAGGGGAGGGATTCAAACCAGTCAAAGTATTTATAGATGGCATTGACGAGTATGAGATTGGACAGATGAGCGACTATAAGCATTTAGTGATTAAGCCAAACAATTACACAAATATTATTAAGTGGAATTTTACAGGTTCATTTGATGATATGGAAGAGTCGAGTATGATGAACGATGAATTGGAAATAGTTTGTAATCTCGATTCTGGTTTCTTTGGTCGAAACTTTGTACTGAAGGCGGTATGCGATGAGATAAAGGTGGTGAGTTAAATATTTACACATTTACATGTTCATACACTGTATAGTTTATTAGACGCAAATATAAAAATAGACGAATTGTTTGATCGTATTCTTGAACTTGGGCAGAAATCAATTGCAATAACAGATCATGGAAATATGTATGGTGCTGTTGAGTTTTATAAAAAAGCTAAAGAAAAAGGTGTTAAACCTATAATTGGCTGCGAATGTTATATCTGCTCAGATGTTACCGTTATGAGCAGAGAGAACACTATGTATCATTTGATACTGCTAGCAAAAAATGAAATTGGACGGCAGAACCTACAGAGGTTGATTAAAGAATCTACCAAGTATAAGTTCAATAAGCGACCACGAATTGATTTTAGCATGTTGGAAAAATTTCATGATGGGTTGATATGTCTGAGTGCTTGTATGGCAGGAGAAGTGTCGAGAGCACTTTCATCTGGGAAACTTGAAGTGGCAATGAATATTGCAAGAAAGTACAAAGATTTGTTTGGCGAAGATTATTATATAGAATACCAGGCACACGAAGAATCTGAACAGCAAGAGCTTAATGTAAAATTGGTTAGGCTGGCTAATATGCTTGATATAAAATACGTTGTAACATGTGACTCTCACTATTTGACTGTAGAAGATCAGAAATATCACAGCATATTTGTAAAAATTGGGCAAACAAGAGAAGTTGGAGAAATGTACAATGATTGTTATATACAGTCAGAAGACGATGTTAAAGAAAAATGCCAGAGCACAATTGAATATAACTTAATTGCAATAGCAAACACACAGGAAATCACAGATAAGTGTAATGTAGATTATCCACTTTCTGCTCCAATTATACCACATACAGACATTCCAAAGCCTTATAAATCTGAAAAACAATATTTACAAAACTTGTGCAACACTGGTTTTAAGAATAAAGGATTCTTTGATTGGAACCTAGAACAGTGGAAACAATATATGGCTCAGATTATATACGATGAAAACGGCAATGAAACGAAAAGAGAATTTATACATTTTAATACCGTTGAAGAGATCGTTAAGATTTATAAAGATAGAGCCAGATATGAAATAAATGCTGTGTTAAAAATGGGGTTTGAGGGATATTACTTATTGGTTCACAGCTATATTTCGTCTGCGGAGAGAAGGGGGATAGCAAGGGGAAGTTCTGGTGGGTCATTATTGGCATATTTAAGCGGAATAGTAGATATTGATCCTATTAAATATGGGTTATATTTTGAAAGATTTATTGACGTTGGCGCATTAGATTTACTTGAATCAAATCAAATTACAAAAAAAGAATTAAAAATACCTGATGTAGATGCGGACTTTTCCCCTAAAGATAGAGATAAGGTAATGAATCACATTATAGACACTTATGGGTGGGAGAACGTTGTATGCCTTGGTTTATTCCAGTATATTTGGGCGAAGGGAGCAATTAAAGATATTGGCAAGGTTCTTGGTATTCCGTTTGAAATAACTAACGAAATGACAAAGTTGCTTGATAATGAAACAATTGACGAAGCATTGGAAAATGGAGTGCTTGATTCATATAAAGATGACTATCCAGAACTATTCGAATATGCCTCTAAATTGTCTGGACTGCCAAAGTCGTTTGGAATGCATCCTTGTGGAAAGGTAATTTGTATGAAAAATGCTGATTACTATAGTGCACTTGAGTATGTTCCAGATAAGGATGTTTGGGTTTTACAAGGTGATATGCACACAGCAGATGACTTAGGACTTGTAAAAATAGATCTTCTTGGTTTGCGTACATTGGACGTAATATATGATGTGCTTGAAATGATTGGCAAAGATTATGAATTTATAGCTCCACATAAAATAAATCTTTGTGACAAAGAAGTTTGGAATGAGTTTAGAAATGGAAATTCACTTTTGATTTTTCAGTTTGAGTCACAAGGAATGCGACGAATGCTTTCTGATATGAAGTGTAATAGTATTGATAACTTGTCGGCAGCTAACGCATTATATAGACCTGGAGCAAAGGCATACATACCAAACTATATAGCAAGAAAAAATGGTTTAGAGCCAATCGTATATTTGCACGACGACTTGATACCAATATTGGAAAATACATATGGAATTATAGTCTATCAGGAGCAGTTGATTGAAATTGGTAAACTTGCTGGATTGAGGAACCCAGATGAACTCAGGCAAGCTACTGCAAAGAAAAAGCCAAAGTTAATGGCAAAAATTGAGCCAGAGTTGAAGCGCGGATTAATGAATCGAGGTTGGACTAAAGAACAAGTGGATACTTTGTGGGACGATATATTAGAGTTTGCAAAATACTCGTTCAATAAATCTCACTCAGCCGCTTATGCACTGACGGCATACATAACAATGTATTTAAAAGTTCATTATCCTACAGAATTTATTACAGCATATGTAAACTCATATGAAGGGGATACAAATAAGACTGCCGAAGTGTTAGACGAAGCAAAAAGAATCGGTGCTGTTTTTAAATTTGATAACTGGAAACTTATAAAAGGTAAAACAACGTGTGAAAATGGGATCGTTTATCTGGGGATTAATACACTAAAGGGGTTTGGCGAAAATGTGTCAAATGGATTACATGAGATTGGAACGCAATCATGTGGAACCTTTGTGGATCTTATTAAATTATTTAACACGTGTTCAGATGTTGATAAATCACAGTTTGAAGCCATGATAAAACTTGATTTCTTTTCAGAGTATGGCAGAGCAGGTAAGTTGTTAAAAATTTATACATTGTATAATGATATCTATAATGCAAAAGTTTTTAATAAAGATAAACTTCCTATAGATGAAAATATAATTAAAAAGTATGCGAGAGAAACTAAAAAACAATTTAGAGATATAGACAATGTTGGACTGTTTAATGAGTTGTGTGGTGTAATTGAAGACAAGGGATTATCGTTAAAGGCGCAAATTAAGAATAAGTTTGAATATCAGGGTATCGTAGATTATGTTGATAGTAGACTCACTGATTTTGCATATGTACTAAAAACCAATACCAAATACTCACCTAAAGTAAAGTTGTATTATCTTGGAAGTGGCGAAACTGAGGTGTGTAAGATTTCGAAAAAGATTTTTACCAACAATCCAGTAGACATTGGGGATGTAATCCAAATGATAGACATAAAGAAAAAGTTCAAGTACGAAAAAGTTGGTGAAGAATTTATTCAGAACACAAGTGCATATGACACTTGGATTGAACAATACATAATAAAGTAGGTGAAAACATTAAATATTATTATACAGAAAAACAATTAAAGGAACTTGTTTCACACCTCGTAATACTACATACATCAAACGAGCAAAAGAATCAACACATTCTGGATTACTTTGACAAGAAGAATATTAAACATAAATCAAGAGCACTAAAAACCGGAGACTATTCCTTCATGATTGAAGCATGTCCAGAGCTGGGATTTACCAAGGACACATACTTCACAGATGAACTGTGCATCGAGAGAAAGAATTCTGTTGATGAACTGGCAGGAAATATCAAGGAGCATGATGAAAGATTCTTCAAAGAGCTAAACCGTATGATCAATATTAATAACTGTTACGTTCTGATTGAAGATAATCGTATAGACGATATCATTGAACACAACTATCGGTCAGAATATAATGAATCAGCGTTTATAAGAAGGCTGATCGGAGTACAAAAGGTATCTAACTTCTATCTCAACTTTGTCAAGAAAGAGAATATGGGATACATGATATATGAGATCTGCTACAGCGCTCTAATGAATCAAATATTGAAATAATGGTAAAAATGTATGTGCAATATGCACTAATATACGGTTGATATACACATATAAACAACGATAATTTGTGTATATTGCACAACTAAATCACCGAAAAACACTGGTTTTACAGAGAATAAAAATTGGAGGCAAGCATGAAAGATATCTTTGAAGAAATTATTGAATGGTTAAAGTACGAACAATATCAACATGAAATTTTTGCTAGACTAAATGATAAATATACACCAATACATGAGAGTCGAATAGGCGGACTAGGCGATGCAATAGATATTATACGGAAAACTACTGATGAACTATGGGTATCTGCTGATGAGGAACCTGATACAAATGGAGAGTATATTATTCGTTGTAGAAGATGCCACGATGATAAAGAAGTTGTTTCATCTGCAAAATATTGTTTTGGAGAGTGGAAGATAAGTAATGCCTTTGATTTAATATGTTGGACTACATATTCAAGGTTATTTAATCGTGATGAATGCGAATTAGAAGAAAGTGAGGATTAAATATGGAACTAGACTTATACAAATTTTTCAGAGTAGTAATGTATCCTCCTATGAACCTACAGAGTGGGATGGAGAAAAACATTATTTAGTATGGTTATATTTCTGGGGAATAGCTGATTTCGTAAAGTTAATGGAAGGATTTGGGGTAGATTTTTCAGAAGGTGGATACGATGTGAATCTTCAGAGGGATGGTGTTTGTGTAGATTTGAATGATTTGTATTTATACGATATTGATTTAGATAAAGTATTTGATATGGAGGAGGATTGATGAAAAATCAATTAATTTCAGAATGGCTTTTAAAAGCAAAGATAAAGGAATTAGAAGAAAATAATAAAACCACAGGGAGAGATGAGTTTTATTATGTAATGTGCAAAAGAGAACTTGAAATCATCAAGAGATTAAATATTCAGATTGATATGTTTGGTGAAGATGATGAATTCTATAATAGACTATCTGACGAGACACTTGACGTGTATTTCACGCCTACACCAAAAAGATATGAAATAGAGAAGAGTCAAGAATTATATAGGTACTTAGAAGGGTTCGTGCATGAAATGGACGCTATAAAGCGGTCAGAGTAGAATAAATAGAACTTCAATTTGACAGGGAACTAGGAGGTGAACATCATAAAGAATATTTTAGAAATGAATGTAGATGAAATAAAGGAATTAGTAAACACTTATAATAAAACAGGAGAATGGACTGGAGAAGGTGGGATAGGAGATATGTTTGATAGGCTGGCTGAATTATGGAATGAATTGGGAGAAGAATAAATGCACTCAGTTGGAGATATAGTAGAATTTAGAAATAAGCCATACATAGTTATAAATGAAGATTTTGAATGTGGTGGTATATGTATTAGGAATTGTAAGACTGAAGAAATACAAGCCAGTTATTCTGATAGTAAAATATGTTGGAGAAGAAGTAATTACGGATTATGATCAAGAATCATTGAGTGAAATAAGAAGAGGAATGTAGGGAGAAACAAGATGACATATCAAGAATATATCAATAAAAAGAATGAGTTAGAAAGTTGCATCAGAAAACTTGAGGGCGAATGGAATCTTAATAAAAAAGATGACTATGCAAATAATGTTGGAAAATATTACAAATCTTCTAATGGACTGGAATTTGGGCGTATAACATCAATGGGAGGCAATCGTCCGGAGTATCTGTGCAAAGAAATTTCTAAAGAAACCAGCGGAGGATTTTATTATTCCACAATGGAAGAGTATGACGTCACTTATTTTTTACGAAATATGTCGTGGATCACTGAGGGGGAATTTAATCACATTCTAAACATGACCATTGACAATGTTAAATGTGAATTTGTGGGAGGCTGCTAATGGAACTACTTCACAAAATTGAAAAATATGCTAGAGAATTGGGTTATGATTTTCTAATCAGGGTTGATGACGAAGAAGGGGATTGGTTTGTACATTTTTGCAAATACGAACCAATTGAATACAAATACGAAGGACATACAAAAACTAAGACGCTTACCGACGATTTCGCATGTGTATATACTAATGTCTTAGAAGACACATTAAAATGGCTGATTGACCGGATTGAAAACGAGTTAATTAAGGAGAGTTAACGATATGAGAGGATTAGAAGTTGTAGCATGTCTATCATTAATGATGATAATCGGAGCCAGTGATATGCTTTTATTTAAAACAAGAGTTTTGTCTACATGGATAAATTCTAAATCTGAAATGAAGAGATATTTATCAAAGAATGACTATTATATTTGGAGTTGTAGTAATAAGGAGGGTTCACATGGCAGTAAGTAGAAACGCTTTATATAATATGGATCAGGCTTCGCAGGAATTAATGATTCAAGAAAATATTCTTAAATGTCTAATTGACATTCAGACAACTTTGCAGCTTTTAGTCGATAAAGAAGTCGTCACAAGAGAAGAAGTTGCCGAAATGCGAAGTAAGGTAACCAATCAATCGAGATATAAGGGAACCATCGAGAGTATTCAGCAAATGAAAGATGGGGTTGAGTATTATAAAAATAACCCAGAAGCACATCTTAGAGACGTGCTTAAAGCAAAAATGGAAGGGAAAGTAAAATAGAGAGGGCTTAAATGGGAAATGTTGAGCGTCATATTGTTAAAAGTTTAGATGACTTATTAAACTGTAAATACCCAAACTGCGAAGAATGTAGTGTATTAAGACAGGACGAGGGTGACGATGAGCCGTGGTGTGGATATGATTCAGTGATTAGATGCGCAATTACATATATAGAATCAGAAGAATCAAGTAAGTCAAAGTAGAGTTTGATAGCGATTGAGAGGGACTAAAATGAAAGCAATTAAATTCATGAAATATATGATACATTATTTCTTTGGTAGGCATTCATGGGTGTTTATAGCTAAAACGTATCGTGGTAATGAAAAGACCGGGCATGTAGAGGATCAATACATATTTGAGTGCGACAAATGTCACAAGAAGAAAATTACAAAGGTAGTGAGGTGACGCGCATTGTCAAAAAGAAAAGAAACATTAGAACTTGAAAGCGCTCTCGCACTGGAAACCAAAACAAAAAGGATATATGGATGTGAAGAAATTACAATTGGATTCTACAACAATGGACACGGAAATGAAATTGTAGACTTTATGACTATGGATTCCAAGGGAACGATAAAATGTTACGAATTGAAAGTCACTCTTCAGGATCTTAAATCTGATGCAAAGAAATCTTGGTATGGTCATTATAATTATCTTGTAGTTAGCGAAGAATTATATGACGGTGTTGATACTTCAGATTGGAATTTATACATACCAGGGCACATTGGGATTATAGTGGGCTATCCAAGAAAAGATGAAACAAGATGGCTTGAAAGTAAAAGAAAAGCGAAGAAGTGTGAAGTGTCTGATGATACAGGAGTAATGCTGAAGGAAAGTATGATTCGCAGCGTGTTCTATAAAATGGAGAAATATAAAGACACTCAGAGTATTGAAAAGTACAAGAGATTGAATTCTGAAATTCGTAAGTTATCGCAGGAGAGAGATAAGTATTATGAAAAATCAGTAAAAGCAGAGAATCTAATTTATAAATTTGAGAAATACAAGTCTCATAATGATGGAACCGATGTAAAACTACAAGAATTAGCTGATGCGGAGTATCAGAAATACAAAATGTTGAGAAATAGTATTTTAACATACAACATATAGTTGTTGTATAAAACAAAACCACAAGATATAGAATAAAATTCACAGTGAAATCAGTCTTTGACTGGGAAGGGAAATTTGAATAATAATATGGTAAAAGTCCATGAGAAACAATGGGAAATAACTAATCCTAATAGCTTTCAAGAAAGGGATATTGAGTATTCTTGCTTTGAAAAATACATAGAAGATTTAAAGAATCCAACATCTGTGATGGAATGTGCTTACTCTTCCAAGATGTACAACGATTTATAATGTAACACAAAGGGATAATTTTATCGCATTCCAATTCACGCACCGACTGCTTAATGCCATAATAAGACACGCGGCCGAAGTGACGAAATAAAAATTACATAAATAAAGGAGTAACTATATAACTTGAGACTAACTAACGAATTTAAAAGAACTATCAATAAACTACAGGACGACAAGCATCTATTTATCAGGGTTGACGGGACAGACTACATTATAGACACAATCGAAAAAGACATGGGCTCGTTAGAGCGATCATCTGACTGGTGCTACGTTGCAATACCACACAGAGCCGATGGAATGGGCATTAAAAAATAGTTTTAATAGATTGAAATAAAATGGTTGACATTACGGAATGAGCGGTATATAATCTTAATAGATGGAAATAAAATTGAGCAAAGGAGAGCAATGGATAAAGTAGATAGAATCAAAGAACTTGTTAATAAGCTGCAAAAAGCGACAGTTGCGTATTACAAATATGATAACCCTATTATGAGTGACAAGGAATACGATGACCTATATGACGAATTGGAACTGCTTGAAAAATACACCAGAATCATTATGAACAATTCACCAACTCAGAATGTGCAAGGATACATATTAGACGAACTACAAAAGGTAAAACATAGCAAACCAATGTTAAGTTCAGCGAAGACAAAGGATATTAATGAGATTAAGAAGTTTATTGGTAAACAGAGAGTTGTAATGAGTTGGAAAGAAGATGGTCTTACAATTGTGCTGCGTTACAAAAACGGTGCATTCGATAAAGCTATTACCAGAGGAAGCCAGGGACTTATCGGAGAAGACGTTACACACACTATGAAAATGTGTAGTGATATACCAATGAAACTTCCATATTGCACAGACATTGAGGTAAGAGGGGAGTGTGTAATCTCGTGGGAAGATTTCAATAGAATCAATGAAATACTGGAAGAACCGTATAAACACCCAAGAAATTTGGCGGCAGGAACCGTTAGACAGCTAGATTCAAGTATAGCGAAGGAAAGAAATATTAAATTCAAAGCATTTGAGTTAGTTCAAGACGATTGGTTGCACAGTGACCTTGAATATAATCAAACATGCAATATAGACGAATCATTTAAATATCTCAAAGAATGCGGATTCGATGTTGTAGAGCATTCAATGGTTACAGCGGATAATGTAGATGAAGAAATTTCAAAATACAGCCCAGAAGAATACGAGTTTCCGGTAGACGGATTAATATTCAAATATTGTGATTATTTGTATGGTAAATCACTCGGAGAAACTGCACATCATGAGCTAAATGGTATTGCCCTAAAATGGAACGATTCTCTATATGAGACTACATTGAGAGATATTGAGTGGAACACATCTCGTACCGGATTAATAAATCCTGTAGCTATATTTGATGAAGTTGATTTAGACGGTGCGGATACCACCCGCGCAACATTACATAACATCTCTTATATAGAAGATTTGCAGTTAGGCGTTGAAGATAAGATTATGGTGTATCGTGCCAATATGGTAATTCCAAAAGTACACGGTAATCTTACTCGATCTAATACATTTACGACTCCAGATAAGTGTCCTTGCTGCGGAGAGCCTACAGAAATACATAAATATAACGATAGTAAAACGCTACATTGTACGAATCCATACTGTAAAGCAAAATTAATTGCCAGACTGACTCACTTCGTATCAAGAGACGCAATGAGTATCGATGGATTATCTGAAGCCACATTGGAGAAAATTATGTCCATTGTAGACATTAAGAATTTCTACGATATTTACACTTTGAAAGATCATTACGATGGAATAGTCACCTTAGAAGGACTTGGAGAGAAATCAGTCAAAAAACTATTAGCCGAGATCGAGCTTAGCAAAGACACTGAATTGAATAGGTTTTTATATGCTCTGTCAATTCCTGTGGTTGGGAAGACGGCGTGTAAGACGATTTCAAAGTATTTCAATGGTGATTTCGATAAAATGTATAGCGAGTGGATTGGCGATTTCGATTGGACACAATTAAATGATTTCGGAAATACAATGCATGATAATATGACAAACTTCATCAGGCACAATTGCCTGTGGGTTAAAGAACTCGCAGACATAATGAACTTCAAAACTGAAACAAAGACAGGTGTTGGCGCACCATTATTAAACAAGACCTACGTAATCACAGGCAGTTTATATAAAATTTCCAGAAAAGAATTAACAGAAAAATTAGAATCTCTTGGTGCAAAAGTCACCGGGAGCGTGAGTAAGGTTACTACAGTTCTCATCAATAATGATACGGAATCTAATAGTTCTAAGAACAAGAAAGCTAAAGAACTCGGCGTCCCAATTATGAGTGAAGATGAGTTCTTAGATAGCATCGAAAAATATTTATAGGAGGGAAAATATTGAGAGATTATGTAGTTAAAATTTCAAATGTTCAAGATGTAAAAAGACTGGTTAGCGCCTTGGAATGTGACATTGATTCAGACATCGACATTGTAGTAGAACGACATATTTGTGACGCTAAAAGTCTATTGGGATTCCTTTCATATGACTTGAATAAACCAATTGTATTAGAGATTCATTCAGATGATAAAGACGAAATTTCAAGATTTGTTAATATCATCAAAGATTATATTTTTAATTAAAGGAGGAGCTTTTGAAAATTTATAACACTAATGTGTATGGACTAGAAAATGCAATAAGGGTTAGCAAATATCCCATGGCAGTAAACGCAGAAAATTGTGCATCTGGAATTACAAATACAACCAAAAGTTTAGCATCGTGCAATATTGGTGGAGGGCATGATAACTTCTTAAAGGGGATTATTGTTCAGTTTGATATGAAGTTTTCAAACAAAATGTCAGTGGAATTAGAACGATATCACTTTATCGATTTCATTTCAAGTCAGTCAACGATGCATCGAATTACAAGCTTTGCTCTTAAAGACCAGTGTAATGAATACGTAAATGAGAGAATTATTGATATCGTACAGGAAATGATTGATGTCTATAAAGGATTAGAAGACAAGGGAACTAAATTTGCCAAAGACTTATATTTAAGAATCTTATATAACGTGCCATCTGGATTTGAGCTGACTGCCGGATTCACTACAAACTATCAGCAATTAAAAACAATCCATGCCCAGAGGAAGAGTCATAGGCTCCCTGAGTGGCGGGAGTTTTGCGAGTGGGTCGAGGATTTGCCGAAATTTAGAGAACTGGTACTGAAGGGAGAATAAAAGATGAAGTGTGAAGATTGTAAAAGTTGTAAGTTAGGATACTTTAAATCTAATCCAGATAAGTATGTTTGTACTGGAGTAAAAGAACCGTTTGTGATCGAAAATATTGATAAAGAATGCACAGAATATCCAGATAGACCTCAATATAACTTAGATTTAAAACTAAAAACTGAACAAGTGGATCACCCAAAACATTATGGTGGGAAGAATAATCCATATGAAGCAATCAAAGTAATCAGAGCGTGGGATTTGGGATTTGACTTGGGAAACGTCGTTAAATACATAAGCAGAATGGGTAAAAAGGATTTAAAAGGAGATGTTATCGAATCTTCAATCGAGGATTTAAAAAAGGCTAGATTTTATTTAGATGATGAAATCAAATACATGGAAGCACAGTTGGAAGCAATTAAGTATCAAGAATAGGAGAATTATGGTCTTTGATGAAAGAATGTTAGTCAAATACATCGGTAAATCAAATCCGATGGGGTTTATTCAGGATACCATCTCGCAGCACTCTACGATACAACGCATAACCATGAAGTAAATTTATTTATAATCCACGGGAGCATGAAGAGTGTGGCTCATAACTGGGATATTTAAAGGAGGAGTGTAGTTGAAAGATGTGTGGTTATGTGGAGCGTCAGAGTGCCTCAATTTCGAGGAAAGTAATGAGTGGCGCAGTAATTGCCAAGAATGGTTTAAAACTTGTTCTAAGCATTTTAGATCTATTAATCCAAACGATTATTATAATTACAGCGAGTGTCTTCATAAGTCTGATCTTGAAATCCTTATGTTCTGTTTACGGAAAGTTAGGAAATCAAAAGTAGTCCTTGTGAACTTAAACAATATTAGGTTATCAGTTGGCAGCATTGTTGAAATGGCGTGGGCTTATCTGTGGAGAAAACCAATTATCGGATTCCTGGAGCAAAATGATGTGGGAGAAGATGAAGTGGATAAATTAAAGAAAATCATTCACCCATGGGTCTACTGCTTCTGTGACAGAATTGAATTAGGTGAGGATTCAATGGAAGAAGCAATGCTATACATAGATAAATATTATGGAAGATAAAGGGGAATAAAAAATGAAATTTAGAAAGAAACCAGGAGTAATCGAAGCATTTCAGTATGATGGGGATTTTATTAATGGGCGAGGAAATTATTATATTCCAGAATGGGCTATAAATGCACACAAAAGGGGGATCTTGTCTTTTGCAGAAGATCATCAGTCGGGACTTCCGTATGAACTATTTGTAAAGACGCTCGAAGGAGTGATGAAAGCAAATGTAGGAGATTACGTAATTCAAGATGTAAATGGAGAATTATATCCATGTAAACCAGACGTTTTTGATAAAACATATGAATTAGCTGAATAAATTCACGGTAAAACTGCACTTTGATAGAGAGAGGAAGATGAGATAAATTATATGACAGAAAAGCAAAGAATTATTTTGGAAAAATACTTGACAAAAGATAGAATTGATAAATTAAATCAAATGAGTTTTAAAACATCGTCTAGTTTAATTGATATGATTCTTCATTTTAAAAGTTACCATACGGTTTGCGGTGAAATGTGTAATATTCCTTTTTTAATTAGAACTCCAACTGAAGAAGAAGTATTCGTCATTGAGGAGATGGTAAATAAAAACAGGTCATTGTACGGATTGGCAACAGACGAATATGCCTCGTTATTTAAGGTGAAATATATCCCTAGATGCAAAGAGTTATTTGTTGTAAAACAGACATGGTTTAAGGGTATGAGTAATTCTCCAACATGTAATTATGCAAATCTACATAAGGACGGTAGTAAGGTCGAGGGGATTTATAACATGTTATTTGATGCAGAAATATACTCAATTGTTGGATTAACGAAATCATATGCAGATGAATTACAAAAGACCATAAAATAATACTTCTACCTACTTAAAGAAAGGAAAGAGTCATGTCAATAGAAAATAAATATAGAGAATACGAATTAAAAAGAGATACTAATTTTCCTACAGCAATACATACAAGAATTAATGACAGATATAGAATATCGAGCATTTACAAAAGAGCGTCTACAAATCAAATAATGTATTTCTGGGAGACGTTTATATGGGACGGAGAACAAGTATGGGAAAGTGAATCTCAGTATAATGCGGATAAAGTATTAGAGTATCATTACACCAAGTATTTTGAACTTGGAGGATTGTAAAAGCACATCAATCGACGACTTGATGGAGAAGTATATAAAACAATAGGGGGTAAGCATAATTAGAACAATAATTATTGGAGATATACACGGCTGCTACTTTACATTATTAAATCTAATAGAAAAAATTAATTATGATAAACAAAATGATAAATTAATATTTCTTGGTGATTACATAGACCGTGGTAATAACAGTTATGAAGTTGTGGATTATTTAATTAAACTGCAAAGAGACGTAGGCAAAGATAATTGTATATGCTTGTTGGGCAATCATGAATACATGGCTTACACAGATGAGCTGTTGTGGAAAAGTAATGGCGGCAATAAAACAATTAAAAGCTACTATAAAAACAATACTCATAAAAATGCGCATCATTACTGGTTTAAGCAATTGCCATTATTACATGAGACAGATGAATTTATTTGTTGTCATGCAGGACTGCCCAATCCAATCACCAAAGACAATAATTTAGAGGATATATTATGGGATCGTTATTGGATAAAAACTAACACAGAACCAAACGAAAAAACTGTAATTTTCGGGCATACTCCTTCAACAAATTTAGCGTACAAAACTATTAATGGAAACATTTGTATTGATACCGCCTGTGTATTTGGATATCAACTGTGCGCCATGGTGATAGGGGATCAGGTTGAATTCGTTTATGAAAACAAAAACGTCAAAGATTAGGTAATCAAATTATAGATTGACCGGGAATTAGAAAGGAGAAATATGTGAAAACTAATATATTTGTACCACAAAAAATAAACGTTGGGTACCAGAAAAGAAGTGACACATACACTGGAAATCTGGCGTACATAATCTATTACGATGAACAAGGCATATTAAGGAAAGAAACTTCGTGGGAGAATTGGAGAGATAAAAATATTCCCAACGAGGTATTTGATAATGTGCCAATTGAAGGATTTGTATTGAATAAAAAAGTTGGAGATTATTCTGGATCATGGGGAGATCACAGGCAAGCGTATTGTAGGGTGTATGATCCTAGAAATTTTGAATTTGAAATTACAATTAATAATCTGTTATATATTCTTGAAAACACAAGTGCAATCAAAGGTAAAGGATTAGAGGGGGAATTTGTATATGGTTGGGACGGAAAAGATTTGTTGCTCATGCCAGCTGGATCTCCAGATTATAAAACAATTAGTGAATTCAACAAAATCATACACGATGGTAATCAAATAAAAGCAAAGGATTTGATTGTCGGCGCCACCTATTTGACAAAAGATAATACCGAACTTATTTATGTTGGAAAGTTTGATTACTATTCTTCTGGATATAAGTGGTTGCAAAATGGAGAATATAAGACCAGTAAAAACAGCAAAGACATTCTAAGAAATTATGGTTCTTATAACTACTGTGATTACGAGTGCGTAAATAATTTTGGTTATGGTAAGTATTTCTGGTTCGCACGTAAATGTGAGGACGGCTGGAAATTTGAGAAGCTTAAAAGTATTCCTAAAACAAAATTCATAAGATGTGTTAACGAAAAATGTACAGATGAGTATTCGGAAATACACAAGGCACTAGATAATAGCTGTGAATATTCTCCATATGAAGAAAACTTGGATAAAATGGTAGATGCTTCGCTAGAGTTGTTTATTTCAAGAGGAAAAGAAAAGCATTGGCGCGATGACTCATTCTATTATACGAGTATTAAGTTCGTAAGCAAAAGAGATGGTGATTATAAAACATATGCTGCGTGTCCGAGAAGCAGTGACGAAAACCTATTTACAGTGAAGAAATACCATAAGCGAGATATGAATAGGGGATCATATGGTTTTTTGGTTGGATTTGAAGATGAGTTTGGTAACCTAGCTACACTAGAAGAAATATACGAGAAAATGAAACCAATGTATAGGCAATGTTATTTAAAAAATGGAAATGAATATAGAAAGGAATGGAGTTTATGAGTAAAAATGATGATAGAATTTTAGAATTAAAGAAACAAATTGAAGATAAGAAAACTTATCTGACGAACCAGAGGAAAAAATTCTCTCCAGAAACAAACTGTATGTTGGAGCTAGATGAAATTAAATATAACATCAATGTTATACCTGAAGACATTTTAACCACACTTATTATTAAGTTAAATATGTATGTTATATCAGCGGATAATCTGGGAATGCCACACCCAATAATTAATGGATATTCCGTAGACTTGTGGATCTTAGATATAAAAAACAAATTATTTACTCTTGGAATTAAGAAAGAAGAAAACGACTTAAAATCAATGGAGGCAAGTTTAACAAAGATGTTGTCCGAAGACAAGAAGATAGAACTTGAACTCGATAAAATTGCTGCTACATTTATGAAATAAGAAAGGTGAAAACAATGAAAAATAATCGCAAGTTTCGTACATATGATTATCTTTCACTAATGATGGTTACTTATGGTTTATTTGAACTGTCTAAAATTGGCGTAGAAGCATTGTTATGTGGTGGTTTTATCGTATTTGCATCACTTTCGCTCGGAACCATATTTAGTGTAGATAAAAATAAAGAGGAGGGAATGGATTGATAAAAGTAATTAAAAGAGATGGCACAGAAGTTGATTTTGACAAAACCAAAATTAAAAAAGCAATTTTAAAAGCATTTATTGATGTAGATGGCGAAGAAAGTTCTTATGCAAATGAAAAGGCAAGAGACATTGCTAATTACACAAAATCTCTAAACAAGGAGATGTCGGTAGAGAAAATACAGGATATTGTTGAAGATAAACTCATGTCGAGCAATCGCAAAGATGTAGCTAGGGCGTATATTCAGTATCGACTTAAAAGAAGTCTCATAAGAGAAAGCAATACAACAGATAAGAACATTTTAGAACTATTAGAAGGAAATAGTGAATACTGGAATACAGAGAATTCTAATAAAAATGCTAGATTAAATACGACAATCAGGGATTATACGGCTGGTGTGGTAAGCAAAGACTTAACAGAAAGAATTTTGCTTCCCAAGGATATTGTGGAAGCTCATAATGCTGGTATTATTCACTTCCACGATGAAGACTACTTTATGCAACGGATGCATAATTGCTGTTTAGTAAATCTTGAGGATATGCTACAGAATGGAACCGTAATTTCAGAGACGTTGGTCGAGAAACCGCACAGTTTTTCAACAGCGTGTAATATTGCAACTCAAATCATCGCACAAGTAGCAAGCTCTCAATATGGAGGACAGAGCATTTCCCTAGCTCATTTGGCACCCTTTGTGGATATTAGTAGAAGATCCATTAAGAATAAGGTGATTATGGAACGTACAGCTACTGGGGATGACTTGGACGAAGAAAAGATTAACTTGACGGTTAGAATGAGACTTGCTGATGAAATTAAAAAGGGCATTCAGACTATACAGTATCAAATTGTAACGCTTATGACGACGAATGGTCAAGCCCCATTTTTAACACTCTTTATGTATCTGGGCGAGTCAAAGAATGAACAAGAAAAATCTGACTTAGCTTTATTGATAGAAGAAACACTCGTACAAAGCTACCAAGGCGTAAAAAATGAGGAGGGATCATGGATCACACCTGCTTTTCCAAAGGTCATATATGTTCTGGAAGAAGATAATGTTCGTAAAGATAGTAAATATTGGTATCTTACAGAATTAGCAGCTAAGTGTTCTGTGAAACGACTTACTCCTGATTACATATCAGAAAAGAAAATGAAAGAGTTAAAAGATGGGAATTGCTATCCTGTAATGGGATGTAGATCCGCATTGACTGTCTGGAAAGATGAGAATGGAAATCCTAAGTTCTACGGTAGATTTAATCAGGGCGTAGTTACACTAAATCTTGTAGACATAGCATTATCATCAAGAGGTGATATGGTTAAATTCTGGGAACTGTTTGAGGAACGAACTGAATTGTGCCATAGGGCTTTACAGTGTAGACATGAAAGACTTGAGGGAACCCCATCTGACGTCGCTCCAATTTTGTGGCAACATGGAGCACTGGCTCGACTTAAAAAGGGAGAGGTAATTGATGAGCTGCTTCATGGCGGGTATTCAACAATTTCTCTTGGATATGCAGGGTTATATGAATGTGTAAAATATATGACTGGTAAATCTCATAGTGATGAAGGACTTGGAGAATCATTTGGTTTAACAGTAATGAAGGCCTTAAATGATAAGTGTACCGAATGGAAAGCCTCTGAAAACATTGATTATAGTCTATATGGGACACCACTGGAGTCAACAACATATAAGTTTTCAAAGTGTTTACAGGATAGATTTGGAGTAATCAAAGGAATAACAGATAGGAATTATATTACAAATTCGTACCATATTCCAGTATTTGAAGAAATTGATGCATTTGAGAAATTAGAAAAGGAATCCAAGTTTCAGAGGTGGAGTCCTGGCGGAGCAATTTCTTATATAGAAGCTCCAAACCTTGACGACAATATTCCGGCAGTAATAGAAGTAATTAAGTTCATCTATGAAAACAATATCTACGCAGAAATAAATACAAAAAGCGATCACTGTCAGGTGTGCGGATATGATAAAGAAATTAAGCTGATTGATGAAGATGGCAAGCTGATTTGGGAGTGTTCTAATTGTGGGAATAGAGATGTGAGAACCATGGATATAACCAGAAGGACTTGCGGTTACAAAGGTACTGCGAGGAATGGGTGGAATCAGGGCAGACTGGGGGATATTCACGACAGGGTAATGCATTTAGATGATATTGAAATAGAAGGAAGTGATTCTTGATGCGATATGCGAGTATTCGCTCTATGGATATCAGTAATGGAGAGGGAATAGGAATTTCCTTATTTGTCCAAGGTTGTCGTTTCCATTGTAAAAACTGTTTTAATGAAACCACGTGGGATTTTAATGGTGGTAAAGAATGGACAAAAGAAAAAGAAGATGAGTTCATAAAGTTGGCAGATAAACCACATATAAAACGAATTAGCATTCTTGGCGGAGAAGCGTTGGCGGATGAAAACCTCTCTGGAGTACTTTCCATTGTAAATAAAATACGTCATTCATATGGAAACACTAAAAGTATCTGGCTTTATACGGGCTACGAATGGGAATGGATAATCGACAATCAATTTGAAGATCTCGGTAATGGATACTCAAGATGGACTGATCGTGCATCAATAATATCTAAATGTGATATTCTGGTCGATGGCAGATTCATTAATGAACAAAAGGATTTATCACTTAAATGGCGAGGAAGTTCAAATCAAAGAGTGATTGACATTAGAAAATCATTTGAAACACGAAATGCTGTACTACATTGTAAGTAGTTGATTAATTAGGTTGTTATAAAAAATAAGTAAAGGAGATTAATATTTGGAGAAAATTAGAATCAAATACAGCAATCAGATACTGGAAAGAATCAAGAAAATTAGTATAGGAAATTGGATCGACCTTCGTGCGTCTGAAACAGTTGAAATGAAAGCAGGCGAATTTAGACTAATTCCACTTGGAGTCGCAATGGAATTACCAAAAGGATACGAATCACATGTAGTTCCACGCAGTAGTACTTTCAAGAACTTCGGTATAATTCAAACTAATAATTTTGGTGTTATTGATGAATCGTATTGCGGAGACTCCGATTTTTGGTTTTTTCCTGCATATGCATTACGAGATACTAAGATTGAGGTAAACGACAGGATTTGTCAGTTTCGCATTACGGAACATCAGCCAGAAATTATGTTTGAAGAAGTGGAAATTTTAGGAAATATTGATCGAGGAGGTCATGGATCAACAGGAAAACAATAGGAGAAATATATGATTAATTCAGAAATATTTAAAGATATTCCGTTGCCACAAACTACGATAACCAAAGCGATAGATTTTCTTGGAAAATACAAAGTTGGAGAATATTTATATCCTAATGTGTTAATACGAAATCTAAGAATATCAAAAGGTGACGAGTTTTGGATTACAAAAATTCTTACAGATAATAGATTGGTCGATGTGATGCATTATTATACTTGTCCAAGATGCGGAAGTACGACTAATTTCTTTTCAAAAGAATATTTGCATACAGAATATCCAGTGTGTGAAAATTGTGATGAACAAATGGATATCAATGACTACAGAATTGTGTATAGAATTAAATATTAAAGATATAAGACGGCAACAAAAGTAAACTCTGTGTCCGCGCAAACACAGTTGATATAGATACATAGATTTAAACCGGATATCGATATCCTCTAAAACAAAATTTGGAGGAAACTTATGAGAAAATTATTAACAGCAGGTACATTATCACTGTGCCTCACCCTTACCATGCCCATGGCAACATGGGCGAATAATAAAGAGGAAACTGCTACGGCAGCACAGTTTGAAGAAGCATTACCACACGTAACTGACATCACAGTAAAATATACCTTTGACGGTGTAAATATTAGACGAGAACCAAATACAAACTCGGAAATATTGGGAAAGACGTTGCTCAATGACACGGTAGAAGTTGTGCTTGATATAAATGGTTGGAGTATGATTACTACGGCAGAGGGATATGCATATATCAAATCAGAGTACCTTTCAGGCGTTGAGATTACATATTCGAAAGAAGATTTATACATCATAGCTCATCTACTTGCAGGAGAGGCACAATTTTGCTCAGATGAAGAACAGAGATATGTCGGATCTGTTGTGTTAAATCGGGTATCACACAATGAATTCCCAAATACGATTGCAGGAGTGGTGTTTGATAAAGGACAGTATTCTTGTGTATCTGACGGAATGTATTATCGCGAACCAACCGAAAGCAATTGGAGTAACGCAAAATGGATTCTTGAAAATGGAAGCATATTACCTAGACATGTAATTTATCAGTCAAAAGGTAAACAAGGTAAGGGAACTTATTTAAAAACTAAATGGCATAATTATTGTTATTAAATCCGAAAATTGAAGGTAGGACAGTTATATAAAGGGAGTGGTTATTATAGGTATAAATGAGAATGACATAAATGACAAGGCATTATTGAATATAAGCGAGTTTTGTGCATATTTGGGTATTGGGGAGACTAAGGCAAGAGAGTTACTTAAGGCACCTAGAAATGGATTTTCGATGCAGATAGGATCTAAATGGTATGCTCATAAAGTTAGACTGGATCAATGGCTTTTAAAACAGTGTGACAAGTATTAGTCATTGTAAAAGAGACCGTTTAGTAATATAATATTTCTTATATTGCTGAATTGGTCTTTTCTTAATTGAAAGGAGATCTGTAATAATGGGAAAAGACCTAAAAGGAAAAGAAATTGGGAACGGATTAAGACAAAAGCCCGATGGTATGTATTCTGGAAGATACTATGATAGATTTGGCAAAAGACATGAATTGTACAATCGCAATCTAACAGAATTAAAGAAACAGTTAAAAACTGCAAAGTTTGATGATGAACATGGCACCACCGTAGCGGATAGTAATATGACGCTTTCAAAATGGTTTAATCTATGGCTTGAAATTCACAAGTATAAAGTGATTCGCAACAATACTATATCACACTATAAAATGATATTTAAAAAACATATCGACCCGGCGATGGGGAATATGAAGATAAAAAATATCACACAACTTGACGTAAAGACTTTGTTGAAAGACCTTGATGAACTAGGCGCTAGATTTGAAACGAAAAATAGAGTCAAGATTATGCTGTCAGATATGTTAGATAAAGCAATGATTGACAATTACGTTTTGAAAAATCCATGCAAAGGAATCCGTGTTATCAGAGATGAGAAAAAAGACGTTAGAGTTCTTACTAGAGAAGAACAGGTGGATTTTTTTGAATGTTGCAAAGGAACATTTTATGATAATTTATTTAATGTTGCAATATCAACCGGGTTAAGACAGGGTGAAATATGCGCCTTAACATGGGACGACATTGACTTAAAGAAAAAAGAGATTAGCATAAATAAAACGTTGCTTTATCAAAAATTAGATGGGGATTTTGGAAAAACATTCCACATTAACCCTCCTAAAACAAAAACTAGTAATAGAATTATACCGATTAATGGACTTTGTGAGATTGCTCTAAAAAAGCAATTTATACAGAGAAGCAATGTTTTATCTAAATCATCATCTAAGCCCCACAAAGGATTCGAAGATTTGATTTTTACCACAAAATTTGGAACTCCTATTTGTGATCAAATTTTAATTGATGCGATTAAAAAAATTATAGGTGAACTAAATTTGTGTAGAGATGAACTCGAACAATTTGAAATGTTTTCTCCTCACTGTTTTCGTCATACTTTTGCCACTCGTTGCTTTGAAGCCGGGGTTTCACCAAAAACAGTCCAACAGTATTTAGGTCATGCTTCATTGCAAATGACTATGGATTTATACACCCATGTACTAGACAGCCAAAAGAAAGAAGATATGCTGAAGCTGGAGAATATCTTAGTCGACGTATTTAATAACTCAGATAATATAACAGAAGAACGGTATAACGATATGCGAGATAAAGAGAAATCGATTATAGCTTTGGGAGTAAAAAGGGAGTACGCGTAAAGAAATCATATTCCATAACACGTATAACCCTTGTAAATACAGGGATTTGAGAGCATTAGAAGAGTATTATGTATTACTTATTATGTTTATCAGGTTACGCCGTTT